TCCTATTTATAGTTATTTTGCACATAAACAGGATACGTTTCATCTATCTCATAATACTTTAGGGGAAATCTATCAAATGGATCTATTCCCTTTTCAATCCTATGCTTAATAGTTTCTAAAGACTTGTATTCATTTTCATTATATTCTGTATGCGCAAATGATTCTATCTTATATATAATATTATTAATATCTGAAAAATAAGAAAAGTGCCAACCAGCGTTGGGTACTCTTGGCAAAAGTGCTTCTCTCATTTTTTGTGGACTATTTTTTTTCAACTCCGAGTATTTCAACGCAACTGGTCTAGCAGTTTGGTTGCAGTGATCTGGAACCTGCCAATTAAAATTCCAAAAATATTGCCTATTATCTAAAGCTACAGGTTTTTTTATATTTTTTAATTTCTGTATAACAGATGATTTAATAATTTCATCCACATCAGATATTAAAATTATGTCATTCTTTTTAGCAAAAGATAAACCATCCATGATGGCGTTTCGTTGAAAGTATTCTCTCTCCCAAGAAGTCATTTCATCTTTTGGAAAATCAACCTTTATTTTAATTATTTTATCCAAAAATGGATTTATCCATTCACCTATATCTTCTAAATAGAAGGGCTTGCTATTGCCAGTAAAGGTTTTAGATGCCTCTACAATTACGAATGAATCAACACAAGAGTATAATTCGTGCAAGCGGATCTTTAGCATTTGTTCTTCATTAAAATACGTAAAGCAATCAAATATTTTCATACACTAATACATTCTCATTTTTAAACATTGAATATCTTTTAATTTCAGTTTCCACTTGTGCGTTAATAGTTAGATATTTTCCAAGATCATTTGCCCAAACACCTGGATTTACCACCATTGCAAAACCGCCAGGTTTTAAAAAGCTTTTGATCTGACGGGCTACCATATCTGTGTCGTCGTTCAAAAGTTCTGGATCATAATTAAATGAAATAAATAAATCACAAATTGATTCACCAAAATATGTACCGTTTATACCAGCTTCCCAGTACTTACACTCGTCGTTAGAGAGATAATTTCCTCTTTCAGTATGCATCATAAAAGCGCCAATACCATGTTTAGGCATGTGTAAAACATCTAACAATTCTTTGCTATGGCCATAAAGAGTCGTAAATGTTCTTTGTGGAAACACATCTCTAATTATATGTGCTACGTAGTCCCAATCCACGATATGTATTATAACACAGGCTTACGGGCGTCGACTTTGAGCCAGCCCCATTCATCTCCACGCTTAACATCTAATATTTCAAAACCCATTTTTTCAAAGTCGTCTTGCAACATTCTATGCGTTAAGCCCACAAAGTGAAAGTCAAAAGGATTAAGTTGTTCCGCAAAAAAGATTTGCTGCATTCTTCTGTCTCCATCGAGAGAGTCCATAGAGATTAATTGATTACAGGCTAGAATAAAGTCTGGGACTTCTATTCTGATCATGCCACCTGGCTTAACAATTCTACACCACTCAGCTAATACTGATTGATATTCTTTCCAAGGAAAATGTTCTAGACATTCAGAGTTATAAACTATGTCAGCGTAATTATCTGGAAGATTGATTTTTCGTGCATCGCAAACTACGTCTACTGGGACAAAAGTTTTATTTACATGATCATATAATGGTGTTGGATCTATATCTATATGCATCCAGTCTGAACCTAGGTATGTTCTGGTACCAATTACGACTTTTATGCCATTACCTTGTGGTATTGTTTCTAATCTCATTTAAATTATTCTTCCTCGATAAAGATTTTGCCAACGTGGGACCTTGATAATATCTACTTCGCGCCCCAAAGCTGCTATATAAATTGTTTCTGGACTCTCATTTAACCCTTTAAGCTCAGGTTGCAACTGATACCATTCCTCCATGTAATGGGAAGTCCAATCTTCAAACCTAGTTACGTTAGGGCTATGGTAGGTTACATGCGGGCCTACAAAGTATTTATTCCATTTATTCACCCAGTTAACTACGCCTGCATTAATTCTTTCCTGTGCATCAGGATTTCTAGTGCTTGTGGCGTCGTGAGAGACTACTACTGATGGATCAGCTACTATCTTCCAGCCACCTAATCTTATTCTAGTCTGGAAATCAACTTCTTCTTGATGCCCGATCTCTGTATCAAATCCACCGATTTCTTTGTATCGTTGACGATTTAAAATCCAACAAAATCCAACACCCCATAATATTTCCATATATCTTGTACGCTGTATAGGGTAAGCTCCACCATTAGGAAAAGCCATAGCGACTTCATGATTAGATTCTAGATAACTAGCCAATTTCTCATCCCAACCACGAGTAATAGCATACGCATCGTTGTCAAGATAGCCGACATTGTTAGTCTCTGCCCACTCCAGTATTTGATTGACTGCTCCGACATATCCACTATTGTGATCTAGAAATCTTGGAATGATTCTTGAATCTTCACTAGCGTGTCTTTCAATAACTTCTCTGACACCTGGGTCAGTTGAGGCGTTGTCGACAACTAGAAAACGCCAATCAGAAGTAGAATTTTCTCTCATATTAATGAGCATCATATTTAACTTCTGAGGATTATTATAACTAGCAGTGCCCATATCTATTCTCATGGCTTCACCCACCACTGTCCGTTTTCATGGCGTACAAAACCTATTCTTACTAACATAGGATCCCATTCCCATTCATATTTATTATTAATGGCTAGGTGCATCGGGATAGAATTTCCATGCTCAGCGTCGCCTATTCCGAATGCGTTATTAGGAATAAACACACCGTTTTTCTTTAGGCAATTAAAAATAGCTAAAGCCCATTCATCTACGTTTACGACATGCTCGAGAAAATCTAGGGCGACAACACCGTCAAACTTATTGCTACCAATTGTTGGTGCAAAGCTATCAGTGAATAAAGTTTTGATATCTAGATCAGGGCGCTTGCTAAATCGGTACTGTGCAAAGTTAGCTGTTTTACTATTTTCCAAATCATGGTATGTTGTCTTAATGCCCTGCTCGGCCATTCGCAAACTAAGAGTTCCAATTCCATCACCAATGCTTAAAACATTCTTTTTTCCAGAATGAAATAAACCTAAGGAAATTCCCTCACACATACCCTTGTAATTAAATCCCTCATCCAAGTGATACGCAGATAGTTCCCATATATATGAGTCTGTAGTTCTATACCAATTCAATAAAGAATTAGGATCGTCTACATTAGTGCTGTTGTCAATAAAATCTTTAGCCACTTCATGATGGTTCGCATGGAATCCAAGACTCAATCTATCTTTTGCATCTTTTAAACTTATTCCTAGAAATCCTGAAATAAGTTCTGCCTGGTTATCTATATTCATTTTTTCACTTTCTCCCATAATAAATATGAGGACATTAATCCTTCTTCGTAGGAATCTATATACAATGACTTACACCAAGTTGTATCTTTAGGTCTTGGAGCAATACCTTTAAAGTGCTCGTGAGATACACCTTTGATTATAGGGTTAATGCATCCGTGTACATTATACTTTAAATCTCGTGCTATAGCAAATCTGCTACACTTTATCGGAATGCCTAAATGAACTATTTTTTCTTTAGCGTTCTTAAAATCTAAAGCTCTATTCCAAAGAATCTTTGCGGCATCTTGTGCAAACAGTGGAGAAAAAAATCGATCATCAACTTGGAGCTGCACTTCATCTTCTATCATTGATTCTAAAGGATTCTTGCGACCAATATCTTGGAAAGGTCTTACTCCAATTACGAAAGTTAATCTACATATTTCTGTATTTTGATGAGCTAAAACTATATGTTCAGCAGTTAGTTTTTGTTTTCCATAATGAGTTAGAGGATGCGCTATATCAGTAGTATTGTAGCATGAGTTATCTCCGCTAAAAATACCCTGAGTACTTCCTTGTATCAAGTACTTATTATTCTTCGTTACCCATGTGCATAATGTTTTAACTAAATCAACATTTACGCTTACATATTTTTGTGGATCCGATTCAACTACATCAACTCTATTCTCTCCAGCTAAATTGATAATTACATCTGGATTTATAATGTCTAAATCTTTCCGAACATCTTGATGATCAACATCTATCCCATACCATCCGGGACTAGAAGTCTTTCTTGAATAAATTACTTCAACATCTTTTGGCTCATTAATTTTCATATGCTGACCGACAACACCGCCAGCACCTAATATAAGAACTTTCATATTTCCTTCTTTAAAAATAGTATTTGGCGGAGAGGGTGGGATTTGAACCCACGGACATTTTTTCAAACGTCGACATCTTAGCAGGATGTTCCATTCAACCGAACTCTGGCACCTCTCCTAAATTTATTAGGAAACTATACCAGGTTTTTCCACATCTTCTGACATTCTAGTTCTACTCCATGCTCCGCATGAGTTGCAGTACCACTGTTGGTACGTTGCTACTTGAGTGTATCGTTGTCCACGACGCTGCAAATCATCTGATCCACATATTGGGCAACAGCTTTCTCCTGAATATACATTGAGATTTGGATGATTAGCCATCCATGGTCTCAGCTTCATGTAAACATTTCTCAATAGATCCACATCTTGTTTGGCATACTTTGTCATAGTCTTCCATGCCTTCATGTCTCCACGCATGCATCCAGCCCATGTAGCAAAGCCGCCCGTATCCACCTTGGCACCTACGCCCAAGTGCTTGCCTAAGTTATCTAGTTTATTACTATTGAACATAAAGTATCTTCTAGCAGATTTTAATGTATCAATTTGTTTTACTGGCGAGACCGGTCCTAGATTGTGGTAAACAAATCTTGCATTTGCTTTACGCATATCGAATCTATCTCCATTATGAGCAATAACGATATCAGCTTCATCTAAGAGGTCCCATAACTTCTTTGCAACATGTATATCATTTTCTGGGTCTTTAGCATAGGTGTCTGGGAAATCTACGAGAGCACAGACTTGTGTTTTATTTTCATGTTCCCATCTATATGAGACGCACAGTAAATACCATTCGCGTTCATGTTCAATAACATTTTGTTCAAAGTGACCCCAAACATAACTCAAGTTTGGTGCAGTTTCTATATCATAATAAAGTATCTTTGCCATATGTACCTGTTTCAGTCTGGCTTATGTATTTAATCGCTGTAATCATTATAACACAAATGGTGGTGCAGTGCTCTCTAAAGTCACACCACACCACCACTTTATAATAGTAATTTATTTATTAACTGTTTTTAAAATTAAAAAGAATAATTTCTGTAGTTGTTCTTCGGTAGTGCTGAAAATCATTTCTTGATTATCTCCAAACGTCAATTTTATCACATGCCCCTTGATTAATCCGCCCTCTGTTGTTATCATTGAAGTTGATGGAGTAATTTCTATATTCTTCATTGCTGGCATAAAACCAGCAAAGGTCATATCATCCATTATTTTTTCTTCTTAAGAGTTGATACATTTCTTGGAGCTTGCCCTTTAGCCCCTTTGACTGGCGTGCCTTGTGCTCTTTTTCTTTGTACTGCACTCTTTCTTTGTGCGGGCGAAAGCGCATTTGCTTTTGCTACCGGTAAACACTTAGCATATCCGCCACCCTTACCAGAGGTTCCACAGGGTTGCCACTTACCATTCTTCTTAGGTGCACCAATGTTAACCCATTTTTGATTAAACCATTTAGTTAAGCCTACACCTTTTGGGCCAGCCATATTATATCATTTCTTTTTTCTGGGAGCTGAAGTAGTTTTCCACGACCCGCCCATTGCTTTGTATTTTTTAGCCGCCCAAGCATTTGCATATGCTGAAGGATAGACATCAAACTTTGATTTTGCTTGCGACTTAGCTTGACTCCATAGCTTTGGATTCTTTGGAACATTTCTTTTCTCTGCCATTACTTTTTTCTTTTCTTTAAATTTTTTTCATAATCATCTTTATAAAACTGACCTTTGTTTTTTTTATCTTTTTCAATTTCTTTTTTAATTTTATCAGATGCTTTTTTGGCTGTCATAATTAGCTTCTATCTTGATCGTAAATCTGATATCCGCTATCTGTAGGCTTTGTTTCCTTGTCCTTCAAACCGTTTGCTGCGAGAACTCCTGACAAACATCCGGAAAGGAATAGAACTATTGGAACTAACAAGGAATCAATAAAAGCTTTGTCATTGGGACTCTGTTGGTCAATCGGCTGAGTAACGAATACTAAAGCATACATTACGCCACAAACAATGACTGTAAATGTAAATGCTAAAGTCGCACCCACAAATAAAACCATACGAGCTTTTATTTCACTATTTGTATATCTTTTCTTTTCATTCATTGAGGTACACTCCCGTATATATCTTCTGGACATGTTCCAGAAGCTGTACAAATTGGTGGTTTACAATCCGCACTCTCCCAATTAGCTGGATCTTGACATGGATATCTATACGAATCGTTACATCCGCTTAATAATCCCATGCAAAATGCACCTAACACAGCTGCTAATAGTAAAATTACTTTACGCATCAGCCAAACATCTTCTTCCAAGTAACGGGACCCACAGAGCCGTCAGCAGTTAAGCCGTTAGCAGTCTGCCATGCCTTAAGTGAGGCAACAGACTTGGGTCCGAAATCACCATCAGCTTTTGCTCCGATGACTGCCTGAACGAGCATAGCAGATGCGCCTTTTGAGCCGAGTCCAACTGGAGTTCCTGGGTATTCAAATACCATTGGGCCAGCTTCTACTGCGCCACCAGATGGCTTTAAAGCCTCTGCTGAAACTTGCACAGAGCCATCAGGCGAAGCGTCACCTAGTGCATACTGCCAGTGCCAAGCTTCGAATTCTTTAGAGGCTGCGTTATTACCTTGTAGGTAGAAACCATACTTTGGTGCATTGGCGCACATCCACTCAAAACATTTTCCACCCATTGAGGTGAGTTTGCCATTGGCGTCATAGCCAAGGTCAATTGCTAGTCCCCAGCCGTGATTGGAACCCTTAAGGCCAGTTGGGTCTGGGGCAGCTGAGGGAGCTTTGCCCTTCTTCAACCACCAAGTCTTACCCTCATATTGACGAGTAACACCAGTGCCAGTGTCAGTTGTTACATAGCGATCCATAAACATTGACAACTGACCCTGGAATGAGCGGTAATCTCCAACGTTTTTAAGCTTAAAACCAGCAGCTAACGCAGCGTCGTACATCTTATTAAATTGTGCTGCGACTGGTGCATACATTTTTCCTCCAGTTTTTACTGAAGCGAGGACGCTTTCCGCTAATTGGCCATTCTTGTATTGCTTAAGGGCAGTTGGGACAACTAGTTTTATGTAAGGGTATTGACTCATGTATTAATCTCCTATTTTCTTATTTAATATAATAGTAATGTCTTATTTGAAACTTGGCCAGCCACCATTTATAAACCTAAAAGTTTTAAAAGCTTTATTAAAGTTTGATATCATTAAAGATCCGTTGTCTGCCATTGCAGGACTTACCTCTATATGTATATGACTAGCTCCAATGGTTTTCCCACCGTGAGCTAGATGGGCACTCGCGTCCCAAATTTTCCACCCATAAAAATTTTCTGCTCCTTCTACTGGAGGCTTATTGGCTTGTCTGTCACATCGATAGCCAGCTCCAAACATATTTCTTTCCGTATATATTTCTGGAGGATCAGAAGTAGGGCGTACAAAATATGGAATAGCTGGTGTTTTAGTTCCTGGAACATATACTCCACAGTAATCATGTATTTCTTCTATGCCCAAACTATCTGGAACACCTGATAAAAATCTTAACAAATTTATATTTAGATATCTAAAATCACCATCTGCTGGAACTATAGGGCCAACATCAAAAGCTCTACCCGTATAATGCACAGACTTTATGTTAGTATTGAGTGTACCAAGAGGTTGCATTTGAAAATAATAGCAAATTCGATCATAGAGAGCTCGCACTCCAGGCCTAGATTTTTGTTTGCCAACTTTTACATCACTTGTACCAGTATAGGGTCTATTCTTTTTCATTTTTTCTTATTTTTATTAGTAATCTTTTTTAAAGTCTTCGCAAAATTTGCCTGTTGTACAGTTAATTTGCTGTACTTACCTGGATTTTTAGTAACTGCCGTAGCAAAACCTGCTGGAGTTTTACCAGCTTTTTTAGCTTTGGCAGTGAATGCTCCAGGTCTTTTAATGGCTTTTTGAATCCATTTTTTATCAGCTGGCTTTGCCATATTTTCTAGTCCTTCGATTCAATATAAATATTGCTATACCTATAGTAATCAAAAACGCGCCGATACTCATAGATGAACTACCGTCTTGCCCTGTCGTTGGAAGTGGGCTCTGCGGAGTATCTTGTGACCCATGATCATGACTACTGTGGTCGTGAACTGTTGTTGTGGTTTCCTCCACGATTATTTGTGGCACTGTTGTAACATTCATAATAGTAGTTGTAGTTTCGGGTTCAGTTACGATAGGGGCTTGAGTTGTAGTTGTTTCGGGAACTGTAGTTAGGGGGATAGTAGTGGGAGCAATCGTCGTTGTTGCAATAGTCGTAGTAGGCGCTGGCGCATCCCATAAAACCGTAATTGAGACAACTTTCACTACACCATTAACCGTTGCACTAGCGGTATAAACTGCCGTGCCCTGCGATGCCGTGTTGACAGTGATGTTAGCTATACCACTTGCATCAGTTGTTGCGGTAAAGGTTTGCCCTAAATCTGGACCAGAGAAAACTGTCATTGATACTGTGACTCCAGACTGTGGTACTCCAGCTAAAGTTTGAGCCGTTGCTGTAATAGTAATTGGCTCACCTGCACGAGGGGTTGCAGGACTATATGATAGTACAAAAGAACTAGGAAGAGATACACTGCCACCTCCAATGGAAACAGCCTTTCTAGAGTCGGATGCTTCTGGATATGGGTAGTCGACAAGAGTCTTTAATGTTCCTACATTGCCGGTGAAATACCCATGCCAGCACGCAGCTACAAGTGTATTTGTTAAACCAAAATCATTTACCCCATCAGTTGTAGCTTCTGGTCCACCATTGCACCCTCCATTATTATAGATAGCGCCAGGTAAAAGTGCAGTCAGCCAACCGTACGATCCCATATTTGCAAACAGACCGCCACCACCATTAACAAAGTCAGCTATCTTTTCTGCATTGGCTGTAAATATTGCTTCAGTGCCGGATGAACGACTCCAGTTATCTGGTATCCATAATACAGCTGGAGGATTAGACGTAATTGTAGTACTAAAAAAATTGCTTATTTGTGAATCTGTAATATAAAAATCAATTATAGGAGCAGTGGGAAATTCAACTAAAAACTGTGCACTTAATTGACTGGCCCAGTTAGCCCCACATGAAGTGGTTGTTGCGTTAGATCCGACAATTGCAATATGGCCATTGTTTAGATTTCGCGCACCATCATGTACCTTCTTAAGAACCTTGGCTATATATTGTCCAGTACTTTCCCATCCAGAGTGACAAACTGGATCCATTCCATCTAATACGATTGGTCCACCACCGCCACTAGTAGCCAATGCTACTGATGAGTTACTAACTGGATTTAAAAACAATCCAATACCTATTGTTATTAGCAATACTGATAAAATATTTTTGAATTTAGACATATCTCCCTCAATTTTTTAACTTGTCCGCGGGAGATATAGTAATGACACAAATAAAAAAAGGGCTATGACATGTAGCCATAGCCCTTTTAATTAAAACGATTAAATTACATCTTCTTCTTTTTCTTAGCTATTGCAGCCTGGATAAAAGGTGGAAGTTTCTTTTGTGCCGCTGTAAGACCAGCTGTCTTTTTTGAAGCTGTCTTCTTAGGTGCAGCTGCTTTCTTTTTCATCATTGCCATAATTACACCCCCTCTACTTTCTTCTTTCCTTCAGTAGATTTCTTGTAATGCCACATCATGTGACCCTGCATTTGGTCATCAACTTTGTCGACCTGCTCATCTACATGATCTATCTTTAAGTGGAGGTCAATGATTTGGTCTTTAACCTCTAGTAAGACAGAAGCTACTGTGTTATGATCATTTTTATTTTCTTTACGACTTCTCTGGATGAGAACAACTAGTGGCCCCAAAATTACAGCTGAAATTATTGTAGACCAGAAAGCTGACATAAGTCACCATTTCACTTTATTGGCCCAGAAGGCTGCAGACAGCTTGCCCTTGGCAATGTTGGCTGCGTGCCTTGCCTTAAAGGACTTTCTTCTTGCTGCGTCAGAAGCGGATTCACCCTTTTTCGCGGGAGATCCAGATACACCTTGCTGTCCAAAGCGAATGGTTTTAACTTGATTTCCAGACTTAGCCACAACTACATGTGACTTAGTGGGATGACTGGGCGTACGCTTAGGTTTATTGTAGCCAGTAACCCCAGCTTTAGTTAGACGTGAATCTTTTTTTGTGGGCATTGTTGTTCCTGAATAAATAAGATAGAGTTATTTCTTTTTTTTCTTTTTCTTTGGCGCTTTAGATATAACGGGACCACCACTGTTTTGGTTGCTGGTTCCCATTCTAGGTCCACTTATATAGACAAATTTCTTTATTGCCATGGTTACTTTTTATTCTTGTAAGCCGTCCACTGACTTGAATAATGTCCACCTTTACGTGGAGTATCGATAACGTTCATTACTGAATCTTTCAATAATTTATAATAATTGTTGTCTGAAGAAGTCTTGCTTCCCCAACCTTTATCCTTAGCCATAATGACCCACCTTAAAATAATAGACTAGTTATATAGTAGTGTAAAAACCCTATATAACTAGTCTATTAAAGACGATTTAGTTGTGTTATTTTTTATTTGGATTACTTTTTGGTGCAACCTTTTTTGCAGGCTTAGTGCCACCATGATTCTTGGACACTTGTCCCTTTGGTCTACCTGGCTTCTTAGCTGCAGTAGTAGGGCTGACGGTCTTATCCGCTGGATTAGCGGGTGTAATTTTTATATCTTTAGGGGTTGAATTAACCGACGTGGTTGGAGTCATCCAAATAATCGGCTCGTCTTCCTTGACATTAGTTTTATCATCTAAGTCATATCCACCAATTTTTGTTTTCTTTTTAAATAGAATTTTTCTTGCTATTTTTCTAATTAGTTTCATCATTATTTTTTATCCTTTTCAATATTTGTTAGCTAACTATTGTTTATTATTTTCCTTGTTGTGATTCTTTAATTAACTGATATCTTTCGCCTGTTTCTTTTGAAACAATTGAAAAGCCATATGAAGCTGCAGCTTCGATCATTTCAGTTAACTTATCTTTATCTTCCAAAGAAACTTCATTCAATGGCAAAGTAATACCTGCGTATACGTCGATATTCTCAAAATTACCAATGTTAATTTTTCTATTTACTCCACATATAAATACTGGATTAGTTGAAATAGATATTTCTGAACTCAAAATATTCACCACCTGATCTATGGGAGAGTCTAATGACTGCTCCATTGCTGTTTTTGATATCTTAGGCATACACGTCCGTAAAAGTTTGAACTAAATTTGTAGTAGCTAATGCTTGTTCCGCTATGTTTAAGTTGTCGGTGTTAATTATAGCAGAGGCTTTTTCTTTTATCAAATCAATTTCTTGTTCTGATCTATGATTCATTTGCTCGGGAGTCATGGCATGTCCGTCTCTACGCATCATTCTTTCATTTCTAATCTCATCAGACGCTTCGTAGCAAATGATTAATCCATTGGGTTGATCAAGTATTTTCTTAGCTTCATTCTCAAATCTAACATCAGAGATAATGATAGCCATCGGCATATCTTGATCCTCAAACTCTGGAGTTCTCATATGGGATCTAAATAATTTATTAGCTTTTAGTATGCCCCACTTAGAAAAGCAGTCTTCATCGTATGCCCTACACAAGTCTCCTGCCTTTTGTAGGAAAGATCTTGGCTTATAGCCTTCAGGCTCTATGGGTAGATTGTAGATATCTTTCACTAGCTGGCAAAACATATCATAATCAGGAATAGTGCCTAAGGCATTAGAGCCAAAAATGTCATACACAACCTCATGGATAGAAAATAACTGACGATCTTTCTGCCTAAAACCCAATGAGTTTTTTCTTATAGATGCCAACTCATATAATGGTAGTGCAAAAAACAAATGATCCCATTTAACGTGATTTGACACAGGACTGACTTCTGCTTTAGGGACTATCTTTTCTGCAACTGATGTTTTCCCAGTCGCTGCCTTACCTGCTAGGCCAATAACTATCGGATAATCTTTATAAAATTTTTTATCTTTAATCATATCCATATTATACCATTCATATCCTATTTATTTTCTCTTTTCTTACTTCTAATTCATCTAAAAATTTATTTGCCAAGGCGTCTGGTTCCCAAACAAATGTTCTTTTAACTTGAATAACCCGAAAATTAAATTCATCTCTGATTTCCTCAATAGTCATCAGTAATGGGATTAGGGCTGCACTCTTGCATTTCCACTTACCGTTAACCTGATTAGCCACAACAGCTGAGTCTGTATATATAATTGGGTCTATAAGATCAGCCATAGAACATATCAGCAGTCCTGCTATTACAGCTTCATATTCTGCTTCATTATTAGTTCTAGGACCTAATCCTCTGGCAAACTGTGCTATCTTTTTTCTGTTGCGATAAACAACGACAGAACAGGCAGCTTCTCCGATTTTCTTTTGACCCTGCCCTCTAGATGCTCCGTCACAAAATACTTCTATGTTCATAAATAAAAAGCCAATCTTAAAAACTTAAACACTTTTTTCAATCAACCTTTACATCATAATCTATATTAAATCTTTTTGCTACTTCTGTTAGATTTTTTTTAAGACTTGATGATATTTGAATTGTTTTTGTTAATAGATATTTATTACTTTTATATTCAACTTGTGTTGGAAAATTGAGATCTTCTTTTTCTGTAGAATAAAATTCTTCAGATGTATTAACACTTTTGTAATGACCGATAAACATATTTCTTGTCCTTTAGTAGGTACTAAAATCCGATTCCAAATAGGAACCTTTTTCTTCTCTAAACGCAGCTACTTGCATGGACTGCATTTTGTCCATTAGCTTTCTAGCTGATTCTGATGCTATTCTAGCTGACGTTTCCATTGCTTCAGCTAGACTCATGATTGCCTCACAGGTAATCATTTCAGTGTGCTGTGACTCTGCTGCTGCCATGGCTGAAGCTTCTCTTTCAGCTTCATTCTTTCCGGCTCTATTTGATTTATAGACTCTTTTATAATTACCTTCTATAATCTTATATTGTGCTCTAGACATTCCAGCAAAGCGCGCTGCTCTACCATAGACATTAGACGTGCGGGCAACTAGCGATGCAATAGTCTCTATGCCTAGATCTATAATGTCGACCTCTGGAATTTCTACAAAATATTTACTACTTTTTTCTACGTCAGCGTATGCTTCGATAACCTCTTTTAATTGAGGTCCAAGAAAATTCTGCAATAGTTCTTGCAGTTTTTCCATTGATTGTAGGTTCATTAATTCTTCTCCATATTAATTAGCATTGCGTATTCACTGAGATCATTTTCTATAATTAAATCTTTTACTTTATTTTTAATCTTAGACAAATGCTCTCTAACTGTATTTGGATGTTCATTAACTTTCTGAGATATTTCGCTGGATCGTTGTCCATCTACATATCTCCATTTTAGAAGTTGTCTTTCTTGCACTGTTAGTCTATCAAATGGCGCAATATTTTTCTCGCCCAAAACCCAAAATTCATCAATTTTATCTGCAGCCAATAACTGTTCCATACTATATTCCACTGGATCTGCTTTGAAACCAATCACATAGTTCTCATCACCCTCATCATTAGTGGCATCGTCGTCTAATAATGGGAATGTCTTCCTGCCTAATTGATCAATAAGGAATGTATCTACGTTCTTTTTTAGTAAATAAAAAAAATAGCTATACAAGAAACCACTAAAGGGGATTGGACCTTTAGCTGAATCTTTTCTTTCGTATCGTCCTATGCACTGAAAGAAGGTCATATATACCGTTTGTCTGATGTCCTCCTCGTCCCCATATCTTTTTGCCATATAATGAATACCTCTCATGCATTCATTTATCACTCGCATGTTAGATCCATTCATTTTATTCTTCATTAGGGCAAACCTTGTGCCAGAATCTTTGATAAATAAAGAGATAAACCTTCGTATGTCATAATCATTGAGATTAAATTTTCCATAATATAATAGTGAAATATACTTTGTTAAGAAATTACTGAATACTTTTAAGAGTTCTTCTTGTGCTTTTGCTGAACCTTTTTTAGCTTTAGCGATTAGGTCTTGCATTTCATTCTCTTCTAAAGAGTAATATTGCTCCTTGTAAGCTGTCATTTTTTACCTTCCCAGTTAACTATGTACTGACTATAAAAAACCTTTATGTCTTCGTAGAAGACAATTTGAGGAACTTCTATCTCAGCCATAAAATTCTTTGCGTCGTTTGAGTATTTACTTATGACGCATGTCATTTTTTTGAATTCATCAGGATAATACCTTTTAAATCTTTTTAATTTAATTTTACTTTTATCATCTAGATAGCCTTTAATCTCTACCCATTCACCATTTCGTTCTAGAAAAAAGTCAGGAGTATAACCCTTTGTTCCCCTTTTTATTGGGAAAGAAAAAACAGTAGGCTCAAATTTAAATTCTATTTTATAGATATTTAGGATTCTAACAAAGTTAGCTTCCCAGCTGGATCTAACATTAAGTTCTATATCTTTCCTGAATCCAGTCTTAGTGTATTGGTACGCGTTACCCTTTTTTCTTGTGAAGACCCCATCATCCTCTAGGATTACTTTATCGATCTGCCTGTTTCTGATGTTATTCAAATTAGGTTGTTTTTTAAAAGAAGATTTTTCCAAAAAAAAGTCTTCTGCCTTGACAACATGTAGTTCCATTATGATATCCTTAATGCCTGTAAGCGTATATATATTATACACTATAAAATAAAAATATGCAAAACAACTTGCATTACCACTCAGGAAGCAGTATACTAATCACCATGAACACACTAACACACATCATCAACACAGCAATTGAAACAATTAACGACGAAATTATCGAGGACTTGGTTGTAGACCTCGGTTACGACTACGGCGACGCTGTCAAGGTAGTCACAGAGTTCAATGATTTTGATTTTGCTATCGATACAGACTCAGATTTCTGATTCTTTTTTTTAAAAACTACGCATAGAAAAGGGGCTGGGAAACCAGCCCCTTTTCTATTTTCTATAACTATTGTTTTTATTTCTGTAAACACCAGTTGGACAAGCACCTGATTTGGCGTGATCACAGTAAGAGCATACTCTGCTATTGGCAGTGGGCGTAAAGTTTTGATCAACCATTATTTTTTGGATAGTGTCAATAAGCTTATTCTTAACTTCATCTATATCTTCTTGAGTAAACAAATGGCCTTTTCTTTTTCCAGATCTTAAATAATAAAGTTCAGCGTATATTTCTTTTTCTGGAAATATATTATGAAGCGCAAGGGCATATATGCCTAGCTGCAGATTTGAGTGCACATGCTTCTGTGCAACTTCCCATTTACCAGTTTTATAGTCTGTTATGTTGACTCTATCTCCAATAATATCTACCCTATCTATAAAGCCAATTATTCTGTACGACCCTATAATATAAGAGAAAGACATTTCTTTATCGTATATGGAGAATTCTTTATCCACATTTTGATCGTAGAATTCATTGAGTATAATTGATCCAACTGAAATAAGATCTGGAGTTATTTCTTGATTTGGATCCCAAATAGGAATATTATTTTTATATTCTTCCTGAAGTTCGTTTAAATCTAAAACTTTATTATTATCTAAAGTATTTTCAAGAACTGCATGAACAATGTTTCCAAGAGCTGCTGGTGCATTAAACTGTCTTGGTTCTTTCTTAATATAAGAATAGAAATATCTTGATGGACATTGGTCGTACGTATCTATTCTAGAATATGAAAAATCTACTAAACTTAATTTTTCTAAATCACTTAAGCTATCATAATTTTTAATTAATATAGAACTCAAAAATATTCCTACTGTTCTTCATTAGGATCGTATATTAGTCGACCATTTTCATCGAATTCTCTTCCGATTTCATCTATAGTATGATTATTAATCTTATTAATATAAGCGCCCTGGCCGATTGCAACCCAACCAGTTTCACCTATCTCCATATGATCATCTTCTTCATAGGGCCACATCTTCGCCCCCTATCGATACCTTGACATCAGTAATGTCATCAGCATTGAGATAATAGCCAACTACTGTGTACAAGTCTTTGAGTTCTTTTTGCGTTAGATAGAATCCAACACAGGTGCACTGTAGGAATAATTTGTCGTCATAATTGTAAGTTGAATCAGTATATTCAGTTAATTTAATATTACCTTTTTCAACAACTGCTGGAAAGTTCTCGCTCATTTTTAATCCTCGTAATAAGTTATAGGATCCCATTTGGGATCATTTAATTTTTCTCTCATATCTTTAACATATGAGTCCCAATCGCGTTCATCCCCAGATTTCTTTTCATACTTAACTTCACTCTTAAATGGGTTGGATTTGAACCTAGCCATTACAAGTCTACCCTGCTGGGTTTTCCATCTAAGAGTTCCGTTTTTGCAATCACAGAAATCTTCGTTATCTGCTTTAATGATAAGTTCTGGGTCGTATCGACCTGAGCACCCGTTGCATTTTGTATATCTTCCTTTATCCTGGCATCTATTGCACGATGGGCAGAACACCCAGCACCATTTATCTGTAGGATTAACTGAAGGTCTATCTGCTGACATTTATTGCTCCAATTCAATTAATTGTCTAATTGCATCTTCCACTTTAGGGGATGCTTCTATCTTATATTTGTAAATAAATTTATGTTTACCATCCAATACCTGTAGGAATATTGGACGATCACCTCGTGACGAATCAATTATATCATAAATTTTATCAATAGTCGAAGTAGATATATTCTTTTTTACATTAAAAATTATTGCTTTACCAGTGGCATATAGGTGCGCATCTACTTTCTCGCACGAAGAAAAAAATAATTTACATGTGGAATTTTCTTCTTCACCTTCTTTATTTAAGGTTCCAGATATGATTACTACATCACCTTTAGTAAAGTAGTCATCCGCTATATTCTTTGCATTGTTTGGAAAAACAATTACTTCAACATCTGAGGAAATATCTTCTATTGATATCTTGAACATCTTTTGACCTTTTTTGGTCATTATCTTTTTGGAGGCTGTAATTATTCCCCCTACTTTAATATTTGATCCGACTTGATATTCAGATAATTCAATGATTTCGCAATCAACTTTTTTAGATAATATATCCCATATTCCCATGATAGGATGGCTTGTTACATATATCCCAAGTTCTTCTTTTTCTTTTTCTAGCATTTCTATTTCTTGAAGTCTAGGATATTCCCCTGGATCTAGATCTACCAGTTCATCAAATGCCCCAGCGGCTGCTAAATGCTCTAGTGTACTCTTCTTTAGAATCACAGGATCGCATCTTCTCAGGAAATCTACAATGCTTGTATATGGCTCTTCAGTATTTCTGCAGTTAACTATTGCATCAGCTATAGACTGTCCAATGCCACTTACGGCAGACAGTCCAAAAACGATTGATGAATCTCCTACTACTTCAAAGTCAATTCCAGATTTATTAATTGATGGTGGAGAAACTTCTATATTTAATTTTCTACAGTCCGCTAAGTAAAATGCTTGCTTCTCTTTATTGCCAACTACTGATGACATAAGCCCTGCCATATATTCTGTTGGATGATTTGATTTAAGATAAGCTGTAACGTAGCTGATCATTGCATAGCTTGCGGCGTGTGCTCTGTTGAATCCATAACCACCAAAGTATTCAATATCAGAGAAAATTTTATTAGCTAAAGTTTCTGACATATCAGACGTCTGCATGCACCCCTGCACGAACAGGGAGCGCATCTTGGCAATTTTTTCCATTAATTTTTTACCAATAACTTTTCTTAAATCATCAGCTTCTGCGGAGGTAAATCCTGCCAGCTCTCTAGCTACTCCTAAGACGTCTTCCTGATACAGCATGATTCCCAGAGATGGTGCCAACACCTTAGCTAACTTGGGGTGTTCGTATTTGATTTGACTACGACCGTGTTTGCGATCAATATATTCCTTATCCATTCCAGAGCCCATTGGACCTGGTCTATATAATGAAATTAATGCCATGATATCTTCTACATTGCGTGGCTGTAGCTGCATCATAAGCTGTCTCATCCCTGATGATTCAAGTTGAAAGACTCCAGCACAGTTACCTTTACATAACTCATCATAAGTTTTTGCGTCGTCAAGCGGAATTTTATCAACATCAATAAGTTCACCTTTGCGCTTATGCACTAACTTAATACAGGAATCAATAACCCCAAGGTTTCTTAATCCAAGAAAGTCAATTTTCAAAAGACCACACTGCTCAACCCTACCCATATCCCATTGTGTAATGATTGGATTATCTACACCCTTTCGCATGATGGGGAGATATTCGGTTAGTGCATCTCTAGATATGACTATACCAGCAGCATGTATGCCAGTCTGTCTCACCAGGCCCTCTAGACCGAATGCTGTGTCTACAATAGTCTTAGCGTCTGAGTCTTTATCATATAGCTGCTTAAATTCTTCAACCTCCATGCACTCTGAAAGGTTTTTTGAGATACCTAATACTGGCGGAGGAACAAGTTTGGCCACTACGTCTCCTCCAGCAAAATCATAACCTAGGGCTCTGGCGGCGTCTCGAATAGATTGTCTGGCACCCGTCTTATTGAACGTACAGATATGGGCAACGTGGTCAGATCCATATTTAGTTCTGGCATAGTTGATTACTTCATCACGATATCTATCATCAAAGTCAAGGTCAATGTCAGGCATTGATTTTCTACCTTCAACAAGAAATCGTTCAAACATTAATCCGAATTTAATTGGATCTAGATTTGTAATTTTAAATGCGTAAGAGAGAATGCTGCCTGCTGCGGAACCTCTTCCCCAACCAACTCTGACATTATTATTCTTAGCCCAATTTACTAGATCCGATACGACTAAGAAATACTCAGTAAATCCCATTTCTTTTACGACACGTATTTCGTGATTAGCTCTATCCACTATATGAGGAGGTAGAGGGTCACCATATCTTTCCTTCAAGCCGCTCCAAGCTAACCTATCAAAGTAGTCCATGGGTGCTTCTAGAGTTGGAATAGGGAAGTCTGGGAAGTGAATGTCACCAAAAGAAAGATTTAGATCAATCATGTCACAAACATCCATGCTATTTTTTAACCAGTCTGGATTAAATTTAGATGACATTTCATCATACGATTGAAGATAAAACTCTTCTCCAGTAAATGAAAATCTATTTGGAGTGTGTATATTTGCGTTAGTTGCTACGCATAACATAATGTCATGGGATCTCGCATCACTCTTGTGGACATAATGGCAATCGCCACTTGGGACCACTTTTGCGCCGATAGTTTCTGCTATTTGCACTAGTTGATTAAATACTTTTTTCTGTTCTCCAAGACCATGATCTTGAACTTCAATAAAGTAGTTTTCCTTGCCAACAATATCTTGCATTTTTTTTGCTGATGCAAGAGCAAAAGCATAATCATCTCTCAGCAATGCTTGGCAAACTTCACTGTTTAAACAGCCAGAGAGAACAATAATTCCTTCGGAATGTTCTGCTATTAAATCATGATCAATGCGTGGCTTTACGTAATAACCTTCTAGGAAAGATCTAGAAGATATTTTAATAATATTATTATAACCAACTTTGTTTTTGGCTAGAATAGTTATATGATAAGGACCTCTTTGCTCCCATTCATTTTGTGATGGTCCTGATCTTTCTTCAGGATCTCTATCAAATCTAGTTTTTCTAGCTTGATAGAACTCTGAACCAAGAATTGGCTTAACCCCAATAGAAGTTCCAGCGTCATAGAAGTCTAACCACGAATGTATATTTCCGTGATCAGTAGTAGCTAAGCCTTTCATTCCTAAGGATTTAGCTCTAGTTAAGTACTGCTCTATGTCGCCGTGACCGTCTAACATTGAAAAGACTGTATGGTTATGGAGGTTAGTCCAATTCTTCATTAAATTCCTCTACTCTTGTCTGAACCTTCTAAAGAGCTATCTCTTACTTCGCGATATGTAATAATTACCACTCCACCGCAATACTTGCACGGTACTGGCTTACCTTCTTGAGCGAAGGGACTATTGTACATATATCTTTCGGGCTGATCTGATTTACATTCAGAGCAGACGCCAATAACATCATCTGTATCTTCTATCTCAGGCATGTTCACCTCCTTTATCCATTAGTTTATAAGCAAAACGCACTGGAGATGGAGAAGACTGCTCTTGTGTTTCAACATACTTGTCCCCTATCTTTACCCATTTATTTTTTTTCTCTAGCGAACATTCTCCACATCCAACACCCGCAGAATTAGCTCTTTCGCATGTGTATGGTCTTCCGCCGATTCCCAATTCTCTTCTTTTTATCCAATCGTTTACATGACTATTAGTTTTTTCAACATTATAGTCTGAACAATTACTTAAGATACCATGAAGAAATTTTATTGATTCTTCATTATAAGTTAAAATTGAACATAGGAATAGTCTTGCCTCATGTTCTAGATATTTTTTTTCAATAGCTTGTTGTTGGAGTCTAGCTATTGATGTACAGCTTTTTAGTAATTTGTCAGGAGTGAATTCTTTTTCTTTAACATCCACTTGTTTAAATGCAGTTGATCCATACTTATTGAAATAGCCCATAAAATCTTTTGATTTTTCTTTTTCTATTTCCATATTATAGGTAAATTCTCTAAACCATTCATTGGCCTTGGCATTGAAGTTCTGTTCTGATACTTCATTGGGAGAGGGCACTGTGCAATAATCAGTTATTCTATCCATACCCTGAGAGAGAGTATCTTCTGGTATTAAATTTTTATATAGATTTGTATCTTGATGCTTACTGCCTTCTAGGCGCCACATTCTTCTAGCATCATACACACTGAAATCTAGTGATTCTAACTTGAGTTTATCTTTTAGAGTTGAAGCTATGAATCTAAAAATATTAGGAAGATTATTGGATGGATTAATGCCTAGAGTAATGGCTTCACATTCTATATGAAAGCCTTTTTTACCAGTAAAATATACCAGTACAGCAGACTTTGGAATATAATTAATAAGATAATTATATAACTTCATGCAATCAATATATGATTCATGTGGATCTTTGTTGTCTATATCAAAATATAATGATCCTAATCTAATAGCTTTATCTAGATCAGTGGAATTATAATGCCAGATAGAAGTATAGAGGCCAATATTTCCATTCTGTTGACGAAAAAATTCTTTATCCTTTGCTTCTATAAATAGAGTATTGTCTCCGTCTTTTTGACGAATAACTCTACCCAAGCTTTGCACATACTTTGCTGTCTCTAGGTATTTCCAAGATGACAAAAATTTATCTGGATCATTTGGGATTATCATAGTATCTTTGCCTTAGACTCTTTATCGGAAATACTGGCGATTACAATACGATTTTCTTTTTTCAAATTAAATGAATTATTTCTATAGTAGACTGATTCTTTAATTATGTCTTCTAGTATAGAAATAATATAAATTCTCTTTGATATTCTGCTATTCATTTGTCCATCTGTCATTAATCAATTGACTATCCTCGATTATAACATGCACTTTACTAGCTATATTGTCAGCTAAATGCACAATATAATCCATATAAGTTATCGGATATGTTTCTGGAACTGGTGACCATGGACCCAAATGACATCTCACTAGTCTCAAGATGCTTTGCACATTTTCTTCAGAAATAAACAACGTAGATGAATGACTGTCATTGGCATATTCCTTATCATATCGAATGCAGTCTGATACAAATTTATTAACAGTGTAGGGGTGCATTGGATCATACTGAAACATCCCGACTTCTTCAGATGGAATACCCTTAGTAATATCATGTAGCAGGCATGCTGCAATTATAAGATCTCTTTCCTCTATGCTTAATGCATAGGAGTCTGATATCACTTCTGCAACTCTAACAACTCTTTTAGTATGTAGCACATTCCCACCAGGGCCATGTTCATCCGGTGGATGATATCTCCCGGAAAAACTAGATGGTATTTCCCAAAATGTACTAGCTTTTAGCAAAAGTGATCTGACAAATGATTTGATTCCTTCATCATCTATCTGTCCAATTTCTCCTAATAAGGGAGCCAAGTATTCATCTTCTTGAGTAATTTGATTACTTGTATCTTCTTTCAGAATATCATCTAAAATACTCTTACCCATTATTTCCATCCAATCCATTTAGAACATGCGTCATCGTGCGGACACTTTTTGCAGTAAGCTGTTAATCCTCTTCTTGGGACAAAAGTTTCCTTATGACACATTGTATCACACCAGTATTCCAAAGAGTCAATGTCTTCTGTACTAATTTCATATTCTATAAAATCTAAACTATTTGACATTAGATCAATATAACCAAAGTTAGTTTCATTAACTCGACTTGGATGACGAAGTTTAAATCCCATATACATAGCAGAGAAATCAACTTGATACATGTGTCTATGATTAGTCTTATAATTAAAAAGAAGTTTTGTTACATAATTTTTATTATCTTTTCTAATTATTAAATCAAATTTGTCTACTATCTTAATTTCTTTGTTGATAATTGCTATATACTCTTCGGATATAGCTAGAGGAATCATATCTACGTCTGAATAAGTTTCGTGAAATGTAAGTAGTATGCTTGCTGCCTTTGTGGTCAAGCTAGCCATATTTCCATACATGCTCTCGTGTTGTTCGGTAGCTATATCGTAATGATCTACATTCTTTGGGAACCATAATTTTTCCCACCTATTTAACAGCGAGGCATAGGACGGACTAATGCCTGCTTGTTTTTTGAACCAAAAGAAATAGATAATATTCTTAATAGTTGATTCAAATTTAGCAGTGTAAATATCTCTTGAATATACTTTTTCAGGAAGTTTATCACGATATCTAAAATCGTATAATCTTTCACAAGTTTGAAAATCTTTAATTGCTTCTACGTTTAATTCTAGCATTAGTCAAAACCTTCTCCACTTAATAGTTCTTGAAGATCTGTTGACTCTGAGTATGATTGATCACTAATGACTTCATAATCTTCATAGATTTTTTTTGCATCGTTATATCTCACTAAAGGTGGATCATACATAAATGCAGAACCAGTAATTCTGTTCTTAGGTATTTGAAGCTGCATTATATTTTCATCTTCTGTTTCATCATTTGAAGCCAAACGTTTTTCTGTGATGAAAATTGTAACTGCGCACTTTTGCTGGATGGCCAAAGATCCACCTGTATCTGACTGCTGAACAACTTCTCTTTTTTCTTTCATTCTGTTTGAGTTTTCTTGAGCTGTGATGATCATGGCGCAGTTCATATCTCTAGCAAGCTTTTCTAATCTAACCATCATTTCTTCAAACTCGCCCCATCTTGGCTTACCTTTGCCACTGCCACGAGTAAACATAGATTGGATAGTGTCAATGATAACTACGTCTGGCATGTCTCCAGTATGACCTATCAAATCTCTTAACCAAAATTCAAGATCTTCAAAATATGGAGTTTCAGGATCATGGCGGACCATCAATCTATCCCCCCACTCTTCAAGTTTTGATTTAAATTTAGCCAAATAAAACTGTTTCTTTTCTTCGCTCCATTTATGAGCTTCTGAATAAACATTTTCACCAATGATTTGGGTCATAAGAATTCTCTCCCAGTGACCTAAGGCTTCTTCAAAGTTTACATATAAAACTCTATAGCCAGTATCCAGCCAATTATTAGCTAGGCACTTAGCAAAGGTACTCTTACCCTTGCCTGAGGGTGCGATAATTGCGTGTACAGCGCCCTTAAAGAATCCACCCTCATCTGTGTACCCCATAGCCCTATTGAGGGCTTTAAATTGCGTTGGCACAAAATCAGGTATGTCCAGCAAACGATCAGCTCTATTTAGAATGTCATTAGCTGTAGTCAATTTACTAAAGGGGTCGTACTTAATTTGATTTTCAAGATCCTTAATTAAGGATGTCAAATCATTAATTCGATTAATATCTTCTTGTGATTTCAAACCTTTTTTGTTAATAAGTATTTGAAGTTCTTGAAGATTAAGAATTTGTTTACGCTTATTTGCTTTATGCTTTATTAATTCAACAACTGATTCTTTTGTAGAAGAATCCAGACTAAGAATATAATCTATCATTATACCTACGCCAGAAGAACCGCCAAGTGCGTCATAGATATCTGTCTCGCTAGACAGCCATGACTTAAAAGCTATTGGATCAACTATGTCTAAATTAGTTGCTCGATAAAAACCAAGGAGCGCACCATAAAATTCATGGATTCCTTTTTCCCCATGAATCATACCAACTATATCTTGTGAAAGATTCTCGTCAAAATAGGATATCGCACCTTGCTCTTTCAAGCAGAGTGCGAATGCCTGGTATTCTAGTGGAGTTTCTTGTGATTCTTCTATATCTTCAAGTGCCATCAATTTTTAGAGCCTTTTAGTTTGCGGTAAAGATTCTTTTTATACTCTGAATTTTTCTTTTTCATTTCTTGATAATAATTAGAAGTTGTAATACTTGCTTTATTATTATCTTTCTTGCTATCTGGACTATTTCTAATAGCTTCCAGCATCCTATTATACACGCTGCTCTCAGTTAAAGAGTCATTATAGCGGAAAACAATTAACGCAATTCCATTATCCTTGCACCACTGTGCCTTAATGATATCTCTTCTTTGCGCTTCTTCAAATTCATATTTTGATTCAAAAAATCTAGATGTATAAAAGAAGTGTTGACGGCCATGATATTCAGCAGCTATTCCATACGAGGGGCAATAGACATCTAGTCGAAGTTTCTCGCCAATATGAAATTCATTAACTACGTCTTCTCCTGGCAAAAGTTTCTTCATTATCATTGTCAGAGCAGTTTGACCACGTGACATTTTCTTTTTAGAATCTTTTAACCAATTTAATCCAAGATAATTAATCTTTTTATTTATCTCAGATATTGGAACGTCAAGTTCTTTTGCTATTTGATTTATTGAATAATTAGTATCAAATAAAAGATCTATTAAGAATTCAATATCATCATCTTGTATTTTTTTATAATTATCTTTCATTAGTACTGTTATGAAATGCAGCCTTGCTCAATGACAAAGTTTTACCAGTATCAATTATGGACATGTTTAAATTATCCCACATCTTATTCATCAAAGCTAAACCAAAAACACCACAATCCAAAAGGCAGTAATCTACTTCCTTTTCCATTTCGGCTAATTGAGCGTAAACGCTATCTAGCTTTTCATGGTAATTATTGTAGGGAATATTTATGATATGAGTATCAAATCCAAAGTGGCGTTGAGCTAGTTTCTTATCATGAAGTGTAACAATAACTTTTGGAGTATTTCTAATATAGAAATCAATTACTGAATTATACGCATCTTTGTTATTTAGATAAAAGTATTCGAATACGTTTGAGTAGTAATACTCAAAATTCTTATTCAATCCAATCTTAAAGTGTCTTCCATTTTCAATATCAGAAACTAAAGTATGTGAGATTGCTTTCATGATTTTCTTATCATTATTCTTTAATGAAGAAATAATATTTTTAGCAAAATTAGCTGGAAATGGATTCTCGCTATTTTTGCTTAGGGCAACTATAGATGACTTAGGAACATTGATATAACTAAATTTTTCTTTTTTACCCATTGCTAGAGTAAGATTTTTTAGTGAATCTGTTGGATTAAGAAATGTCATTTTATCTCCTATTAAATTCCAAATGATCCCCAGTTTATTAGAACTGGTTTTTCATCTATGATTGAATTGATATGGTCTAATTGATGGAAAGCTCCACCGTCTAATTGTGAATATCGCTGATGCTTAGAGATCTTATCTTCATCTCTAATGTAACCTAAATGTTGCATTATGAGCTTAGAGTCTACCCAATAGTTTTTTCTAGCGATCATGTCTGCTACATATGTAGGTTCAGATCCGCAGGCTAGTTGCCTATTTTTGAATCCACCATTTTCCACATACCTAAATATTCTAGTACTATTATTTGGTGTCCATAATTTGTCAACTCTATATTGAGTTTCGTTCCACATATGATAGAAGCGCACATTAACTACATCAAAAGGAGATGTATTCAAAACGTCCCTAATTGACGCGTCATCCGAGTGATAAAGTTTTTCATCGCAGTCAATAGCTACGACCCAATCTCCAACACTGGCAAACTTTTCTAAATTGCCCCACGCAAATGCTCTCAATTTTCCTTCATGAACATTAAATAATTGTTCAGGGGTTTGAAAAACTTCAGCGTATTTTGCTGCTATTTCAGCAGTATCATCCGTAGAGCAGTCGTCTGTGAATATTATCTTATCAACTTGAGTTGATAATCTTTGTAGTACATCTTCTAAAAATCTAGAAGATTCATTTCTACCAATCATTTGTGCAATGATCATTTTTCTTTCCTTACCTTTAAATGAAATCGAGGGGGTTTTACCCCCCTCAATTTCTGTCCAATAATTACTTAGAGACTTTATTGACGAAGGTCAGTCGACCATCTGTTCACGAGCCTCAGCAGCCGAGATTCGCTCAGTGTCTACTTCTCTGTAGAGCATCTCACCAAGAGTTGAGCGACGATTGCTTGAGCTTGTTGCAATCTTCTCTGCGTCTGCTTTATTGTTAGCCTTCACGAGCGAAGTTGTAGTCACTGTGAAATACTTGAACTTGTTATCTGACATTGGTATTACCTTTCATTAATTTGATGGATAATTGGTTGCGATATATTCTATCGCATCTTGCATTGTTGATGCAAGTTTTGTTGCCATATACTTTAGGTAGACTCTATTCTTATTAGAGTCACAGCAAAAGACTACTGCTGGCTGATTATTAAACTTAGCCCAAGCTAACTCAAAATCAGTACCTATATATGCGCGATCTTGTAACATATATTCTACCAGAATAATATCTGCTCTGCGTTGCATGAACAAATTTTTCTCAACAATTTCTTCTGGCGTTTCATAGCCTTCACCAACAATAGTAGTTGGATCTAACACATCATATCCAGCAAGGTGCAATCCTTTAGTTGCTGATTTGCGCCAAAAACGACCATAATCTTCAACTCCTTCGATTGCTCCTGAAAGAAATACTTTAAGCGGCATATGATACTCCTGGCCAATAATATTCTAAATCATTTGGTTCGTCAAAATATTGTGAATAATATCCAAAATCTTTACGAAGAAGATTTGATCTATGTGATCTATGGAATTCATCAATGCCAAACCATGCTGGCATGACTACTGAGTTTGGTTCTATTTCCTCAAAGGACATATTATTCTTATATCCTCTGCGGGACCATTCGCGGATAGTCATATTCTGATACAACTTTAAAGCGGATTCATAACCAGTCCACATCAGTGTTACTGGATGATTTCTCCAGCCTTTTGTTGGTGTTCTTTCTAAGAGTATATTGAGAACTTGAAATGTCTCAACGCGCTGTTTTCCAAGACGACGATAATCTAATACTTCTACAGATTTTTGAAAGTCTGCATATGGTAGAAATGTCTGCACTTTAATCCTTTTTAAATTCGGTGAATGTTTTGTCGCCTACGCCAAAGTATTCTCTAGCAAGACCAGATGCTATTATAGCATCATTTAGGCACTCTCCGGCTTGATTCCATACTCTTGCTAGCACTCTTCCATACTTTTCATTCTTGTCAATAATAGTTTCTATCTTAACCTTATGGCTAGCGGCTGTTAACCATTGATCAGTAAATTCTTTTGCTGCTAAGCCCATTTTCTTTTCTTCGAGATTCGTAGTGCGACTCTCGGGAGTATTTACTCCATAAAGACGAACTCTACCCTTTTTCAGGGTGTCAAATCCTAAGTCAATAACAATATCAAATGTATCGCCATCAACAACTTTTTTTACTTCTGCGTTATATATCCATGGATTTAATTTATCTGACATTTTAATCTCTTTCTATTCCAATGTAGTCGCATGCTTTGCGAAATATTGCTTGACTTTCTTTGAATTTAGAATCCGCTTCTCCACCAACCGGTGAAGATTTGTGCCAGCTATGGCCAATGGAAACAGTTCCATCATACACCACATTATAGCCTAGATGTCTTGCAAAATATGAACACCACGTCTCTTCGTAATAGTGGGGAGTGGGGAGGAATGCGCCTGTTGCTCCAGGATACATCTCTTGATACTTAGGATGATTTGTTAATGTGTCCCAAACTTCTCTGCGGATAAAGTAGGCTGAGCCTGAGACCGTAACACATGGAACTCTATCTTTATAGAGCTGGTCGTCAAAATCACTTTGTCTCCAACCACGATGAGCTGGAGCTGTATTGGTGCCAACAATTCCCGCATGCGTTATTAATCCATTTTCATCTCTTTGCTTAGGACCAAGAATATGAATATCTGGATTCTCATCAAAAATTTGTTGAGCTCTTACCATCGACGCACTAGTCATCCATACGTCTGCATTTAACAGTGCGATTATATCGGATGATCCTTCTCCAGCTAATTGATTGCAGGCTCCAGAGTATCCTATATTGTCATTATCATAGAATTTATTAATTCTATATCTTTGATAATTATATTTCAACCAATCAACACTATCATCTTGTGAGCCGTTATCTGCTATGTATAGATTCCAGACCTTAGCAGTCTCATGCAAATCGCTATGAAGGCAATCTAAAAATCTATTCAGTAATGATCTTGTATTGTAGTTAATTACGCAGAGGTCTATCAATTTATTTCTCCAAATTCAATTACCGCATCAAAAGCGGATGTAGGACTTAATCCGAATTCTACTAAGGATAGGAATTCTTGTTCTATATCAAACAATATATCAGAGTCATAAAACTCTTTTAATCTATTTTTATATTGATATACAGTTGGATCTTTTTTCTTGGGTTTTAAAGAATTCATAGATTTATTTCTAGCAATTGAAACACCCAAAATAAAAGAGCTAATCAAGAAAGTAATTTTACCATTCTTCATATTCATCATCTGATTCATCATAGTGATTTTCATTAGCTTGAAATCTTATGTGATCTGCTATTTCCCTAAATGAATCTGAATGTTCATCTTGATGTTCAGTTGCTAAATAATCATATGTTTCGGCTATGTGCATAGCTAATTCATGATTGATGACGATTGCAGTTTCGCCTACATTTAGTTTAACTGAGATTTTCTTCTTACTCATTTTCTTCCTTGTCATTACTTTCTTGCTCATTACTTACTTTGTATAAACACATATTATCAGTGTCTGGTTCAAATGTTACGAAAAATATGTTCTTATCTTCTAATGACATCCCTTCGGGGGGAGGGCTATCAAGTGCTATTTTCTTAGATGAACATCCGTAAACTTGACTATGATTTTTATATACTACCATATAATTTAGTTTAGCCGCTGGCATTATTAACCTCGAATACATTGATTGAACATTCTGATAAAAATTTCTTTACATTATCCCAATCCTTATAGGATTCATCATATATGTAATAGACATTTTTTATTGTTGAATTAGCTATTAGCTTAGCGCAAGAAAAACATGGAGGACCATTTATATATATGTTTTCTGGTCTACTAGAATAATCCGAATGGAGAAGAGCATTAGCTTCAGCGTGAACTGCTATGCAGTTATCATAATTTGATCCACTAGGTGACTTCTCAGCTAATCTAGGGCATCCACCGTCTTCACAGTGCTGCTTTCCCTTAGGTCCACCGTTATATCCGACTCCGACTATGTGCCCCTGTGTATCTACTAGGACAGCTGAATATTTTCTTTTTCCACAAGTAGAAAAAATATTAGCCACGGAAATACACATCTGCATGTATTGGGTATCTTTTCTTGTAACTGTCATAGAACTAATATAGCTGCTATCGCTGAAGCTAGTATGGATATGGCAATTATTATTTTTCTATTCTTTGTATTAGTTGCAGATTGAGACATAGAATGCATCGTAAATGCCCAATTAATAAATACTACAAATAGAATTACTCTAATTGCATCTACTATCATGATACACCAGTCAACAAAGGTATCGATACAGGAAATTTATCAATAATTAAATCTTTGACAGCGCGGGCGTAGTCTTGGATCTCTTTCTGAGAGTCTTCTTCAAGGCGTTGGTTAAGGAATAGGGCTACTGATTGTAGGCTGCATGACCATCTGTATATGACATACATGCCGTATGCCGGGAGAAACAATCTTGCCTGTTCAGCTGCCACACCATTTTGCATAGCCATGTTGTAAAGAGCTTCACCCTGCTGGATGTAATCTTCCAATTGCTGAGACAGCAATGTTCCAGTCCAGGGATCAAGAGGTCCTCCAGACCCCTGCTTCTTATTGTCTGGTGCCAGTCTCCACTCTTCTTTTAAGGGAATATAAAATTCAGGCTCAGAAGTTACATATCTTCTACTAGATTCATTCCAAGAATCCATAGTATGATCTGAACCAATTACATACTTCCAATGTTGGCGAGCAACCATCAATGGTGCCTTAAATTCAAATGTCATAAACGCATGTCTGAAAGGCGACATATGATTTTCTCTCGCTAAATAATCAATCAATCTTGCATCGGCCGCTGATAGTTCAATTGATTCTTTTGCAAAAGATGCTCGTGCGGCGTTTGCCACACTAAGATCCGAACCCATTATATCAACTAATCTTACATAACCTTTGTCTAAAACTTTTTTAATGGAGGGTTCATTAACTGAATCATATTCCATTTTCATCTCCTTCATCGTCTATGTCTAAATCAGAGTAATATTCTATCATACATTCGTTAAAGTCTTCAGATATTTTATAGAGTGAAGACAATAAACTACTGTAAATGTTATCTCCATTAGTTATTAATTGTTCTTCTCCATCAACTGAATTTATTAAAACTTCAGATATATGACTCATAGCATCTGATAGCGATTGCTGGATTAAAAGGAGTTCTTTTAATCCAAGCTTTACATCTTTTTCAAAATGATCTGACATATCTTTTAATTCATCTGAACTAACAATTTCAGTAAATATCTTTTCAAAATCTTCATTGTCAAAGTCTTCTTTTTCAGGCATGATATTTGTCACTTAATCGGACAAGCTCCGCCTTCACACTCAAGGTTATCTAATAAATCTATATTGCTTGAGTCGGCAAAATTGATTCCATCTTTAATTTTTGACTTTAACTTATTATATGTATCCAATGTAATTTCTTCATATGGAGCCATAATAAAACCATGATCACTATGAAGAAGGAATGAAACTGACTTTACCTTATTTTTATAGTTCTTTTTCATCCACTCTTGAATTTCGGGAAGCTCTTCTTTACGATAATATACCGTAACACTTACATTATTGTCTGCCCAACTTGTTTGGGCACGAACTACCCATTCTAGTTGCTCTATAGCAGTCAGTTCCTTTGCCAGGGTAGCGTGTTCGGGCGTTTCGCATGGGAACTCCACTACACAAATTGTATGATTTTCCTTGCCATCTAGCCCAATATCGTATTGAACTTTATGACCTTTTTCTCTACAATAATTAACCAATGGATCATTGCTTCCCATGCGTACACGGCGAATATAATATTGCGCGTACGCAGGATGAATGCCGGGAGTAACTCCAGCTAGAAGACTTAATGTTCCACTAGGCTTAACCGTTGTTAATTTAATTGATTTATTAATTTTAATTTCATTTGACCACTTTTCGTCAACAGCTTTAAGATTTTTATAAGCGTCGTCAACCCAAGACAATTGTTCTTCCGTGGCTTGGAGCCAGCCAGTAATGCCTTGACCTAATCTTCTATTTCGCTCAATTACATCTCGGCTCTTTTTGTATGGGTAAGCCAATGTTGTAATAGCTTTTTGCGTCTTATAGAGAAGTGCACTAACATCAAATAGTTCTTCTTTAGAAGAAATATTAGGTAAGAAAATCTCAGCTAAGTTACAAGGCTCGCCGTCTTCTAGGCCAATTTCTCCACATGGATTAGTTCCAATAACTTTATTGTCATTGACCTTTTCGCCAAGTCTACCATTCTTGCGAATTAAATTACGGTTAATCAAACCATACGGCTCACCAGATCCATCATAACCCTTCCAGAATTCATCAATTATTTCGTCATATGAATCTGCGTAGATTGAGTTATTAGAGTTTGCACGCCAAGCTGGGATATCTCCCTTGCCCCAATTCTTAGCCTTTAAGAAGAGGAAGTCATCAGGATCTCCAATGGCGATTTGAGCAGAACGGCGAGCAGAGCCAGCTACTACTATTTTGCCTATTATGTTAGCGATATCTAGGGCATCGATGGAACGAATTTTCTTTCCAACTCTAGCATTAAGAATGTCGCATATATTTAGAATTCCCTCAATCAGAACTTCAGGGCCTGATGCTGTTCCCCCAAATGTCTTGAGAGTTGCGCCATATCCACGAACTAGAATAGTGCTATAAGTAAAAGATTCTCCAGTTTCAAAGTAACTCTTAAGAACTTTACCAAGCAGAGCTGACCAACCATTGCGTGAATCACCTACAATAAAGTCAGCATCGTTAGTTTTTTCATGGCGAACATATCCCACATTTTGTACTTTAGGGAAATCGTGGACGCTAGCTCTTTCGACTGTAAAACCGACTCCACCGCCAACCATTAAATGATCCATTAGGAATTGAAAATCTTCAACCTTTGAGATTGTTGTCATCCAACAGTTCACTAAAGAAACACCACTCATTTTTTCCACCAAGGGTGTCCCTAATTGCCACAAGCAGCGCCCAGCAAAAATACCCTTAAGGTTAAAGATGTAATCAAATAATCTTTCGGCTTCTTCTTTCGTGTAATTCGCCCCAATTGCTTGTGCACCGTTAATACAGCGTTCGATTGTTTCATGCCAGTATTCTTTGCGACCAAGGGATTCAATATCTCTTGAATAAGTTCTGCGATAGACTATTTCCCCTAAACCATTAAAGCCCCAAGGTGCTTTTTTATCTGCGTATGAATTAACGAATTCTTTTGAAAGAATAATATTTTCCATTTGTTATGCTCCTATTTTATTTTCTATTTTTCTTATGTATTTAGGGTTTATTTTAGCTATCTCTGTTGATTTTATCTTGCATATTTGATCTAATGTATACACTTTGTGTATTTGCTTTTCAAAAAAGTATCCACTTCGCCAATTGAATACTTTATTTACAAATACTTTATGATTTACAAACATATTACATATTACTGCTCCACCATAGGCTTTGACAATATTCTTAAATTTATTTTCAATATCCTCACGATTACTATCGTTTATGCAGTCATGACTTACTGCTGACTCATATAGCCAGTTATAAGCCTGCCTAGTCATTGGTGCTATATCAATTGGCTCTACAATACCAAGGGTTATTATTTTATTTCTATTCTTAGATATTTCGAGATCTTCTTTTAGAACATCTATAAATATCTTAAACCAATCATCTCTGTAGAACTGTTTCCACGCAGTACACCAAAATAATAGATTACTAGGCGGGTCTGGTATGGGCGTATTTTCCACTAGAGGAAGTATAGTAGCGCAAGCTACTGCTCGTTTAATGTGGTCTTTTGCTTCAGTTTCGTTACTAAATTTGTTCATTGAGTTTTTCCACAGAGCAGCTATGTGTTCTGACCAATTTATATCTGCTATGTACAGTTTCAAGTACTTTTCTGCAACAGAAAGTGGAAGGCTATTGCTACTAATGGCTTCTTCTATTTCTTTCATTGACATTTAAAATCCTTCATAAAATCGGATAAACACACTAAAAGGTATAAAAGGCTGGCATGAATAAGACAACCCCGCCATTAAGGCGGGGCTGCTTATAGTATTTACTTCCTGCATACACATCATTATAGCATGTGTTACTGGAGACTTGTGTGAGATTACGGATTATTTGATTGTTGCTGCACTTTCGGGATCGCCCATTTTTGTTGCGACCAAACCTTTAACAACACTTATTGCTGCTGCAACCGCAGCTGTGGCAGCTGATTTGATTTCATCAACACCACCTACGGTATATACGGCTATAAAAGCTTGCGCTGCTGTCCAAATAGCTCTTTCTAAAATATCTTTTTGTAATTTATTCATAATACCTACCTTAGGAAAAATTCTTTCTAATTAGCTTCTCTATAAGAAGATGAAAAGTTAAACCTAGCCACACTCCTGTGAATATACTTCCTGTTATTTTATTTTCTGTATGCCTCCAAAAAGCTCGAGTTAGTGTCTCGATTTTTTTGGACTTTATAGCATATATATCATACACTATAATACCAAGGGCTAAACCGCCCCAAGCTATAGCCCCACTTTTTTTATCATCTTTTTCTAAGATGAGTGGGGTGCCAAACATTTTAGAGAGCTTTAGCGGAAGCAACTCCGTTAAATTCCTTAACCTTTTCACGACCATAATCTCCAGTAGTATTTGCTTGACCGTAACCACTAGTGAATACTACGGTACTGGGAACACCTTTGAATTCATTTGGTTGGAAGAACCCGAAAGACGAGGGAGCTCCCTGCGCTTCCGTACGCTGAGCGTGGCCAGTGTTGGCAAAAATGTTAGCTGAGGGGACACCGTCAAATATGTAATTATCATATAAGGCGTAGTCATTGCTTCTATTGATTGCATGTCCAAATGTTGAAGGGAATGCAGATGCGCCAGCTAAGCCTTTGAATTCCTGTGGTCTGAATCTTGCACCATCATACTGTGCGCCGTCTTGGAAGGTTCCAGATAGTGGGTGAATATACAGAGTGGTACCATTGAATAACTGGGACAGGAATCTGTTTCCAGGGAACTGACCGGTGCCAGGAGCAAAATGATTGTCAGGAGCGCCATCTAAAACATGGCTTGTGCTATATAGCGGATAGAAAGAATAAGTGCCAGTGCCCTTAGCCTTTCCTGTCATTGATGTATATGGATTAACCATTCCAGCAGTGGTTCTACCCTTTAAAACTGGTCTAGGTCCTACGTAAAAAGTGGCCATTTATTTTCTCCTTATGAAAACTACGTGACTTTATAGTACAGAAAAATTTCCTTTTTTAAACATTACTCATAATTAATAATTAAATCAGTTAACGTTGGGGCTGTTTTATCATCTAACATATTCAATGTAACCTCTATCCACACTGAGTTAGAGGCGCCAGGATTACTTAAGGTGTAGGTGCCAGAATCGTTATAGATGACTCTATAACTAAAGGCACTACTCATAAGGCTTGAGGGGACATTGTATATTTTAGGAGTGACGTTAGTCACATTTTCAATAACGTCACCGTCTGGTGCAGTGAACTTAATAATTGTTCTGCCACTTGATAAGAACTTTTCATATCTGATATCCAGGTCTGATAATCCATATGTGTAGATAGCTTTTCCGAGTTCAGTAAAATAATTTCTTTGAATAAACTTGATTCTTATTGCAGTTATATCAGTATCTGGGAAAGTGAATGCTACGGGTGGACAATTTCTTATGGTGTCAGCGCCTGTTGTGGACCAACCTCCTGGTGGTACTTTGCCTATGGCTTCTGTAGTTCCATCGTAGTATGCTTTTTTGTTTAAGGGAGTCCATCCATCAGAATCAGCTAGTGCTGGATTCTGCTTAGAACTGTATTCAATGCTGACTAGATCTACACCAAAAGCAGGATAGGGGTTTATCTTAATCATATTAGTTTTTAGCGACCCCGCTGCTTCTGCAGGTATTTTTACATAGAGCATCATCTGTGCTCCAGCCATAGATGTTGACTCAACTATTACATTTCTTTTCCAAACTTTATCAGGAGCATCTAGAATAGCATTATAAATTGGTGTAGTATCAATAACTGCACCGTTTCCATCTACCCCTGCAAAATTTGTATCTATTTTAGCCTTAAAAAACTCTGGCACTACTTGACCGGCAGTCGGGCTAGTGAATTTTAATTTAGAAAATGAACCGCTAGAAACTTTTGGTAAAGAAATGGTATTATATATAGGATCAAAGCTAAGAAGTTCCGTTCCAGATACAGCGAATGAGGAACCAACTAGAGTCGAATAATCTATTTGACTAAAGGAGTGCAGCGAAATAGTATTGGATGTAGCCTCTAAAGCGCTTACTCTATTGGTAAGATCTTCTACAGCTGAGGATAAGAATTTATGATCTTTAATAACTCTTTCAAAAGCCTGGGATAATTTATTATCAATAATGTTAGATTTGTTATAGAGATAAACTAAATCTTTATAATTTTCTTCTACTCTTTCATTGTAATCAGAACTTTCGACAGGACCGTTATATTGATAGTCTCTTTTTTTAGTGTTAAGTATGTCAGCCATATTAATTGCCATTCTCTAATCTTTGTATTTTATTTAGTAAACGAGAAAGTTTAGAACTGATCTTATTCATTACATCTATTTCTAAAGCTTCTTCCACTGAACCATCTTTGTCTATAAAAATATTTACATCATCTATAGAGTAAGTTAATCCATCATTTAAATTTACTGCATTAGTGACATCTGCAGGTTCTCCGATAAGGTAACTTAATTTATTTAAAATATCTATATCTATAGATTCTAGCTCATTTAATATTCTAGTTAAATCTAATTGTAGAAAATTAGTTTCCAAATTTTCACATTGACTTTCTCTACTTCCTCTAAATCTTACCCTATTTACTTGAAATAGTGGTTCCCTAATTCTTTGGGTAATTTTTGGATTATTATAAGTTGTAGCCATTTTTCCTCTTATCAACTATCATTATGTTTAAATTTAACTCTAATAGAATCTATTAAAGGAGTTTGAAGTGGATTTTCATACCTTATTAAATCTGCCCTATATCTTACGGCGGTAACCGTATCTAACGCATTCGAATAGTAATTAAGCAAAGATTTTCCAGAGATTTCTCTTGAAGACAAAATTTCTCTTCTTGTATAAAAGGGAGCTATTGTGAATAAATTAGCGCTTATATCTGATCTTCTTTTGAATTCCATGGGATCTAAATATGAGAAATAATTCAAGAACATAGTTCCATAGTCAATCAAATTTTTATTAGACATTAAATCAAAATTAATAAGTCCGGAAAAATTCTTATCATAAGTGACAACTATATTATTAATTCCAGTAATAAAGTTCCATTCAATAGTAGAAGAAATTACACCGGACGGCAGGTCAGCTATCAGATTACCATTTAAATATATTGCTAAATTAAAATCATCTCTACTTTTTGTAACTTTGTGAGATACTTTATATTCTTTAGTTGTTAATAATTTTGTTTCCATTAAACCAACTCTTACACCATATATCCCTGGTGCTATATTGCTAATTTGATCTTTTACAATATCTGTATTTAATTCATTAACATCATTAATGGCTATTTTTTCTGTCCAAATATTTAAAGATTTATAATATTCTACATTTGAATTTCCAGGTGTTATATGATAGTGCTTATAGCAATTTAAATCAGCTAAAATATATGGATCTATAAATTGATCGCTAGCATTGACGGCCTCAATGCGGTACACTTCTTTATCGGTACCAGGCAGAATTGTTGGATTAGCCTCATTAACATTTTCTGGATTAGGATTAATCGGAATAGAGCTTGAATCCTCACCCGGAACACCTATGTATCTTGATTGTACACTTGAACCACTAAGGTTGACAATTTTTTGTGCAGTGGCGTTAGTCGATGAAGTTGGTTCGATAGGTATCCAATTGAACTCAGCAATTTGTTTAGCGCTTGTGGTATCGGCTGCAACGTAATATTTTATATCTGTTCCAGACAATATTTGATCTTTCGTTTCAATTGAAACTGAATTGATTGTCAATTTATTATTGTCTGAAACTGGAATTGAAATTGGAGCAGAAACTATTACTGCTGATTTATCATAGTAGTCTGCATTTATTACTAACTCTCTAATCCCAAATTTATATGTATAGGGATTTATTGAATTATTTTCTATTTGATCTGGTTCAGTTTTATAAATAATTATCATTATTTTACTATAAAAATCAGCTGGGATAGTAAAAGAGAATCTATTATAATCTGTTTTTGAGGTTTGTGATCTCATTTGCTCCGGCTTATTTGTGTCCGTCGGCGTTGCCGTTACATAGATCGCGCATGGTGCTGATGTCAATAATGATCCGCTAATTTTAGACAAATTATATGAAGTATTAATTGGTATATTTAATGTCATCACGACCACTGATGGTTCTGGGGAGTTATGAGTATAAGACCAGTATGTATCATTAAGTCCATCAAAAACAGATTCAAAATCTTGAACATCGACGTTATTGACTACGGGTTGATTATTTGACATAATACTATACGTCGCATTTGAGGACGTTATGGTACTTGTTGTGAGCGCATTAGAAATACTGTTGGTTATTTTAGGTATACTAACATTGCCATATAGTGTATCAATATATGCGGACGTCATATCCATATCAATTGTATCTAAGTTAGAAAAACCTTCTAAATAAGAATAAAAATATCCATCTGAATTTGAGTTTGCAAATATTAAATCATCTATTTTATTTTCTAATATTTTTCTTTTACTTTTAAGATTATCTAATCTATTATTTAAAGCTGTAACAATAGAAAATATTTCTTGGTTATTTTCATTCACACAATCATATAATACTTCAACATTAAAAAGTGTATTTGCCATTAACTCATTTATTAGATTTACATCTGTTTTAGCTACTATGTCTAGCTTTGTGTAGTCTAATGGAATCGGATTTCCAAATTTATATATAGAAAAATACTCTCCAAAAACTTTTTTAATTTCTAGTTCAGAAGGTTTTTTTCCTTGAGAATATAAAATTTTATATATATTTCCTAAAAATTTTCTTTTTTGGATAGATGATATATTCATTACTTTTTGACCTTTGCTATTAACTCGTAAGAATAAATTAATGGAGTTATATTTGTATTTTTATTCTTTATCATTTCTATTTTAACATAAATTTTATTAACAATATTTGGGACCTTAGGACTATTCAAATATGCTACACCGGGAATTTGATATGAATCAGGAATATTTTTATTAAAAACAATCACCTCTGCTATACCCTGGGTGTCTAATTGGACTGGAGAAATTTTCATCCAGTTGCTTCCATCAGCTGAAATATAATAATTAATATTTATTTTATTAGAAAAAGTATTATCAATATTTGTCTCAACAGATAACATTATTGCCTCTACGGGGGCATCAAATAGGTATGGTGTAGAGACTATTTCTGCCTGATCAGCGTATGTCTCATAGCTAACGCTTATATCCCTTATTCCTATGGCCAATCTTTTAGCTCTATACATCTCTGTTTCTGCTGTAATTGGAACCACTGGTTCCAAAGTTCTTCCTAGACCAGTATGCGTAATGTATTCAACAGCGGGATTTATGATATTAAGAAGCTCAGAAGCGGTGGGTAATGATGATGAACTTATGCTAACAAAATTAGTTCTAGATATTCCTGTCACAGTTCCAGGCACTGGGGGCGTTCCACCGGTAACGGTGTATTTGATGCTAGTTGAACTAGTAATTTCAGACACTCTTACTGACTGAGGTGTTCCACCAAATAATTTTCCAGTACCATCTGTTGCAGTAATATAAGCTCCAACTTCGAGAAGTTGTACGTCTGTCATTCCAGTTATGGTAGCCGTCCATGGGCCAGCTCCTGCGACTGAACTGACGGTACCAGTAGTACTTATTGGTTGCTTTATACCATTGATAAATGATATAACAGATTGATAATCTTGATTAGCATCGCTTTCTGATTGAAAATACTTTACTGGTCTTGGATCATCTGCATTTGGGGGTGCTTCAAAATCTGGAGATTCCTTCCATTGAATGTATCTATCTGGGTCATTTAAATCTGTAGTCCAATTCTGGAAATATACTTTTTCACCATCAATATCAAAAGTGATAATGTAGGCATTATACACAACTGGCTTTTTCTTAAGTGTTACTTTAATCGAGCCAGGATTGTTTGTATTTGCCTTGAACTTATTGGGTTGATGTAAAGGAGGAATTATTATATCTTTATTATATGTCACCTCTTCATAAATGTCCCTACTGAGGACATCTGGATTAAATCTACTTAACCCATAAAATGGGCTTTCTGTTTCTTCATCTTGAGGATAATTTGGTTTCCAATATAGGTGCTTAATATCTATATCTTGTATTGAATCTTGTTCAAAAATTACTTCAACTTTTAGTATTTTTCTTTCAGAGAATTTAACTGTAGCTTTATTGTAAAAATAGTTTTGTGCTGATTCAATAGTTAGTGGAGCAAATGATGAACCGATAAATATGGCTTTATCCAATATGTCTTCTGAGGTACCATCTTCTTTGAATATTCTAATTTGATTGACTTTAACGAAGTTAGACGAACCAAAGTAGGGGACTATATCAATAGAGTTTGCATTTGTAGCAACATTTGATTCCATAACAACGGTTAGAACTAATGGCTTAGTTAAGTCATAGTTAGACCAATTAGTTAGAGAACCTGCGCCCTGAGTTACATCTGATCGAGTTCCAGTTACGTAAGAAAACTCATTATCCGATACTGTATTCTTATTTACTGGACCACTATCCCTATCTACATTTAAGGCTTCATACTCAAAGTAAGTTAATGGATTTGAATCCATTATACCAGCTACAGAACTAATTGTTGGATTTGATTCAAAAATATACCTATATGAAGATGTCCCATCTGAACTGGTAGACCTAATAACTTGATGATTGTTTCCCATAAATCCATCAGATGAAGTAATGCTTACCCGATTAGGCGACCATAAACGACTTTTTACTATAGGTAAAGAAAAGGAACCATTGTATATCTGTGGATTAAAATTAATCTTAACCCTATTGAAATCTACTTGATCTGCGTTATCAAAAGAGTCACCTAAATACACAACATCATTTGATGGACTTTGGGTGTACATCTGTAAAATTTTTGCTTTTGAAGCTATTCTTTCGGCGTATCTTTTTTCATTTTCTATCTCAGTAGAAAAAAGATTGAATGTATTAATTGTTTTAGCGACAAGGTAATCTACATGTTCGGCAATTACATTCATATCATTTGCTAGGTCTTTAGAAAATTTATTAATTTTAGAGGAGATGGGTGGTTCACCCTTTATGTATGGATCAAATTTAGTCATTGGTCCAGAAATGCCCTGATATATTTCAGACAAAAGTTGATTGTATTTTTCAATTCTTTCTTCATTTGTTTTAAAAGAATTTGTTTTTTCTAAGATCATAAAATCTCTAATCTTTAAAAAGATTTGATCATATGCCATTAGGTTTGATGAAACTTGTGCCATAATATTTCCTGTCAACTATTCTTAGCTACTGATGTTAATCTGTCATAATTCGAATCAAATGTTGCTGTCTTAATTTTCAACAGAACTGAGTCAGCCTTAGCGGGGATGTCTAAGTTGGGGATATTCTTTCTCATAATTAATCTGAATCGTAAATTATAAGGAACATATTCATACAAAACTCTAAAATTGGAATTAATAACTTTATTGAAAGTAATATTTTTTCCACTTTGAATAAATAAAGTTAAATTAGTATCGTAGAATTTTGCGCTGTATTGACTATTGGTATAATTCGTCATATTTATTGCGTATGTTCCATCTGACAATAATATTTTAACAGGATTATACCCGGTTCCTGCGCTTCTGAATATAGTGCCTATTGTCGATCCATACGTAGCATCATTTAAATATCTCTCATTTATATATGGAGTATATTCTAAACTAATTGATCTATTCGAATCATTTTTAGCAAAAGCCTGACCTGGGCCAGAATTATCGCCATAATTTTTTGTTATATCTTCATACAAATTATATTTAATAAAATCTATTTCATATGGATCATACATTACTGTATCCAATGAATACGATACGCAGAAAATACTTGCTGGCCCAAAAAGAGATCTATCCGTAATGGTAACTTTATTTGACACTACGTTAAATGAGTACTGATTAGTATTACATCTAAGGCCATCTTTAAATAGTACTAGAGATCCGCTCAATGCTCTAAATCTTAATTTAGCTGAAAAATCTGTAGTGTCAAAAAATATTACTTCAGAATCAATTGAAGTTTCAGAATTAAATGCTATAGGCACCCAATCTAGTTCATTGTTAGGACTTTCTTTATTTGAAATAGAAAGTTCATAAGATAACAAGTTGTTTAGATTAAAACTTGCTGCCTCATTATTAACTGAACTTTTAATAACTTCAGCTTTACTTTTTACTGCTAATATCTGACCATTTACTGGAATTTTTCTACTGACAAAACAAGACTTAGCGACATTTAAAGAATCACTTTCTAAAAATTCTATTGATTTTAGAGAAAAAATATACTCATAACAATCTGGAGCTTCCTTGGTTAGAAGATCTAATACTGCGTCCTGCGCAGTTCCATGCGAACTAGCTTGTGTATAGAATTGATATTTTTGATCTGACATATTATTGCTATTGCCTTGCAATATATTTCCAGGGTAAGCTAGTGTTTGTTGTGGGTTTTTGGTTATTGATGATTCTACAAAGTAATTAGAATACATATTAGAATAATTAGTATCTAAATTAGATACTATATTGTAAAAGAGATTTTTAAATATTGGCGAATTAAATAATTTACCTCTGTCGCTTAAATCAAAATTATTTGCCTTAAATATTTCATCCGAGATCATCTTAGAATATTCATCAAGATCTTTAGGAAATCTATAGCTATAATATTCGTTTTCTACGTTTTTATTTTTAGACAAACCATTAACTGTATTATTTCTTTTGAAATGCCAATAAACCAAGTCTTGCATTAAGCTAAATTTTTTACTTCTTTCATTTAATCTTTCGTTAATAAATGACTGAATATTTTTTGAATTTAGTTCAGAAGTTATTGGTGCCAGTTTAGTTCTGATATAAGATGATTGATTAAAGATAAATATAAATTTATTAATTATTCTTTTGTCAAAAGATATTTCTAATCTTGAATCAAGATTTTTTGGTGTAGACAATAATAAATTGTACGACTCCGCCGCATTTAGATTCGATGAGTTTGTATTTGGCGGATTAAAAGCAACGATCTGCAGCAGTTGCAATCCGTTTCCGAGGTTTGGATTTAGTCTTATCGTATCAATGTTAATCCCAGAAACAAGCTCTACTTCGACAGCTGTTTGTGCTCCGTTAATTCTACTATAATCATAATTTAAATATTTTAAATAATTAATTATATTTGAAGTTAAAACTATTGGACTTTTAATAGTTAAATTCCAAGAATCTTTTAGATTATCATTAAATAAATTATTGAAATTACTATCAGTAGTTATATAATTTGCATAGTTAGAAGCTATATTAATTGATTTAATATTGTTCATTATATTTTTATTAGAATAAGAATTTCCCATTTTAAGAATTCCACTAACAGTATCTATGAAATAATTCCCACCATTCACAAACGGCGCATTATCTCTATCTGGAATAGTAAAGTTAGACCCGTCATAAGAGTAATCATATAGGCTGTTATCAAATTTTTCAATATAATTAGCATTATATAAATCATCTTTACCTGAAATATATTCGTAATTGTTAATAAAAATTTCTAGATCATTGATATCTTTGTGAATTTTTTCTATTTCAGAAGAAAGGACATCTATCATGGAATTTAGTGCAAGTCCAGCTGAATTGGCTCCATTATATAAATTGTTTAAACGCAAAGAAGAATCTCTGAAAAGCTCAACTAAGACTTCTTTATTTAAAGTGGTCAAACTTCCAATAGAAGCTGCTGCAAAATTATTTCCGGCAGTGAAACCAGATAATCTTTTGATTAAAGAACCAATCTCAATTTTATTAACCTTCATGTTTTTAATTAAAGAAGTTACAGTAGTTTTACTGAAACTGGAAAATGAATTAATTGTGTCAGGTAAATTTCTCAGCATCTCAGTTCCAACTGTTCCCATCCATGTCTTGAAGCTCGTAAGCTATACCAGCTGTTAGATTATTGGATATAATATTGTAAATTTCTTTTTGGTCTACAAAATAATCTTTAACTTCTTTTGGTATTCTAATTATAACATACCCACCCTTATTGTAGGCTTTGCCAGATGGGGCATAGACGTCCCAGAAAGATAGTACCTCGGGAATTGCTTCTAATAACTCATAATTTGTTTTATCTACAGTTATCCCTCCACCCTTTAACCTTAGGTCTACAGTCTCTGGCGCTACGCTATATGGATTATTGGTTACGTAAATAGTTGCTATTGGTAGAGCGAACGGATCATATTCGGACGATCTATTGTCAAAAATGGCTGTATCGTATGTGAAGTTAATGGCGGAATCATATAAATAATCATCAATTTTAATTAAATTATTTGTATTATTTTGAATATTTTGTTTTTTATAGATATTTTTTGGAAGTACATAAATATACAATGGTTGATTATAATAAATATTATTAGAATTTAAAACAGGATTCAATGGAATTGGCACTCCATTTATGTGATTAAGCAGAATATCCCTATTGACTGTCGTGTAGTTAACTTTAACCAATTGAGAATCTTGAGGTATCATATTCTTATTGAATTCTACTAAACCACTATAGCAATCAATATCTCTAATTTGTGAATATGCAATCTCTACCCATTGCGAAGATACGGATTCTCTAGTGTAAATTTTAATTTGAGGTTTAATAATTCCAACTATTGAATTTCTATTATTCGTAGGATGATTCCAAGCTAAAATCGGCGTGGAGCTTACCTGAATTTTATTAGAGCTAAGTATCAATGGAGATTCATTAACAATGTCCTGATGTCCGAAACCAAATAGTTCTGAGGAGGGGGGTTCAAATTCATTAACTGTTGTGTACTCTGCGTTTAATTCTTGATCAATATAATTCGCTTTCCATCCAGTCCATTTACGTTCAGAAGAAATAGAAATCTTTTTCCAGAAACTTCCGGTAGTTAACCGCAGTGGCCACGCATCAAACTTAGATAAATTGTCATTGATTTTTCCTACTTTAATAGCAGAATTAGAATTAGTTTTGACAGAATATACTGGGACTATTGTTCTAAGTGGAACATTTACTGGCTTGAACGTTGTGTTTAATGTTGGACCAATGTATTCATTTTTATTTTGAGTATTGCCGTCCGCATCTATCGCGCAGACTCCAATAAATATATTGTTGACACCTCTAGATAGAATATCTATATAAGTTATTTGATTTCCTAAAAATTCTTTTTCTAGAATATCATAAAAACCATAAATGAATCCATCTTGGTTTTCTATTTCATTTTTTACTATAAATGAACCGTATCTTAAATCTATCTCTTCACTATTTATTGAAGATATTCCTGTTAATTGCGTATTGATTTCAGCTGAGGTCGGTAGTCCATAAGGCGATCCACTTTGATTGCATAGCAATAAAATTCCATCATTCACATCTACTGAGTTTCTTGAATCAGAAAAAATACGACCGTCAATTGTCCTAAGTTTGTACCCAGTTGCTAAAGAATTGGTAATATTAAATATTTGACTTCCACTATAATAAGTAGCTGACGTAGTTAAGCTATACTGGTTACCTGATGCTGTTAACGTTACAGGGTTTCCCGTAACAGTAATCCCGTTAGAAGTTACTGTAGTGATAGCTGCACTATTTAGTGTTACTGATGTTGGCGCACTTGCAAAATTTATCATCAGATTATCAAAAGTATGAGTTTCATTATCATCTAGCTTATATTCACCATTTGCAAAAGTCTCAGTTTTAGTTCCCTCAAATATTTGTGGATCAGAATAGGTGATCGAACTAACATAAGAAGCACTCCTAGTTAGGTTAGAGGTAGTATATGTCTTGCTGGCATCCAAGGCAGTTGTTACGTTATTGTGAGTCTCTTCAGAGACTACTATTGCAGTTACAAGAGTCTCTCGAGCAGGCACAGTAACCGTCTGATCGCCAGGATCGACGTCCTTAATGGTAGTTCCATAAGCTTCAATTGCCTTAATGCCAAAACCTTCGCCATAGCCGTAATACGCAACTGATCTTCCAACAACCGACACCCACATGTACTTACAGTCTTCTGCTGGCATTCCGCCCATCTGAATAACAACATCTCGATTGAATGCATTTGCGTTTATAGAACGCAAATTTGTTTTGAATATATCTTTCCCGAAAGAAGAGGACCATCCATACCCAACAATACTAAAATTTTTCCAAAGTGGATTATCATCGGCTTGAATTTCTATTGAATTTACAATCTTTAATTTTGAAGTATCTACTTCAAAGAATATAATATCTCTAGCTTCACTTGGCCCGCCAAATCCTGTAAAAGTTATTTTCCTATATGTTTGATTGCTTTCGAGACCTGACGCAACAACGGTAGCACGAGCTGCTTGCATGTACTTAATAACTTCTGGAACTTTAGTTACATCTCTAGCCCAAGTTATCCAATTATCAAAATTAGCTTCATTCTTCCAAAACTTAGTTAAATACCATTTAGTTTCACTATCAACTTTGCCATCTTCGTATAATTGCTCGTTGTCTATTTGGAATTTTTTTACTGCCGCCTCAGTAAGTGGACCATAGATGCCATCAACTACTGATTTATATGAGCCATGAGCAGCCAGGGTAAACTGTATATATTTTACATATTCACCAGTTGGTGTCCGATCAGATGTCCATATCTTAGTGTCTTTATGAATATCTATATCGCCAGTATATGGGAAAACATTATTTGCATTGGAAGTATCCGTTGGCCTCAAGAATCTTAGATCATCAATAGCTGATTCAAAATTTATGCAGCTGGCACTAGTTGATACTATTTCTCCACTGGGTAGGGTAGGATTAGTGGGGGTTAATCTTACCGATTTTAGTTGGGCACTGAATGTAGCCGTTAATCCAGTACTTAAAGTTACATCAAATGCTACGGGCTTATCTACTGCTCTAGCATAGTTATATTTAGATGTTAAATTAAATGGATAAGATCTAAAAGAATTTAATACATTTAATTCATTATTTAATCTTCGTGTACCAGAAGTACTATATTGACTATCAATAACTGCGTAGGCGCCAAAATTACTTGGTATTGTTAGCTGCGGCGAAACTTTATCTGTATACGCGTAACATTTAATATTTGGATCTGTTACTTTAAATAAATAATAAGATGAAGGTATATTTTCATTATTAATATTTGTACTGGTATTGACTACTGTCGTATTACTTATTATGACATCAGGATTTGTGACCTCTATGAATATTTCAACATTAGATGACGATAAACTTTGAATTATTTCCCTTTGTGCAAGTGGCAAAAAACTACTTAAGGATGATTTATAAAAATCAAATATAGAGCTATTATTATTGATAATAGCTCTAGCATATTTAGATTCTAAATTATTAATTAATACCTGTGTAAAATACTGTTCTTTTTCATCATCAAACAACGCATTTTGATCCATAGTCCATGACGAATCCCACTGCGTAATAAAATTATATAAAGAACTTCTGATATCTATTGAACGAGTTGCTTGACTCCTGCAATATAAAGCGTAGGAAACTATATTGTACAATAATTTAAAAGGACCCTCAACGATACCAGAATACAATGTAGTTCCACTTAGATCCGCTGCAGTGGGGCCATAGTTCGAATCGGCTACTTGCTCCGGACTATTTATGCTATAAATAGAGTTGCAATATGGCATTAGTGGGAAGGTTGTTCCAATAATATTGCCTCGAGATAATGAATCTCCACTATTCGGATAGGCCAATACTACACCTGCGCTATATGTGGATGTAGAACTCGCGCCTAAATTTAGGAATGAGTTTACTGTTGCTGCATTATTGAAATATTTATAGTTCTTATAGGCGTTTCCCCTATATGAATAATTGGATCCATATATTCCATAGTTGTCTTTTTCAAAGATACCATCTTGTATTGTCCATCCACCATTTTTAGTATTATCTAATAAAACATTAGTATCTACAGTATCTATATAGTTGGATGAAGTTGTTGCTGAACTTAAGCTTAATTGTGGATTTAGTACTGTGGCATTGCATGTCCCACTGCTCATATCAAGAATTAAAGTTCCATTTTTTCTTAGAAATTCTTGAATTTTGGCGTTTTGATTTGCTGTTATTGATACTGGTGGAGACCAAGCTAAAACATCAAAATTATTAAGATCATCAATAGAATCTATATCGACCTTCCAATAAGAGGCCAATGTTTTGTCTGTGCCTGTTGCGTTGGGATTAACGAATGTATATTTAGCCAAATTAAACGGAGAGTTTTGCAACCTTGCAAAAACATATGGGTTAACAGTAGAATTATTTTCTTGAGTTGATGAGCTATATAAAACTCCTACCTTAACAGTTTTTTGTACAATAGTGCCAGAAGAATCTACTTCTGAACCATAGTTAACTTGATCAAAATTAATATTATTTCTTGTCCTGGCAATCATTCGCCAGTTAAAAACTTCAAAACTTCTATAATCTTTAATGGCTTTTGACGGTACAACTATTTGATATCCACTTTGTTGGTTTACTTGGGAAATTAAAGTGCGATATTTATGATCTATTTTTGTAATAGAAAAATTATTTTTATCTTTATAGTTATCATCTATAACAAATGACTCTTCTGGAATTTCGTAAAAGTATGGAATGGCATTAATTGTTTCAGTATAATTTATATTTAGATTAAATATGTTTGCGTTGTCATCGCATTCTACTTTGTCGTATACTAATTTCAAATTATTAGGTTCATCTGAATCAAGAAGCACTATAATTCTATAGGGAAATTGATTGTTTGCAAAATTATTTAAAGTTTTAAATGGTTCTAAAAGAATTCTGTATTTTTTGATATTAGTTATTGGGTCTACATATTCTTTGTTGTCTGCACCCAAAACTTTTATATTAAGATCTTTAATTGATTCAAACGGAACATATTGCTTTAAGGATATTAAAGATATATTTGCCGGACCAGTAATAAAATATCTACTGATGTACATATAGTGAACAAAGTCACTTGCGTCCGTTTTGGTAATATCTATTTTTTCTGTGTCTGTTGGTCTGTTTAAGAATATATTTCCAACAGTAATATCATTACTTGGAAAGTTATAACTTCCATCTATTTTTTTTAAGAAACCTAGCTCGTCAGCAAAGACTATGGTTGCCTTTAATCCGTCTTCATTTGTAATTCTATTTTCTTGTATACTTCCAGATATATCAACCATAGAGATGTTGCTGCGTGGGCTTACCTTCGATGAGGAAAACCATGATATACCAGCAGCTTCCGTGGGAATATTTTTGCCAATTTTAACTGACTTTTCATTGCCATCTGTTGTTAAATTTTCAAACTTTTTCATTACTGTTCCTCATAATCTGGATGAGAATTCTCTAAGGTTGTTATATATTCTGGAGTTGATCCAAATAGCTTTAATTGATATTGATCAAATTTTCTTAATGGAACCCATTTTTCTGGAATCCAATTTGGTGTAGCGCCATTTGCAATAACGCTAGAAGAATCTGAATGCTTATACACGAAATTAGGAGTTGCAGTTAGATCTGAACCAGCCTGCTTGCTGTGGATGAATGAACCAGGTAAAGGCAGTCCTTCGCTAGCATACTGCACGTTATCATAAGCTTCATTCCAATAAACGATATCACCAGATATAGTAACGGCAGTTAGTGATAAATCTTCCCCATCATTTATTAATAAGTTTCTGACTATAGTTGGATCATCAATCTCAATCTTAAGGAACCAGTGACCAGGATTGGTATTCGATTCAGAAGTAATATTATTGTTTATTGCAAAAGTGCCGTCAGAATTGGTTGTTATACTATCTGCGGGAGTTCCGTCAAAGAGGTCTAACAAAGTTCTTTCCTTAATCCAATTTAGATCTATTACGTGTTCAAATGGTCTATTTTTCCAATAAACCCTACCTACAATTGATACATTTGTTAGCCCGTCAGCTTGGATCGAATACCTTACTGGTGTTGCTTTTACCTGTAAATGAAATTTATTATTCATATGTATTTTAAATGGTATGACTTTTTGATATCCAGCGGTTGGTGTATCTGTAATGCCAGAAATCAATATCGAACTTTCATCCAATGTGGCAGGTATGGAGCCAGTGTATCTAACTATAGTAGTTGCAAAACCATTATCGTTTGTTTGGACTTGAGGGTCTTCAGCGTCAATCTCTGTGCTATAAATGTCAAACGACATATTTGGTTTTAAGTTTCCGTTAATATCATAAGATACTATTGATAAATACATTAAATCTTCTGCTGAATCAGTTATATGTGCTGGTGATAGGTAGGCGTCTATCGATCCATATTCATATTCATTAGTATCAATGTAAACATAGCCTTCTTCTAAGGGATTACTAACTTGATTTATATCAAGGTCTATATTGTTATGGTTATTCATATAATCTGATTCATAGATTATCTCATAAGAAGGAGTAGGTGACACAGTTGAAGGGGTAGTGGACAAGTATAAGTTAGCTACGTAAGAATCTTTTGCGCTGGAATAGACATCTTTATCTACATAAAAAGCGTTATTAACATAATATACGACTTCGTATTCTCTACCCTGGACTGATGGGGTAGCCTCTGAGAATGGCGAAATAACATTAGTTGCCGTACTCAAATTATTATATAAAGTTTTTCCTGTATATAAATCTTTTACAGATATTTTAGATATATTTTCATATGCCAGATATAAAGAGTTGCCACTATTTCCAAGAATATTTTCAGTATTATAAAAACTTGCCTTACCTGGTGTAGCTGAATCGGTAAATATTAAATTTCTATACTGAACAGCTGGTGTAGCTGAATCATTGGCGACATTTACTATTATAGGTGCACCGAATCTAGGTATAGAAGTTAATTCAATATTAAAAAACTTTCCAGTATGATTTTGGGTTACTGGATTAGCATAAATATAGTGTTGGTCTTGATCAAGATATAACCAGCCGGTATTTAATCCAGTAAGATATGAACTCTCATTTAGATTAGTTCTCTTGGCATTGACGTTCACATATGTTTTTTCACTTGACGATATTGAGGAGTTTAAGCTATCTAGTAGTACCTCGGGATTATCTACATAAGCTTCTATGCTGTTCGGTGTTGCTGCAAGTTTGACATAATTGATATCATATATATCTTCTAAATCTAAATTAAAAGAAGTTCTATTTAAATCAATAGTCTGCAAAAATTTATCTTGATTATAGAAATAATTTTTTGATTCATTTATCTTATTGTAAGTATTATTATTTTCATCAATATAACCACTAAATACATTGGGCGTTGTGGTGGCAGTGAATATATCATTAGTAATCTTATCGAATGGATAATGAGACGAAGGGGTTGCAGCGTCAACGAGTATATAATTAGGAGTAGTAGAAGAGAAGTTAATTGTTGCAGATGTTAGATAGTCTTTAGATCCTATCAAAGTGTTATTTGATGCATAAAATCCATACTTAATATTTGGAGATGATGGAACCAAGTATGAGTTTTGGGTATATGGATCTATTGCATATCCGCCATGAGAAGAATATGATCCAGAGCGATAAAGATCTTGTATTGCTGGAGTAGCTGCATTTATGTATAGATAGTTTAGGGATGAACCTGGTGGATATATGATCTTATCTAATAAATCATCTTTAAAAGATATAATTTTATTTTCTTTGCCGGAAGCAGATATATCATTTACGGAGTTTAATACAATATTAGAAGTTAATACATCAGAATTTTTTACCTCTTGCTTAGTTTCATAAACAGTGGATCCAATTCGTAGATTTGCATTTGTATAGTCTATATTTGGTGATGTTAATGTGGTAGAGGTGCTAGGGCTTGGGTCGGATACATATGCTATGGGTGATGTGTTAAAAGAAGCTCTATAACCAGCAACTTCGATTGTATCGTATGACTGTGTTCCCTGATTCCATCTAACACTATACGTAGTCTTAACGCTGGCTGCGTCATAGACACTAATTGAATTTGATGCTGGGGTAGCCTCTGTATTATAATACACGTCATTTGTTACTTTATTTCTAAACTCAAGATCGGTTAAAGTTAATCCATCTTGGTCAAATATTTTTATCAGACTAAATTCTGGACTTGCAGAGTGAGTAGATAAGAATCTATTTCCAACGTACATATCATCTCTATCTAGATAAGATAGATTGGTATAAAAAGTATTTGTTGCTGCATAGTTATCGTGGGGCGGTATAACAATTTCGTATGCTACTGCTACTCCTATGCTTTCGAACGGAACGGCAGTAAAAGACCGCACTGGACGCACGCGGATCGTGGGGGTCATCTTGTCGATGTTGGCGGACTGATTGCCGTTGGAGAAATTCTTGTACCACGCGAAGACGTTGCCGTTCTCAGAAGAACTCCAATAGGTGAAAGTAGAAAAATCGTCGCCAAGAGCAACACGGTTTGTATAAATTTCGGCAAGTTCATCTTTCGACGGCAAGAACCAATCTGATTGTCCGCCAGAAACTAGTTCACTACAATACACTGCGGCCGATGTTGCTGCCACATTTCCTGATTGAGCAACAATATCAATAGTATTTTGTGCACCCGTACCAATCGCTGTACCGTCAGCGCCAGAAGCTGCCGAATACTGGTTCGCGCCAGTAGACCAAGTTCTTTGTACTTGTGTTGATACTGGAGCTACCTCAAAATATCTACCCGTAGAGTTTCCTGCCGTAGATGGGGTAATAAAAATCTTGCCACCACCAGGACCAATATCCCCAATTGCGTAGGATCCGGTACCAGCTTTTCTTCTGGGGGCTTCGTAATCTGAAACTGTTCTAGTATAATTTAAATACCAAGAATAATGGATGTCTACTGGAGAATATACATACGAGGGGGTACTACTTATTTTTGTTCCGCCAATTTCAATATGTCCAGAAAATGATACCGTTGCTGATTCAACTGGATCTATCATTAACTTAGCGTCGTCAAAATCACCAACACCTGGTTGATAGTACTCAGCTGGCAGATCTGTATCTGTATCGTAAATTGCTGCAATTCGGCTTATACCTTCACCTAGTGTTCCAGCATAATCCCATACTCCATCGCCCCAATTAACATATCCTAAATTACTTGGATATTTAATATTCAATTCTTCTACTAACTGCTTAAAGGCTGGAAGTGGCTTACCATCTTCGGAGAAATAATCTGCTGAAGATTCAATATCAGATATTTCTAAAATCTCTGGAGTTGCGCCTGAATAATCAGAATCCGGCGTGGAACCGTATGCTCTCCATAGGTCTAACTCTCTTCTAAGAGTTTTCTTGTAGGCGTCCATAGAGACACCAGGAATGTTCTTAGTGACATCTAAAATTCTTTTTCTATAATTAGAGTTTGACTCTAGATTAAGTCTCGGCAGGCTGACTCGAGCACCAAATTCATCAAAGTCATTATATATATTTAAAGGGTCTTGACCATATGTGGTGTTATTAACTTTTAATATTGAAAAATTTCTCATTGTTATTATTTGACGATCCACCGCATTATAATAAAATACATAATCTGTAGATCGAGAACTAAAGAATTCCAATAAAGAAGAAACTCTACTCAACGGTATATCATCGCCAACTATTGTATTGATATTAGCTGGAACATTATATGATACATAACACCATGCTAGTTCATTGATATCTGCGCTATTGATATAGGCATTAATTCCATATAGATCAATCTTACCGGATATATAATCTAAATTTTCTCCAACTAGGGCATTTAGAAATGCACCGCCAGTTGAGTTGGGGGTCGCTAGACTCGGCGTAGCATCGGCCATTGAGTCTTCGAATAATGCTGTCCAAGAAGGAAATCTTTTAAGAATATTTCTTACAGAATTAGATATTACTGGAGAAATTGGATTATAAATTCCTATTTCTAAATAAAATACTAAACCAAGTTGATTGATGTTTATTTCATCAGCATATATTTCAAGTTCTACTTTTATATATGGCTTTGCATTTCTGATAAAAATAGCGTTGGTATCTCCACGAAGGGAAGATTTTAGCCACGGTCCATCTTCATCATCTGACTCATACATCTGAATATTAAAAGTGGGAGATATAGTTCCTGGTATATTTGTAAAAATATGCCTATAACTTAGAATATCTATTCTTGAAGAAGTGTCTATAAACCTTTGAACGTTAGGAGTGGCTTCTTCGTATATTATTTCTCCAATGTCTGTCATATATATAGCGTTGGAGGTTAGCGGAGTATGGCCACCCAATGTAGATGGTGAAGTCAATTCTGTTCCGACGAATGTTTTATCACCTATCAAATCTAAGCCAGATGGTGACCTTATAGATGAGTAGTTCTTATACTGATTATTGCTATATAAATTTATAGAGTCAGTTGTCCATATATTGCCAGATTTATTAAAATCAGAACTTTTTAAAAGTAACAAATATTGCTTCATGCAAAAACCTTTTTAATAATTAGAAGATCCTATTATAACAGAATATATATTCACACTTCCAGCTGTAACGTATTCTTTTATACTATTTGGCATAAAATCTCTTAATGGTAGCTCTTTGCCATCAGCTGTAAATGTATTAATAGTGACGCCTCTTACAAGATCGGAAGAAAGCTTTATTTGTTGTTCTATTTCAGATAATGAAACAGTATTTCCAATAGTCATAGAATTTAAATATCGCTTAACAAACATCGCTGCCTGATTTCGCACTCCATTAATTATAGTATCTGAGTTACCTGAGGGAATGGTTATTGTAGCTGAAACGTTAATGCTAATTTTCTCTGCTACTCTTACATTGAATCTGACACCAACAGGCTTAACAGCACTGATTGCACTTAGAATTGCTTGTGGCAAAGCTTTGATCGCAGATGAAACCTCAGGAACTACAATGACGTCACATGACCCTATTCCATAAGAGGCTTCACGTATCCTTACGTCTTTCACTCCTTTAACCGAAAGGGCTGCAAATCTTACGGATTCGACTGTGCCTGGAGCCTTAGTCTTCATGGAAGCTAGTATTCTTCTACGATAATTATCATCAGACTCTGATGTAATATTGGAGTAAATTTCCTTGGGGTTATTGGAGAAAACAACTACTGTTGGCGGTGCAATAAAATTATGTTTAGTGAGCGAATTTTTAGGGGCAACATATGAGTTATCTGAGAAATTTGGTTCAGCCCTACCATAGGATCTTGTAGCGCCAGCTGGTATAGAAACAGTCGAAGATAATTTGTAGCTATATTGTTTAGTGGTAAAATTAGACACGTCATTGTATAATAATGTACCAGCTGGTATTGTTATTCCTGCGCTGTGGGGTTTATCTATGAAAAATTCTACGTTAAAAGATTGTCTTTCTTCTGCGACAAAATTTGTAACGGACTTTCTTGAGACACCATATAGATCTCCAATTAAGTCTAAATTCCTACCAGACGCTGTACTTAAGTTACTTTGCGAAACAGTAAATCTAAATGCCTCATAAAGATCAGATATCTCCGCACTAACTGACTCTGCGAAGGCTCTAGCAATAGAGCCTGGATAAATGGCTGTAATACCAGCATTTTTTTCAAGCCCATTAAGTATGGAGACTAGGATTTCTGATTTATTTTTAACACCGTAAATAGCCATTTATGCTCCTAAAGTCTGACTAACAGATAGAACTACTGGTTGATCAATATCTGAAATTATATGAACATCAAAACGAATAGTATCCTTACTGGTAGGAACTGAATCTATTTTAATATTTCTACCCTTAAAAATACCTTCTCTTTGCAATCCTGTTTGAATTAGCTTTTTGCCAAATTCTCCGGTTTCTGCAGACTGGGGCATTCCATATAGTAAAGATAAATCAATGCCTAACAGTGGATATATGTAAAAATCTCCAGGCTCTGTCATTAGCCTAATATAAGCCTGTTGTACATCGCTCTGCATGGAGGAGTTAGTTAAAACGATATCCTTATTGCCACCAATTAATATGTCTCCATTTAGTGTAAAATATAAATCACTCATTCATTTCCCTTAATGCCCTTAGGTGAGATTGGTCAAAAGTAAGACCTTCTCTAATGTATTTTACCATTAGATCGATATGCTCTTTCGAATAATTGGAAGAGTATGCTTCTAGCAGTCCAACTTGTTCAAAAGTTAAATCGGACAAGTTATCCTCCGAAGTATACGTCTGCTGAGGTATTATCTGCTCTTGATTAAAACCATAGTCACCAGATATAGTAATGGTCTTTTGATTTTCCTGATCTTCTAAATCGTTCATCCTATCTAAATAATATGAAATACCATTTTGAGCTGAATGAATATTCTTATAGTTTAGTTTGACCAACGTAGGTTCCGAGTAATCAGATGAAGAATAGTTAAAATTATAATTATTCCACCTAAGTCCGTCCTCGTTACAGTGCATTCTAATTTGATCTCCGAATAAGGATATACTCTTAGATCTACCACTGATGACTATTCCAACTCCGGGGGCAGCAAAGATCTCTATATCTCCCTGATCATTTAATCGTATAAAACTAGATAAATCAGGGTGAGTTAATCCAACTTCTCTATCAGAAAATTCTTTTCTTTTTTGGACTTCTGATTCAACTGGAAAATTCATTTCCTGTTTATTCCGTCTATTCATAGCTCCAGTATCTAAGATATCCATTAGTGCACCATAAATCTAGGTATTCCAGTATTTACTACAGAATTTCTTATGTAAAATTTATTAGTTGCAACATCATCAAAAAAATTAAGTATATATGGATTTGATTCATTTGTATCTCTAAACCCTATTAAGCATCTTGTCCCTAGGGTGGGTGAAACTGATTGAACTCCTTTGACTAATGGGCAGGGTACATTTTTTAAAACGTTTCCCATATTTTCAGAGTATTGTTCATCTAAGATAACATCAGCTGTACTACTTGCCCTATTGTAACTGACTATAATTCCAGGTCTTGTCCTGGACTTTTGCATAGATACGTTGTCTATTTGATCTTGTATTTTTTTATCAAATTTTGGATAATTACCTGGCATTTTTATTTAGTCCTCTCATAGTCTTCCTGTGAACATTTCGCCGTTCATCCATCTCTCTATTACTGGAGCAGATCTGGATGTGGCCCCATTGCCTGCAAAGGCAAAATATCTTCTTACCCACGCCTTTAAGGTTTCTTCTGTTTGATTCGTATTTCTTAGATAAACCCCTACAGCGTCTGACCATTTAACATTACTAATTGGGCCATAAGTAGGTGCCCCGCTTCCTGGAGCGCCCCCATAATCCCCCCATGGCTGAAGTACATGTTGCATTTCTGGAATTTGTCCTAATTTCTGGTCTGCTGGAAGTGGATAAACTGGATCTCGACCACTAGCCATTTTATACAGCATGAATGCTTGATTTATCGGTATCCACAATCGATCACTAGTTGAATTTCTACTATCCGTTATATAAGCTGGAGTTTTTTCATTGGCTTTAGATTTAGCTATACTCGTGAAAAAAGATTCCCATTGATCAAAGTTTGTCAGTCCAAAATATTCCCACGCTGTTGCAGCCAATTTCCAACCTTCTGTAATTGCTACCGTTGGGAGTGGTGTCATATATGTTTTTTTTCCGTGAGCTAACAAATTAATTTGAAAACAACCAAAAGAATAATCTCTGCTATTAAGTATTCTTGGGTTCCAACTGCCGACATTGCCTTCTCTAGCAGTTATTGCAGTAAATAGAGCTGCCAATTCTGGGTAAGCTATTGTCCCTGCGAGAAGTTGGAAAATTTCATCTTGACTTAATTCTCCAGTATTAGGTACTTTATAGCTTTTAGTATATTTGGAATCAAGAATATTTCCTGGAGTTATACCTATACCAAAGCCGAAGTCAATAGTTGAACCTGGCACTGTGGCGGGTGTTGCTGGAGGACCAGTAGTAAAAGCTCCTCCTGGTCCAGTGTATATCCCTGACCTTGCGGGGGAAAATGCAATATGGAGGTGATTTCTATGACCGCTGTCTGGAAACCATCTAACGTGTTTTAAGTTAGGAAATCTTAGTTTTATCGCTGCGTCGTCTGCGTCTTTGTCCTCACTAACTCCATATTCAGTTTTTAGTCGATCATCAAAACCTAACAGGTCTGGAATTAGATGCATGGGGAATGAGTTTATAGCAGTTAGGAACATGTCCATAAAGCCTCTAAATGTATCTAAATTTAGGCTTTCCAGATCGTAGAATGTTCCGGATAGAGATGTTCCGTTCATAAGATCGAATGCTCTACCAAAACCATGTGCAGAAAGTGTATTACCCTCTGTCATACTGTTCTTTCCTGGACTATCTGACCACCTAGTCATTCCAAAACCGCCACTAAACTTAATTTTTGTACTTAGTAAAATAAAAAATTCAATTATTGCTGGACAAATATACGCCGTTTGCGGATCAGCGTCGATAATTTCTGGTGGAATTATAATGATATTTGAACTTTGATCCACAAGAGGGAATTCAGTTCCTCCATCTTTAGTTCCCAAGTCACGTAATCCATTTGGAATATCAAAAGGCCAACCAGATTTTAGATAACTACTATTACCCGCGTATCCTATATTGGCTAAAACGAGTGCTCTTTCAGCGTGCCATGCCCGTTCTTCTACTGTGCTGTTATTAGTTAACATAACCATTCTTCCTCCAGCACTTGGATTTCCTGAATCAGTATTGGGTGGCGTATCTCCATGATTTTCTGTGCCAGCTTCTTTTGATTGGGTTTCAAAAGACACATAATTATCGTACAGGTTTCCTTCCGCTTCTTCAATAAAAGAACTGCCGCCTTGTTTCCCTACAATACTTTCTGCAAGTATCCTAGCAAACGCAGCACCTCCCCTAAGCTTCGCAGTCTCTGTGGCTCCATCAGCATTTGTATAAGTACCACCTTCTGGATTTTCAATTACTAGAGTTGAAGTTGAATCAAAAGTTGATTCCGAGCCGGCGGTGATTAGGGAGTTTAAAGAACTCCCAATCGATTTATTATAAAAAGTAGTTGCAAATTTTGGGGACCTATATAAAACATCTCCAGATATAGCCTCTGATATGGTTCGGCTAGTAAGAGTTTTGCCAGAAACTCCATTTTTGCCAAAAGTTGTATTTTCAACAACAATTTTTCCATTTGGAAAATTTTTACTTTTTGGATAATAACTATCAAAAATAGCATTTGTTATCGACTTAGAGTTTGCCATTTGGCTTTTGTCAATGTTAACCATATTATACAGTTCCTCCTACTACGATTGGCATTGCGGCTGATTCTTCAGCAGTCGTTACAGAATCTGATTCTGCTTGAAGATCTGCAACGTAGACTCTAGCTAAGTTATTGACTACTAGTTCCCAGTTTAGTGTGTATGGATGTCCATCTTCATAATATTCATCCCAGCTAACTTGAGGCCATTCTGAAACTACGTTATAAATTTCTTCTAATATTTTCATATAAACTAAAATATTATATTTCTTTACATATTGTTCGGACAGTCCGTGTAATGGATCTAGATTATCTAAATCATCAAAATAGTCTTCTTTTACAGTATTAGCTATCTTGCTATAAATTTCATTAAATTTGACTCTAAAAGGCGATTCATCATACATAGAATCTTGCACTTTTGTTTGCACAGTATCCAAAGATTCTTGATTGCTTCTAAATAAATTTCTAATATTTATTTTATGTTTTTCTATATTTACTTCTGGTAGATAATAGAATATTGTTCCAATTGTTCTTTGAAATACATCTCTCACATAATTTGCATCAATATTTTGAGATGCTCCAGCCTCATAGTCCTGTTCTAATACAGCGGTCTTTCCAACTCTAGTTGGATTAACTCTAAGAACAAAAATTTTATCTGTCAAAGCTTTTGTTGTAAACAGTTTAGCTTTACCACCAGGAGTGGAAAGATCTAATAAACTAATAGTATCATTCGCAGTTATTGGATTTGCTGGAGTATCTGGATATCCAACTTTACCTTCCATGGTATTAATTTCAGATGTATTCATTCCATCAAAACGAACTTTAAAAGTAGCTCCAGATAATACGTCTTCTACTTCAATTGTGTCACCGTCCACGAAGTGAATTACTTTACACAGTACTTTAAATTGTGGTTCAAGCCCAGCTTTTTCTGGACCAAGTCCTGCCATCTTAAGAACGCGCGCGTGCACTAGAGCGTTTTCATAACTTACATATCTAACCAGGTCTGTAATTTGACTTTCATTCCATCCAAGACTCTTGAATAGATCATCGCTTCTAATATACGCATTCCCTTCTGGCGTTCTGACTTTAGCTCTAACGCCAAGTATTCCCGGAAGAAGTGCCTTAGAATGATACTTTCCGACAACCATTCCCTGATTATAAGAGAGCCCTGCGTCCATTGGTTGACCGTTTTTACTTAAATATTGAACATAACAACCATGCTGATCAAGAACTTTATCCCTAATCCAACTCCACCCTTTCCATGCAAGTTGCCCGACTAGAGGCCCACCTATTGCTGCGCCGACTAAACCTATTGGGGTTACTGCTCCTAGAAGGGCACCTGCTGCTAGGCCACCGGCCAACATTTTAAACCCTACACCTGCACCTCCTCCATTAGCTGAGGCAAGGGCTATTAGCTGATCCTTGGCGTCTGGCAAACTTTGCGCAGTTTGGTTAGCCATAACATCTTTCACTAAAGCGCTCGAACCATGAGTGAATTGCAATCCGCCTAATAGTTGAGGGGACAGTGCTTCTCCAAGGGCATCCATAGATACATTTCCGCCAACAGATACTCCTGAGTTTCCCGATCTAATTCTACTTAAATACATTCTAGTATCATTTCGAATTGTTTGAACGTTCATCCAAGAATGAATCCAAGATGTCATAAACCATCTTGCTGGGTCATTTACTGTAACTAGAGCATTAGGTGTTATTGACGTTATGTACCCTAATTCTGCTGTAAAGTGATGAACGACTTGTTCAACTTCGAATATGCCATACATTCTCTCATAAACGTCAGCCAAATAAATTAAATCGTGCGGTCTAATATCTGAGTTTCCAATAACTATTAATTCTCCACCATAAATATCTTTAATTGATTCTTTTAAGTGAGACAGTGCAACTCTTCTTGCAGATAATTCATCAGGAGCTCCTTGGACATTTTTTGCAATTCCGCTGATTGTTTCGAGCGGGTGCATTAACGGGTGTAGAAATCCAGTAAATCCAGAACCAGTCATATTGTCAAAGTATAGTCCAGTTTCAATAGTTTTCTCGACTTGCCTTTCAGCTGGAGCACCCTTATCTAAAGCTACAGTGACAGGATATTTTCCGTCTGATACGGCTGTAACAGTTGTTGCAACGCCGTTGATATTTTCTTGTATTTCATTAGACAAGATGTGGGAGAAAGAACTTATGTAATGAAGTCTCTGGAATGGTTCACGCACCTCTATAACTGGTTCTCCATATTCTCTAGTAAATGGATTATCTACAGCTCTAAGAAGTGTTCCAGGTCTTCCTAGCGAATAATAAATGGAATCGTTAAGTGCTTTATTCAAAATGTTTGCTTGCTTTTTAAAGTTACCTGCTTCGGACAGGGCGTAGCCCATTTGTTGCATAGACAATTGAAACATTGACATTAGGCCTGTTAAACCATCTCCTATAGCGGTAAAGATTGGTCCTACGTTTGCGTTCCAAAAATCATTAATTCCGTCGGCGCTTTCCCCAACGATATTAGTTGAACTATTCCCTTCGCCTTTTGTCGCAGCTAATAATTTCAAAAATTTATCATTTTTACCCGGCTTAGCGTAATCGCTATATGGATCAATAAACGCTCTAAATATTTTATCCACTGGTTTAAAGCTCCATTGATCATCCCCAGTTTTCTTTCTATCTGGCTTAAGCACTAGCCAAGCTCTTGCATACGGATCTTCCCACATTCTTTGTCTAAAGATGCCAACCATTAATAAAAATAGTTGTTTTGGTGTTTTAATTTTTTTAGCCAACTCAGATTTTAGTGTTGGGTTATCTGTATCTGCGGAAAGACTAAAGCTCAATACGTTATTAACAGTGGCATTGTCTAAGAAGTTCTTGTTAATTGAAGTCAATGACTTAACAACAACTGCATTAAAGTATTCTACTATTCCACCTTTATCTATACTGGTATCAATATAATTTGCTCTAGCAAACTCAATAGCTTCCTTAAAGTTTTGGTTGGAAGTACTATCTGCACTAGATTCACTGGAAGAATTATTTGTACTTTGTAAATTATTTACAAAATCTGAACCCAATAGAATTGAGAACTCATCTAAAGCTCCAGCTGAACCATTTCCAGTAGTATCATTGAATTTTGCGATAGGATTTGCAATAATTCCAGATCCAGTAAGTATATTTTTATAAAACTCTGGAAATTCATTTTCGTTATCAGGGTCTAAACTAAACGCATCAAAAAATATTTGTTTAACACTTTCATAATTATGATAACCAAATCTAAATTGATCCCAGATATCTTCAGCCTGCCTTAAGGTTCTGCCATCTCCAGCAATGACTGACACTGAGGCATCAAAGTTTTCATCATAATATGATCTAGCCTCAACGCTAACTATATCTAACGGAGAATAAACTGGAGCAAATGAAACTCTTCCAGTTCCAGAATCACCTCCCGTTGTAGTTAATTCATCATCTAGTATTTCATAGAGATTATCTCTTTTTAGACTATCATAGTCATCGCCAGTAGCATCTATGACGGCCTGGAAATAAGTTTTTTGATCACCTTCTTTTACGACATTTAATGCATTACCGCCGTATTGCAAACCTTCGACATTTGATACCATATTAGTATCCAATGGCTTATACGCATTTAATGAATCATTTATGGCGATAGCTCTTCTTTCTATCGTATCTGCCGAACCACTTCTATCTCCTGATGCTGTTCTTTGTATTGCATAATTTACATCACCTTCTTTTGGTTTAAAGGATCCAAAACCAATTAACTGAACTTCATCTCCCTCAATTTTTTCTCCATTTTCACCCTTTAATGAGAAGTCTGACACTGGTGCAACTGCATCTGCTATAACTCCAACAGGAACATTATCCGGAACAAATGCCATAAAGCATTCTTGCATAATGGGATAAGGTCTAAATCCAGAATTTCTCCAGTTATTCATATCTCCACCACCACCCTGTGCTGCCCTAGAGACGACCATGTCTTCTTCTTTAGAATTTCGTGTAATTACACCTAAGTAATAAGCTGCATCTGGCGACACTACTGCATCAGACAATTGATAATCCTTAGCGGTGCCGTCACTATCAACTCCACTAATTGTTTTTTGACTACCCCATAAGAAGTATGCTGGACGACAAACCACCGCTCTTCTATTGGTAGGGTTGTAAACTAAAACTTTTCTAGATTTATAATCTTTTACTGTTCCATATAGATCTTCAAAATCATAATTAGATTTAAATTGACTAATAGTATCTTCATCTGCGCCAGTTCTATTGGTTTCACTCTGGGAGACTGGGTTATATGGCCATCTCATGGCTATATAGAATTGTTCGTCTTCAGCTGTAGCTGGAGTACCCCATTCCTTATAGGTTAATTCTCCATAATTATCTGATTGATATTCAAAAGAAAAATCATCATCAACATTTTCTTTTTTTATTACACCTGAACCAATAGACCCTGCTGCATTAGTCGAGAGATCTATTCTTGGCAGCGGGACCATTACTTTTCGTGCTTCTGGATATAATTTTATTGCTTCTTGATTAAGTTGTCCAAAATTTAATGGATTATCAAGATTAATGGTGTCATCAGACGGGATCAGTGTTTGTTTTGTTTCTTCAAAGAAAATATATTCTAAACTTTGAAGTTTTAATAAATTATTATAATAGTCCTTATTACCTTCAGTTATATGATCTCCATCACTGTCGTCCATATGATCTTTGATATCACGTGCCAAAGAAATAAACGGAGCATTAATTAATTGATCGTCAGGGAGATCTTCATTTGCGGTAAAGTATGGGAAACTGTATCTTGGCGGAAGATTGGGCAGCTGCTTATGTTTATCTTGTTGTATAGCTAGGGTATCTTCTGTTCCGCCACCAACGACTCCTACTGGTAAGTGTAAACCAACATTAACATAACCTTTAGATACTGGCAATTTAGCTAATATTTTAGTTGTGTCAGATGGATCGTAATATGTCATAGACGGTTCTGAATAAAAGTTTAATATTTTTCCAGCTACTTTTGATGTAGGTGCGTAGACGCCACCAGAAGTTAACATGGATTGAGACATATCCTGAATTGTTTGACTTGGCTCTGATGCTTGAAAAAAGGCTGCGTAGTCAGCAAGGGGGTTGGAGTCTTTATTGATTTTATCTAAAATAGATATAAGATCTTGATCTGGTTGCTTCATCTGAGGAGGAATGATTCCTAATTCCTCAGCTTTTTCTTGCCCAGGAAAACCTGTTGTAATTGGGACTACACCAGATGTATAAAGCCAATGTGGTTTGCCATAAAATACTGTCGACCTATCTTCAAATGGTCTAACCGCTACAATATAATTAGGTAGCAATCTTGCGCACATTTGAAATAAATCCCAAACAGTTCTCATATAAGTTTGAGCTTTAAACGAGACTTCGTCAAAACCGGGTAAATCATCATCAGAATTAGGAGATATAATTCCCATAGTTCTGAATAGATTAGTTCCACCTCTGCCACGTAGTACTCCAAGCAACCCTGATCCAGCTATGGCTGCAGTAACCGGTCCTCCTAGTGCAAAAACTCCTGCGGTTATACCAGCGCCGAATAAACCTTTGACTAATCCAGCTCTTCCTTCTGAATTTACAAGTTGGTTATCTTCTGTTAAGAAATCTAATGTGCTATTTGCTCCAGTATCTAATAGGCCATCATTTTCTAACTCTGAATTAGAAATTAAGTCATTCCAAGTTCTATCGGTCAACCTGCCAAGATAGCCTTCCATTCTTTCATTGTGGCTATTTTCTTGGGTAAGAGATGATGCCGTAGACCATCCATCATCTAGGTCACCACCAAGAAATTGAGCAATGCCCGTTCCATTTCCGGGATAAATATTTCTTTTATATATTTCAAGATCTACTTGAGCGCAGAAGTTAGCAAATAATTGGCTAACTGCGGAAAATGTATTGCCTCTATAATTCATGCTAAAACCCTCGGTAATTCCAACAGCTTTATTCATGAAACTATTATTGCTTCCAGCAATACTAAATGCTCCAGTTATACTATCCCGAACAGCGTCATTCTTTGCCCGCTCTCCTGTAGTCAATGGCTCATACAAAATATTGCCAAAGTGTCTAATGCCAAATCTATTTTCAGAAAATACTGTTCCTCTTGTCGCATGAGCTATAGCTTCTCTTGTCCTAGAAGCGCCCATAGAAAGTAGTCTTACCATTAAGTCTCTAGGCTCTGACATATACATGCCAGTATCAACGCCGCCATCGATCTTTCCGCTACTGCCTTTTTTATTTACTGAATTGATTACTGCGCCTAATTCAATTGCGTCTGACTGTGCTGTAATTGTGACAATTTCACCTTGTTCAACATTGGTAATAACTCCATTGAAAAGAGTTTGCAGTGAGTTTGGATTTGATCCATAACCTGCTCTTAAATGAACCCTTACTCCTGGCTTTAATCGTATATTAGCTATATCAACAACATATTCATTTCTCATATGTCCAAGAATATTTTTTGACATATTTAAAGTTCTTTCAATAATAGAACTTAAACCATCAGTTAAAGAAAGTGGGTCATTATTTCCTTCAGTATCATTAGGGTTAAATATTTTACTAGATTCATTCTTTGTTAATTTACTGTAAAGATTAGAAACTCTGAAAATTAAAGTATCACCTAATAAATCTTCTGAGCTTACTACAGAGAAGTCAATAATAGATTGTAGACCATAGAAGTTGTCGAACAGTTTAACGCCCGCAAACATACCGCCTTCATCTATTAACCATAACATATATGTTGGAAACGCGCGTAGCATTCGGCCTGACACATCTCGGTAAGATGCATCGACCATCATAGTCTCCCAATGTGATTGCACATCACCTGTATAGGCGTTTTGGTATTCAGAAACTGCTTTTGCCCCAGAGACACCTGTATTAACAGTGGTATTTCCAGTTTCTGGAGTCTGTACATCTTTTATGAAATTAGATGAAAATTTGGTAACCCCTGAATTGGCGGAATCACTTTCATCGGTGACCTTCTTAATATTCGTGCCATTAGCGGTTAAGTAGAATCTACCATTGTCTCTACTAATATATCCAAAATGAGTGCCTGCTGCAGTTTGCAAGATCGATGGAATTTTATTATCTAATATATCAGCTGGATCTGATGCAGGTACTGTAAAAATTTGTTTATGAAAATCAACTTCATCTGGATCAAAACTGACAAATTCTTCACCTTGTATGTTAAAGGCTCCGCTCAAAGCTGCTTCAATAGAATTAGCGTTTGCTGCATCATTCGGAGATAAGTCTCCCTGCTGAAAACGAGCTGGAGTAACTGCATCAAAGAATGGATTTGTTTCACTAGTTTCTTCAGTTAATGTAATGAAATCAGTCAATAGTTGCACATTTGTGGCACTGCTATAGTCTGTGTTGCCGGTAACAACATTTCTTAGTAAATGAATAAATCTAGATAATCCAATTTGATTTGCAATTATGTAATCTTTCATTTGCTGCACAACGTCTGAAGAAGCTATAGTATCTTCTCTATTATTGTATAACTGAATAAATTCTAATATTTTTGCAGTTATCCCTAAGCCATCAGAACCTTCACCGCCCCATCCACCTGAACCATCGGAATGAGTATCAAAATTATAGTCTTGAATTTTTGAATGCTGTGTACTAAAGCTGTTTACTACATCTCTATCAAACATTTCAAAACTTCTGAAGTAATAATCTGGATCTAAATGCCCTACAACATCTCCGTCAGAATTTTTTAAACTTAAAGGAAAATCTGGATACGCATTGAACGTTCCCCAGAATTGTTTAATTCTTAAAAATGGATTTTTCTTTGTACTGAATTGTTGTATTAATTCTTTTTGCTGAGTACTGCTAAGTTCTTCTCGTTTTTGTTGGAATATGTCAAAGTCTATTAGAGTTAATTGGACACTGTATGCGTGAGGATAATTAGGTATCGTACTAACATTATAACTTAGTGGTAAGACATATTTAATTCCGCACAGTGCCGTAATAATATTCTTAATACCTAAGAAGCCAATTACTCCAGTAGCGTGCTCTAGTCTTGCTAAATTAGATATATGATCAAAAACATTTTTTAATTTAATTAATTCTTTTTCACCAATTACAGTCATAGATATACTGATACTGCTGTCCCTGCCACCAATGTGCTGATAGGTTGGCTCATCTTGCATTTGTATTTGTAATTTAGCCAGGCTGTTACCCATGGATACTGTCACGCCATTAATAATCACGGCATGAGGATCTAAGTCAACCCGTATCATCGGAACTTCCCATTCTTTGAATGAGTAACCACTTTCCCTAATTACATTTCCATCTTCATCTATATTGTAATTACCTTTGGCTCTTGCTGCTTCCATTAAAGATTGAATAGGCCCACTCATAAAAAATCTTTGATATAAAGACACACTAAATGCTTGAGCTAATTCATTTTGAACACTTTTTTCAATAGAAGTTCTCATTTCATCTGTAAGATCTGGAATTCCAAGTTTACGTATCTTTTCTTCAGTTATTCCACTCTTTATTAAGTCTAAGTAAGATACTGGATCTCTTGAAATATCAGTGAATGAATCTTTCATACCATTAAGGGATACATTATTTATAAACTTTCCTTGGAAAATGTATGTGCCCTGTTCAGGATAATTCGCTGCTGAAGTATTAAAGTTATTCTTTAGCCAATCTGCTTGAGTCTTAGTGATGCTTTTATTTTCAGCAATAAATGAGGTGACAAAAAACGCATATATCTGTTCAGCTTTATCGTCTGATGTAATACCGGCTGTCAATATATCTATAGAATCTTTTATTGTATTCGCTATTGATTTAGAATAAGAGTCTGAAAGTGATATATCTTGAACTTCTGCTAAAGACACCCCATATGATTCTGATTGATTAATATCTATGCCAAACCTAGAAAGTATTCCTTGCCAAGTATTTTGCCCTAGATCAGTTAACGTTTTTTCCTGTTTAGTTCTGAATGAAGATGTATCAGGCAAATAAATCTTTGTTTGAGTTTCAGCTGGGGCAAATAGAGAAATATTGTTTCCATTTTTCCATTCAGAAATTACGTTAATATTTAATACATCATTATCAAATACATTCGGCGGAACTGCGGGTGTTTCAGGATCTGTGTCAATATCAGAATCAGTTATGCCAATAGCAAAACCAAAGTCAGTTACAGTTTTTCCAGTAACAGTTTTAGCGGTTAAATCCACTTCTTTTACATCAGACTGCTTTAATAGAAATTCTTCATTAACATAGTCATGAAGATGTCCTGCGGCCTTGCCCATATAATGACGATATTTACCCCAATGAATTGCTTGATTAAAGTCTTTGATCATTGGAAGAAATGGTTGGTGATTAAAATTCAATAATTCAATATCAACAGCGAGTGCAAAAGGATAATTTGGAATAGTTGAAATACTCATACTAGAAAGGGCTACTGCTGTTATTCCGTGAACAGTATTTAAGTAATTATTCTTAATAGGGAGAATTGGAGAATATTTAAACGCCGCGACTAGGCCTCTTAGTGAGGAAAGAAATTTATCTATCTTTATTTCAGTATCTCCACCATTTTTAAAATCAATTTTAAATGTATCATTTAAATCTATTCTCGACAAGGCGTCTACTGACAATCCCCAAATTTCTTCATAGTTTGGAAAAAACAATCTCATTCTAATACTGGTCTCTTTATATCCAGAATTAAACTTAGGACTGTTCTTCTGCCTAATGGCCGCACCAGTAAGGCTTCCAGTTTTAAAATTAGAATTTACATCTATTGATACAGGGGGAACATAGAAGTTTGCTGCACCCAATCTTAGGTGAAAATTATCTGGAGTATTTGGAGCTATATTAGCTCTGAATGGTGATGTCTTCAATACATTTTGAATACGTTGCGATGTATTAGTGAACTTGTAAGCCATCTGGAAAATTGCTCTTGCAGTTTGACCAATGGCAACAAAGTTTCCATAATCAGTAGCTGTAAGTACAGAGGTAACACCAAAAGCTTTTTCTAAAGATAATGCAAAGTCATCTGCGTTATTGAGGGTATCTTCTTCTCCTCCGCCTTTACCATTATCGGAATAATCTCCAACAACTGCTAGTGCATCGACCAGGAAGGTTGTTAAACTTGGGAAGTAAAAACTTATCGCTGCAAAAGTTAAGGGATCATGTTTCAACCTTTGTATTACTTCGCCTAATGAAATTAACCAGGGTAGATCTACAGTAGGATCTACTACATCATTTGCAGATCTCTTCAGTGTAAATTTATTTCTAAGCCTTTTCTTTGCAAACTCTGATATTTCATAGGCATAAGATGCTAGGTGGAGTAGGCCAATTTCTTCTATTTTATTCATTATAGTTTCAAAATTATTTCTTCCAGATGACTGTTCTGCTAAACCATTCAATCCTTCAAGATTTAAATTTGAAAAAACTCTACTAAAACTATTGACATACTTAAGGGATGATTCATAATTTTCATATGTAATACCATCTAAATTTCTTCCCTTAAAAGTTCTTTCCAAAACTCCAGGATAATATGAACCTAAGGAAAATAGACTATAAATATCTTCAAGCTGTCCAATATCTGATTCTATAACCGTATCTTCTGAATTATCCCTCTCTTCACCATCAGTTGCGTCTTCAGGATTTTCTGTATTAGAATCTTTAAATGAAGATATTCTACTTTTAACAAATTCCAAAAAACATCTATATATTCTAAAACCAAATATGATAAAAACGTTTTGGTCATACTTAGCATTAATAAAATTATTTTGATAAAAATGAACTCTTATTTGAGCCATTGTTGTAGATGGAGTTAGCTCATATTCCGTTGCATAAAACCTCAATATGTCTTCTGTCCACGTTTTAGCAACTGCATTTCCTACAAGAGTGGCTATGCATGAACTATACGCATCGACTGCTATTTGGTCATTTTCATCTAAAAATATTAATTGAGATAAATTTAAATCATAATCTTTTAACTCAATTTTTTCTGAATTAGAATTAAATTCTCCGGATCCATCTTTAATGAGATCTCTCATTTTAAGATATTGATCTGCCTCACTGTACGGAGTATAAGATGTCTCTTCATCATTCCCTATTGAGGGATCCAATAATAGGTCAATATACCTCGCAAGTGAATCTAGCGCATTATTGCTTTTTAATGTTGTTAGCGCGTTAAATGATTGGGGACTGATAGCCATGTAATTTTCCTATTTAAACATCATATTATTTTTAACTATATTGCTAATTTTATTACTAGATGATCCAGTCGCAGACATCGAACTGTAATTATCCATTATACTATAGTTTTTATCAACAGGTGCCATATTAAAATTAAAGTTTTCATTATTATGAGATACTTGGTTTTTATTATATCGGGCATTTTGTATAGCTTTATTGTCATAGCCCACACCATCCATTTGTAGGACAGTGGAGGAACTATTCTGCAGGCCTTCGTATGAGCCTTTTAGCTTGGCAGAATTAGATTTTCTAACAGTAGCTTTTGATTCACCAATAGTTTTATTTGCAGAAGACTTACTGGAAGAGATCTTACCTGAGTAAGCATCTGCATTTTGTTTTCTATAAGATGTATCTTTTGGACGACCAGCTGCACTACTCAGTTTTTTATTTTGGTCACCTGCACCAAAAATCATAAATACCTAACCTTAATAATTGGCTGCCATTTCCGCATATGGATCCTGGGCTACATTGGGGATTCTATTATACATAGTAGTGTTGATATTGCCATTAACTAACCCTCCTGCAGCAGCATTAAATCTTCCGACGGTGTCTTGGTCTCCATATAAGTTTACTTTGTAACTGACGCCAGGATCATAACCTGGTCCTCCAAAGGTGCCAATTTGTGGAACTCGATTTGGATAACCGCTTTCATAGGCGGATCCGCCTGGAAGTAGTGGGGGGCCAGCCATATCTTCGTGAGTCCTATCCCTGATCTCTGAATAGGCCAAGCTTCCTGCTATTAAGCCTCCAATTGCCAGGGCGCCTTTCTTGATAGTAGGATTTTTGAAAAGATCTTTAAGATCTCCCATTTTTTCGCCTATTCTTTTATATACTGCTTTGTTCTCTACGAGTCCATCGTCTAGGTCTGTAATTGAATTAATGATATTATCAGCTAGTCCATCATCTCCAAATGCTGTTCTGGCAGCATCAGCATCTAATACACCAGCTGTTCCTAGGGTCCCTGGTGTTACATCATCTATTAGGCCTGTCGATGGATCAATATTTATTAATCCAGCTTGCGCTAGTTCATCTTTTTGCATTTGAGCTCTTATTAATGCTACCTGATGATTAGCGTTTCCTCGTACCAAATCGTCAGCAATTTCATCTGACTGACCTAGTAAAGCTCTAAAAACATCATTTTGTTCGTTAGTTGTTTCGAAGATATCGAGCATTGTGTTCGTGCCGTCATCTATTCTTTGCTGGGCTTCTTTCACGGACTTTAGTCTTTTTTTAGCTTCTATTTCCAAGTCCTCCATAGTGCCTTTATTTCCGAGGCTAGCTCTGACTTGATTGGCGTAATCTTGATCAAAAGATTCATAATGTTTTACTCTTCTGTACGTTCTAACATCTTGTATTGCTTTAGCTGCCCTTTCCGCGTCCTCTGGTAGCTCTCCTGCTTGCAGCGACGTTAAATGTCTTAAGCCTCCAATATCAACTCTAGTTCCAGCTGTTACTTTATCTATTGCATTTACTAAATCTACTGATGACATTCCGACTAATTGAGAAGCTTGACCTATATCTCTTAGTACCTTTTCGCCTATATTATCCAAAAGTGCAGAGTGATTAAATAATTCAGTTTGATTCATTGTCTTAATGCTATCTGTGGTCGTATTGAATATCCTATCTAGCTCATCCTTATGGGTAGCAATAATTGATCGAGCAACTGAATCAGCTTCCCTAGAAGTTCGTGTTGAAGATAAAATGTCGTCAGATGGAATCCTAGATATTGAGGACCTGTTCACAGAATCAAGATATGAAGAATATCGAACGCCTACGTCATGCACCCTGGATATTGATGCAAATGAGTGGTCTGCGTTTAGGCCAATTCTTTTTATTAATTCCTCTTTAATCTTACTTGCATCATTAGAAGCGGATATATCTTTTAATTCTTTTAATGTTTTGTCTAAATCAACAGCTGTTGCAAGCCCTTGCCTTTGAGCGTCTTCCATACCTGTAATCATATTGTCTAATATAGATTTTGTGTCTGTGTCTCTAATTCTATCTTTCAGTAGAAACTCATCAATACCTAATAGAAGACTATCGTCAGAGGAGCCAACTGCGCGCGAGAAGCCAATCATTTTTCCTAGTCCCTCGATGCTTTGTTCACCAAAAACGTCAAGCCCTAAATCTGCTCCAGACAGTCCTAATTTTACTAGCGCTTTTTGAACTCCTACATCTTTCATATAATTAGCATTATCAGCTGAAGATAGAAGGCTTCCTACATTTTGAGATAGATTCCTCGAGGAGGCAAAACTTACACCAACGGAGGCGTCAATTGCCTCGTCCTGTGCTAGTAGGCCAATCTTATAGTTTTTCAGCATGTACTCTTTGGTTGCTTTAGAGGTACCTGCATCATTTAAGAATGCTTCATATTGATTCAATACACTGCCAACTGTCATCGATCTATTGACGTACACTCCAAGAATATCTCCACCTTCAATAGCTTTTTTGACACTAAAATCATCTATTGCTGTCTGAAAAATTGCCCGCAGAGCCGGGTCTGTCTCATAGGTGGATTCCATCATCTTTAGCATTTCTTCAAAATCTGCGGCTTTTGAAAATTTATTTATCATTTTTTGATCAAAATTGTTTGCTCTCATTGTTTCCAGGAAATCATCCTTCATGTCAAAAGAACCTGATTCTATAAAAGCTTTAAATATTCCTTCTCTAGTATAATCTGGTCGTTTGCTTAAATCTTTGACACTCAATGTAGAAGACCCATATCTTTTTATTTTTTCCGCTCTTTTTATGTCTAATTTTTGTATTGTAGTTACTCCACGTGCTTCTAAATCTCCAAAAACATTTACTATAGCTTGTTCAAAATCATCTATATGATTTAAGGATAGTGTTTTGTCTTTTTTGACAATTTGTCCTTTAACAGTTGTTTGGTCAGTATGTTTACCATCTAGTATGTCTTGAAGAATTCTGTACGTTTTTTTATGGGCTGTATTGCTAGTTGATTGTGTTAAAGAGTCTAAGGATTTTCTAAATTCCATAACTGAAGAAGAATCTTCCCTACCCCCAAATAGACCCCTAATAGTATCTTGATCCATATTCATTCTAGCAAATATTAATTCTTCCGGGCCAGATGGCTGACGACTAATGTTGAACCCTAATCGAGTTAATCCTTGATTATCTTTATATGTTAAAACTTTTTCTAACACCTTGTCGTCTAAGTCGAATCCACCAAGAGCATGTCTGTATTTACCAATAGAGTCAGCCGGCAACATCATTTTATGGCCACTAACTCTAAACTTTAATATGTCGTGTTTTACATCGCCTAAACCCTCTATCGATATACGATCATATCCCCTGCCTTTATTCAGAATCATCTTTCCTTTTTCGGTTCCCATTAAAATTGCTTCACTGTCAATTGCAAAACGATGAGTGTCAGGAACAACCATTTGCATGAAGTCGCCCTTCATTCTAAATGCCTCTGTTGCAAAGAAGGTGTGCATCATGTTCATCATTGTTGGATTTTGCTTTGGACTAACGCCACTCCTCATCATGTCTAATATGGAATTAGCAAATTCTTTATTTCTCACCGCAGAAAGACGTGAATGTGATGGGAGATGACTTATATCGCGCTGTGATGCTTCTTCTAGCATCGCCCTTACCTTACGGGGCACTGTGCCACTGTTGATTGCGCTTTCGAATTCTCGAAGAACACTTTGGCCTCTTTGTTCCATTGCGTCCAGTGTTGCTCGATCAGCAAAAACTTCCGGATGAAAGGCAGCCGATACTGGATCCGAATACACTAACTCGCGCCCTGAGCCCATTCCGCTTAAAGTTAATATATCAGTTTTTCCTGCAAAACCTAATTCTGGCTTAAATGCAAATTTACTGGCAATCATTGTATATTTTTCTAATTGCTTGTCGAATTCTACTGCTTGACCAGCTGTTTTCAAATCTCCGTATTTAGCAGCGTGGCCTCTGATGGTGAACTGGTCAAGTCCTCCAGTAGCTTGAGCCCTAGAAGTCTGTCCTTTAATATTTTCCAACTGCTTTATTCTTATTGCTAGATCTTCCATCTCCTGAGAAGAGAGAGGTTTACCTAAACCTTGCTGCGCATTTTTTAATTTGTTTTTCAGAACATTTATTTCTTTGCGCATCGTTGTGTCGGTATATCCAGAGATCTTTTTCGCATTCATCAAATCAGATCCGTCGTACGCAAATTCGATATTGTCAAATAATTGTTTTACAAGACTTGCTCGTTTTTTGTCTCCATTAATAAAATTTGTTTCTAAATGTTTCATTAACTGATCACTAGCAAACTTGCCAGTTTTATTTGTTTCTTTGTATGCAAAGTCTGCGGAACGTATAACATTTTCAAATTCTGTTCTTTGCTTTTTAGTAAATTGGTTCAGTATGCTTCCAACAAAATCTTCTGCATCTACGTTCTTATAATAAGCCGCTAACTCCTTACCTCTCATGGTGTTTCCAAAAGCTTTTGTTTTATCAGTTCCTTGATAGGTCATTTTTTTCAATAACTCATACTGAGGATCTGGCACAAATATGGACGCGCTAAAAGTAGAACTTCCTCTTTTCCCAACAAAGTTTTCTAAATCACCACCTGCTAAAGATACTTCTCTTTCAGAGGCTAATGACCTAAATCTTTTGGGTATTTTCAACAAATGGTCGACTAGTCTTCCAGATCTAAGTTTATTTGGATTCTTGCTAAGAACCTTCTCGGACATTACCCCTGGATCCAACATATCATGACCTGTCACGGATAAGAGTAGATTGGACTGATAACTAGTTAGCATGTTACCTCCAGCTCTCATGGTTATCAATCTTGCGCTTTCATCATCAATAACAGTTATCCCCTGCAGCGAACCACGTTTTCTCAGTTTGTCTATCTCCATAGCAATATTTTTAACTCCACCTTTGTCTTCATGGAGAGTTAACAAATCTACCTGCATATCTTTTATTGAACTTACGTCAATTCCGGCATCTTGCAGTAATTTGATTTGGCTCGCTGAGAATGTCTGTGATTTGCTTTTTACGTCAGCCATTATTTCAGCCATACCACTTACTTTACTGCCTAATCTTGACTGTCCTGGTTTACTGTCTAAATTGTTAAATTGAGAAATTCTTAGTGTACCTGCTCGAGCAAAGGCTCTGTCGATAGATTTGAATGATTCACCAGTAGCACTCAAGACGAATTTTATTTCATCTCCATCAGGTTCTATCTTTATAGCATTACCCATGCCATAAGACGTTCTCATCAAAGCAGATCTTGCGGCAGCCATTCTCTCTGGAAGGGTGTCGTACATTCTATTAATATCTACCATTATCTAACTCCCGCCGAAACGTCAATGCCCTGTGAGCCAAAAGGATTCATAACTGGAGTAACACTTCCGGAAAATCCAAATCCATTCATCAGTTGGCGCAATTTATCAAGAGTGCTATTTCCATCGCTGCTTTTCCCAAATTGGGGATAACTAGGATTAGCTAAATTTGCTTCACGAATCTGCTGAGGGAAATATCCCATTTGAGACATTTCTATACCCATAGATTCTCCTGTTTTAATTTTTACTTGTTCTAAGTTTGTGTTGGGGTGCCATCCTTCCCATGACGCATCCGGTAGTTCATGCCGTGTAAAATAATCGTCGAGATCTGGTCTTTGTTCAACATTCATACCCCATGATGCTTCATATATTCTTCTCTCTAGACGTCCTGCAGTAGAGAGTATCCTGCCCCTTTCTCCTTCTGGAGCATTAAGCATGGCTTTAAAGTGTTCTCTTTTTCTTTTTGGAATAGATAGAGATAATGTATCAATGTCTTTACCATAAAGATCCGCACCATACATTGTTCTTTTTGCAGCCATCCCATAGTCTAATGCTGCTTTTTCATCCCCTGAAGATTTAGCCATAGTTTCTAATCTTTTATTTTTTACATAATTTAAGATGTCCGAATATTCTTCTAATGCTAATTCTTTTTTTCTTTGCTTCGGTATAAATCTTTCACCAGTTATTAATTCTGAAGCCTGCCCGTATGTTGATGCTGCCAGACCGGTAGTCACACCAACCGCTGTTCCCAGCAGTTTAGCTTTAGCTGTTCTGCCAAAAAGTGATCCGGCAATACCTAGTCCAGTCGCTGCTGTTATGGGATCTCTTTGTGTAGATTTGTCAATCATTGGTTTGATATAACTATCGTATGGTCTTTGCCATTCAGGGAACGTAGCACCATATACATGCTTCCTTTCCCAATCTTCAGTAGCTGTTCTTTTTCCTATTGTTTTGTTAATAGCAAAGTTGTCGGAATGAGCTATATATTCGCCAATTCTTCCTGCGCCAAATTTTAATGGATGTTGCCCCATTTCTTCAGCTGATGACCCCTTGTATTTATAATCAGTAAATTCATTTTTAGTTGCCATACTTTCAACTTGGGATCTTATATCAGCTACTTTATTTCTTTCAGCGGGACCTAAATCCATGCTGTCAATTTTTTTATCTAATGTTTTATATTGCTGAGAATATGGCGCAACATCTCCTAATATTTTCAATTGATCTAATGCGCCGTATGATCCAGTTGAATCTGGATTTAATCTATTAAACCTTTCATACCCTACTCCCGGTAGTCTCAGTTCACCTTCTTGCACCTTAGTGTATGGATCTCCTCTAGTGAAGTCCGTAAAATATTCAGAACCAGGAAGGAATGGATACTGTTTACCCATTGTGTTTTCTATTGGGTTTATATAGTCTACGCCAGTTCTTTCTTTTGGAATAAATCTTCTAACAATTTCAGAGAATTCCAGGTTGCCCAATCCTTCTCTGTTGCCCAGCGGTGCGTCTCCTAATCCTCCAAGATTTAAATCCCAAAATGCTCGAGTACTTCCATAAGCTTTTGATGCCGACTGCAAAACGCTTCTTTGAGGCTGATAATCTTGCTGACCAAATCCTAATGATTTTCTTAAATTGCCAAAACCAAAACCATAGATACCAGCCATTTCTTGCATTCTGAATCCAAGCTCACCTGCCTGGAAGGAACTAGTACTGGGTTCTAACGGAGCACCAGCTCCGACTATTCTGGGAGCCATTACGCCAGACACCTTGGGTGGACCATAAGCTAAATCGCTGTATTGAGAGTTTACATCTTTTAGTGAAGACCTAACCATCGACCCAGCAGCGCCGGTACTTCCAGCTCTGCTAGCCAACATTGAGTTGACCCCAGAGATGCCTGTAGCTCCGCTGGAGCCGATTGGTGAACCAGGCCTAGCTGTCATTGCCCCAGAGCCAGTCAGGGGCATTCCAGGGGGCCCTCCAGCCATATCTCTTGTGAACCCCACTCCGTCTATGTAGCTTGAAGTCATTCCATACGCAGACGCGTCATAGGCCCCAGATTGACCTGCATTTGTATAATTAGCCAATCCTTGTGCTGTTTCATCCTCGTGCATTAGCACTTGAGGCTTTAGTAGTTTTCCGACTGTCATATTTGCGAGTGGGACAAGTGGACCAAAAGGACCGGTAAAATATTCACCGCTGACTGGGTATGGTCTGTCTTCGTAGTGCTTACGTTCAAATCTATAAGGATCTAATGGTCTTAGTGGCGAAATATCATTATAAAATAAGAATTTTTCAGCTGGACTTCCGTATGTATCACTGGTGAACATGGCGCCTGCTTGAAGTTTTCGATACCAAGAAGGCCTGTAATACTGGATCTTTCCACCTTTAAATGGAGTATTACCTAAAGGCCAAAATCTTCCTTGTCTTATTGGTACTTCTCCCTCAACCAATTGCTCTTTCTTTTCGTCATATGTCATACCACCAGGAGTCAGCCCTGCAGATAAAGACTGCAGTTCCATCGCACCTTTTGCTACCTGGCCCAATACTAATGGCGAATAGACCCTTTCTCCTCTGTCATCCTTTTCATTGACCATCCCACCCATTGTTCTATCTACAGTAAGTGCCGTAACTCCAGCTGCATACATTGGCAGTACCCTCTTGCCAACCATTCCTGTTGCAAAAAGGTCTAGTGGTCCCTTAAAGTCAGAAACATTTAACTGCATCCCCAGTGTACCGAAATATCTATTTAGTCTTTCTACGCCCTGAGAAACTGGTATGCTCGCGGTAGAGAAACTTTGTGGATCAGAATACGTTGTTAATCCAATTGCGCTTTTGATCGCACCCATTGGATCTCTTCCAAAAACTGTTCCAAAAGTTGGAACAACAGTTATACTTTGCCCAGAACCAAGTGGGTCTACAGCTAAATCATCCGCCTGATACCCAGATGTCCCGAGTGCTTTTTGTTTTAAGGAAACTAGTGGTGAGAATTTTTTACGAATACCCGTAGAAATTTTGCTCATCTCTGACTTAGCAAAGGGGTCAAACATACTCTTTAAACTACCGTTATTGGATCTTGAAAGTTCAAACATCTCTACTGCACCAGCACGAGCGTTTTCTAAATTCCCAGCCGAGTGTTTAAATGTTTTAAATGCACTCATGTTGAACATAGTGGACAGAGCTGCTGCTTGAGCTTCAACTCTCTCCGATGAACTGATGGCTCCAGATTTAATTAATTTGTCAACAACGGTTTGCATTTCGATGAATATATTTCCACTGCTACCTGCTTGCATTTGATTAGATTGAGAAATGTACCTAAATATTTCATTTTTTAATTGATCTAATTTAGTGGTAATAGTCGGAGACTTTTCCGCCATTTGCGACATTGCATTGAGATTAGTAGAATCCTTTAAATTTCTTATTCTCGATGAAGAAGCGTTCAACATTGTTGGGTCTACGCCCTGTCTCCTGAGTTGTTGAGACACTAGTTTTTGAGCTGCTAATAAATCATCTGCGAACTTGACAGCGTCTTCTGCTGTTTCGATTGAGCTAGCGGTTCTTCCTCCAAATGTGAATAGACCTGGGTTAAGAGTTTCTAGTTCTTTCATTACCTTGACTGGAGTGCCATATCTAAGGGATTCTTTAGACAAAGAGTGCATTCCCCTTAAGAGATCTGCTTCAGAAAAATCATCTACTACATTTCCCAGATCATCTACTACACGAAGCCCTCCACTTGTTTGTTTGTCTATTTTTATTAATCTTTCTTTTCCGCCAGAATTATATTTCAAGTCATCGCCAGATAATAGTCGAGCCATAACTCCATTATTACTTAAATCCGTAGAACGATTCTTAAACCTAGAAGCTAGTCCGAACAATGAGTTTGGTTGTTCAGGATCAATGCTCATTTTTTTCTTGAAACGTAATGCTCTTTCTCCACCAAGAATTCTATCTAAAAATTTTGAACCGCTTGAATCTCTAATCTCATTAATTGTTTGACCCTGCATATTTGCCGCAAAACGAGTATGTCTTGTTAGCAGGTCTGTGGTATTCGTGGGCAGTGCTCTATAGGTTCCACTCATCAAAGAACTATGAATTGTTTCCGATACATTATCTGTATCAAAGGCCATTAATTTACCCTTGGAGCCTTTTGTTTTAAACCACATATGGAAATCAGATTTAGTACTAGCTCCCTCAGGCATAAACGGTTGGACAGATCTAGATGATACATACTGTAGTGGTGATCTATTGGCCATTTCCGAGAATGACCTATATCCAAATAGGTCAGCTGGATTGAATCCTAGAATTGGGATCTTAAACTCTGAAGCAAAAAAGTTTGCTGTTTTAGAAAATGTAGATTTAACTGATGTAAAATCTAATATTTGACCGGATCTAGATTGATATACTCCATCCATTTTGCTAAATCCAATTGATTTAGAAACTGGATCGTTAATAGCCATTCTTGAAGCTAAGTCGTGGATTATCTTTTGTTCTGGTTCTGACATATGAGAGAAGCGTCCAGATTGTCGAGCTTCGTCAATTGTTAAAGATTTTAATCCGAATAGATTATGTCCACCGCCAGAAACACCAGAAGTCATTTGACGATTCTTAATTAAGAAAGCTCTTAAGTCTGTAAATTGATTTGGATCAAAACCACGTTTTCTCAAGCCCGCTGTGACTATGTCATTGGATACTTGTCGCCCAGTGCTATCTGTTAAATTTATTCCTAATGTTTGAGCAGTTTTTCTTTGCAAAAATTCTGTTTTAGCTGCAGTTTGTGGGCCAGTGAAATCATTATAGTTAGCCTTCATTGGCTTGAGTATTCCGCCACCAATTGTAGTTAAATCATCTCTATAAAATTTATTCCAGTTTTTTTCTATTTTATTATTTAAACCTTTTTGGAATTCCTTAGAAGCAAATATATCTCTTGCGTCTTCAACTGAGTTCTTGAGCGCGTTGGGTTGAATTGCATCCTCAAAAGTTTTACCGCCAGAGACTCCCTTGTATCTTTGTATTACTCTTGAAAAAAAGTCTTCACTTAGGCTTGCTGCGTCTGCGCCTTCTTCATAAATTTTAGTTTTACCAATAGTTATTATATTGGTGCTTTCCATATTGGATCTTGGTAGTCGCACCTTTAAGTAATCTGTAAATTGTTTAGCCTGCTTACCGTCAAGCCCTCTTGATATCAACTGATCCTGAAGAAGATCTTTAAAAGCGTCAGTCTGTTGATTATATGCAAAGTTAGATCTTGGAAGGGATTCATTGCCTGGGCCCCCTCCGCCCATTATCCTCACTCCTCTTGCAAAACTAGACAACCTACTAGAATGCTGGGACTGAATTTTGTGCATTGCGCTTTCTAGCGTTTGTGCAGCTTGAGGGGTGCCCCCCATTGACTTCAATACTCTAGCGTGAGCAATTGAATTTTCTAAGGCGTCATAACCTCTTCCTAAATTCTTGTATTCTTCTTTACCAGCAACAAATGCTTTTCTTAATCCACGGAATGCGGAGGGGAGTTCTGTGATAGATGCTGAAGTTTCACCAGAAGCGTCTTTGAAGCCCTTGAAGAATGCATTAGCTCCAGCCTTATTTATAGCCTGCCTAGAAGCTCCCTGTGCTATCTCTGCATCGCGTGCCGCCTTGACTCCATGTCTAAGGCTCTGGAGATTTTGTACGAAACCCTGTTGATTTTGCGTGTAAGCCTTAGTGGCAGTGCTAAGTGCTCCTGAAGTTTGTGCAGAACTTTTTAGAAATTTGTTAGTCATAGTGGCAAAGTCGTGACCGACATCTGCCAAAGTTTCTGTTACATCAACAAAACCTTGACGTAATTTTTTATTAAAAGGAGTTAGATTTCGCATATCGTTCATTGAATACCTCAGGGTATTTAACGAACTCTTGCCAGCTCCTAATGCTGCTCCTGCGCCTTCAAATGGCGCTATCATAGTGGCCATCATAGTTAATGATGACTTGGTGAAATCAGCAATCACATCTGCTGGGTTATACCATTTTATTTTTCTCTGACCTTCTTCGCGTTCTCCAAAGATTGGGTCGACAATTGCTTTTTGCGCACCATACATTGCTGGTAATTCGTAGGGCATTCTTCGGCCAGCTCGGACCAATCTCTGTTGTAGCTCATCCCTATATTGCCATACGGCTGGAGGCTCATTGCCCAAAAAGTTAGATCCTGCAAGATTTTTTTCTTCTTTAGTTAGGTATTGATAGCCATGTCTTTCGCTAACAATTCCATCATATCCAGTAGTTAGCTGCCCTTGGCGCTCATATACTAACTTGGAATAAACATCGCTTTCACCTTCTACATACCTGCTAACACCTTGCAGCTCATCTAAATGGCGACGAATTTCAACAGCGCTTTTAACCATTTTTGTTGCAAGTGGTTTGCCATTGTCAGAAGAAGTTTGTAAAAACTTTGCTAGTTTTAATCCACCACGCTTAGTGACTTTTGAAGCTACACCAGAAGCTACCATTACAGTAGCCGTCGAGGCAAAGAATTTCATTATAGGATGGCCATTTAAGGCCCTGCTAATCATTCCAGAGTTTGATGCTGTACCTTCAGATTCACCCTCATTTATGGGCAAATCTCTAGACGTTACACCGTATCCTAAGTTTTGTATTGGCCCTGGATCGCGTATCAATCTAACTCCCTAGATTATTATCCCCATAGTTTTTGAGCGATGGGGTCTTCATATGTTGATGTTCCTGGCATCTTAGACAGATTATGTCGTGCTGCATGCATTTTCTGTTTTTCTAACTCTTCTTCAGGATCTATCAACTGAAGAGTTAGATTAGTAGATTCAATGCCGTTAATGCCTTGTTTAATTTCTATTATTTTTTCAGCTAGGGCAACTCTTTCTGCTAATTGAGAAAAAGTCATTTCGTCTAATTGCTCTGGGCTGTATGTACTTATAGTAGCGAGAACAAAGGCTTTCATTAAATTTTTAACTTCTGTTGCTTCTTCTCTTTTTTCTTGAAGAATTCTTTTTGCAAGTTTTGCAGAAGTTATCCCAGATATATCTAATACCTCCTGGGCTAAAGAAGAAACATTCCCAGGAGGTATTCGAGCAATATCAAAATCTTCAGGATAAACAATCGTAAATTCTAAGACTAGATCTTCAACATCAGCCGAAGAAAAATCTTCCAGATCTTTATAATAAAGAATTTTATTATATTCTTTAAATGTTAGTTCTCTAAAAATTATATCTTTATTTTTAATATTAACAGAATAGATATTTCCATATCTGTTTTTAAGATCAAAGATTAATTGGCTGTCTAGCATCTAATTAGAGTTGTCTAACCTCAAGGGCAACAAAGCCTGAAGCTTCGAGCACTTCTTGAGCAATAAGAGATGGCATACCAGCCATGACTCCAAGTGCTGTTTTTTTGTCGTACTTAGGATAAAGCACGCAAAGTTCTGTGATAGCTTCTTCGTTCCACATGTTAGCTTCAGCAGAAGTAAGCTGTCCACCCTGGACCAATTGCTCCATCTTCTTAACAACCTGCTTGTATTCAACTCGATTCAGTACTCGCCAAACAATATGCTTATCATAAGAAATGGATGTAACGTAAACGTCTCCGTAATGTTGCTTCCATTGTTTAATCATTCCAGCGTTGGGGCCACCGTCCCAAATTTCTACATCATCTGCCAGATCTTCAATATCTTTTGACTCTTCAACTTCAAGATCGAGATCGTATTCTTCGATTGCTTCCTGAGCTCTTACGTCGATGGCATCTGGATCATCGGTTGTAACCAATGTGACTGCTTCATCAAAACCTAAATTTTTGATATCCTCTGGGGTATCTCCTATTACTACTTTTCTTTGATTTGTCATATTAATGTTTCTCCTTAGTATGTATCAGTACATAATATCATAAAATTACTTTTTTTTCAATTATAAATCACTAAAATTAAAAGCTCCAGCTAGTACTTGGATCTCGCAACAACTGATCAAATGTTGTTGAATCAGGATCAATATTAGATGGCGCATCAGAATCTGAAGTATTATTTGCAGACATTCCTTTTATAAAATCAAGCTTTGCTTCAGTAAAATAATAATCTCTAGCTATGAATTGGTAACTTTCACCAATTGCCATTCCTCCTGGGCTATAGGTTGTTGACATATTCATTAGATTAACTTGCTGAAGTATTGTTTTCATTGGACTTACTTTATTGTCCATTTTAATAGTTCTTTGATTAACGTCAAAAGACATTTGATTGTTTAAATAACTAGAAGTACTTGTATCTTCAGAAGTATTAGCACTAAATGGACTTAATGCTGTTTCTTCTAGTCCGTACAAGATAACAAAATTGAATGGTGGATGGGCGCTGAATATATTGGTAGTGTCATATCCAGAAACTGCCGGGTCAGAAGTTATTCTATCCAATTGACTATAGGCCCAAAATTTTTCTATATTACTTTCATCGCTTGAAGAAAGTTGTGAATCTAATCGTGAAACAATTGTGTCTTTTGGTGTCCTAACATCTTTATTCATCACTCGAGATTTTGCTGCTTTTTCTAGAAGCTCTGTCATTCTGCGCGGATACCTGGTAAATATGCTTATTTCACCACTAATGATTCTTGAACCAAGCATGACAGTATCATAATTATATGACCAGAATCCGTAAACAGGTTGCTTTTCCTGCCTAACGGAATAGGAAAAGGAAGCAATATCTAATTCATCTTCCGGGCCAAAAAGACCATCAATGTAAACTCTTACATCTTCTCCACTGAAGTAGTAATCATAATAATTATTAAAAGTTTTGTCAGTGTCTGGTGCTCTACCTGCGTAGACTCTATCTATATGATTTGATAAAGGATCGTATTCTTTATCAAATTTCCAAAACTTTTTATTATCTAATCTTGATTCCGACATTATTACCTGCTATCTAACGATGTTTTCTATCATATTGGGATGATACGTTCTACCATATTTTGATTATAAAATTCAGATATTTTATCTACAGCTTCGTCACCAAATATATTTCTAGATATTTGCACATCTCTTTGGGTTACTGCTGGATCTTTCGTTGAGTCTATTTCAGAACTAATATCCATTTTCACCATAGGTTGAATGCCACGAGCCATATAGGTGTAAGTCTGTTCTGTAATTATGTCCTCAATTGATACTGTTTGACCTTCATCTACTATAGTAATACCAAAGATCTTCATTTTTGCAGATTGGCCATACTCATTGAAGAAAGAAATTACTATATCAAATGGTGGAAGCATGTCCGCCAGTGGAGCGAAGAAGCCGTTTCTTCTGGCTAGAAGTTCTCTATATTTTTTAATTTTATAAAATGCATACTCATTAAAAACGGTAAATATTAAGCTTCCAGCTATTGTTCTTCCACCTTTAATGAAGCCTCTTACATTTACGTGCCCAAGAGTTCTAACGGGAGAATTTTCTCTATGTATTGAATACGACAATGTTTGCAGTTCGCCCAATTCGATAACGTCACCATCATTAGTGATTTTTCCGTCTTCACCTATAACTGGGATAATCATTGTTGCTACGGCATCTGCTCCTGAGAATGATATATTCTGAAGACCGGTGTTTGGATTGTAGGTCCCACGAGGTTCGGTGTCCTGTGGCGGTTCAACAATAATTTTTGGTCTTCCAGTAAAAAGTTCTGTCATTGTTCCTTGTCCTTATAATGAAATGTGCACGGAGGAAGATCCCCCGTGCACACCTGTCAACCTAAAGTAGTTTCTATTAGGGTCTGATAATATCTGACTTAAGAGCGTTTGACTGAATAAAGTCAAGAGCATCAACGTCCATATTATCAATGAGACCATCTGTTTTGATTGTGTACATCGGGCCGAGTTCACGAGCAACATAAGTCATTGTTTCTTCAATGACGATGTCATCCATTGAAGCGCCTGAACCTTCGTTCAAAAGTTCGCAACCATAGATCGATCTAACGGCAGATTGGCCATACTCGTTTACAAATGTGATAGTGATATCAAAAGGAGGAATCTGGTCAGCGTAGTAAGGAACTTTCTTTACAACACTGAGCGCCTGATCATTGACATCGGCTATTCCGCGATATTTGTAAGATGTATCGCCAGGAAGTGCGTTATGACTTCTTGTGTAGAAAACCTGTGTCGGATCACCATTCGCACGGTTCTTGTCCAACATTGTATACAACGCTGGGCGATCAAAAACTGTGAAAATTAATGAGCCTGCAATACCTCTTTTTCCTCTTGAAAAAGAACGAGGATTAGGTGAACCCATTGTGTAAATGGGAGCTTTTTCTCTAGTGACAGAGAAAGTAATGCCCGAAAGAGCACCAATTTCAATTCCACCAAAAGTGGCTACAATGTCTGCACCTGAGAAGGTGGTGTAGGTATTTAGGTATTTATTTACTGATGTATAATCTTCAGTTGCCATTTTGAATTACCCTCCAATCGGTATATTATAAGTTAATGGCTACCTGGACTTCGATTGTTTTAAGTTCGAAGGCAGGTGTTAAAACGAGGTCAACAATCGCTTTATTTTGGTTGGGAACATACGAAACTGTAAAATCGCTTCCCAATAAAGCACCCATGAGCTGCATTCCTCTTAGACCAGAAGTAATTGCTGTTTCCATCGCATTACGAACTTGAATATTTGATGGCTCACCAATAAACTTCTGGCAAACTTGTCTAATGACAAGAGAAGCTTCGTCAACAATTCTCTTTGTTGACAAACGCGTGTAATCTGATGTTGACTGGCCGAATGTCAAGCCTTCACCAAAAACTGCTACTTTATTAAAATTAAGAACAACAGTATTGATGCCCTTTGTACTCAAAGCTTGCTGCTGAGTTCTTGTTGGAGCATAACGAAGAGCCTCAACGTTGTAAAGTGGCTTGTTAACTACTGAACTATATGAAGGAAGTCTACTCATTGAAGCTGCCAAAAAGGCTGCACCATTTGAATAGCCAAATTGTGTTGTTCCTGATGAATAGTTAACTGGCTTGATCTCAGTGGCGATAATGGTGACGTACGGTCCGACTGTCTTCCATGCATCTCCAGAATCTCTGTCTGGCAATCCAGACAAGTTAATTTTAGTTGCTATTTGACTTGGAGTCATTCTTTCGTAAGTAGCAGCTCCGCCTTCAGCTTGACTTACCAAGAAAGGCTTAACGCCCATAACGGCTATGCAAGGGTTTGTGCTTTCTGAAATTTCCTTAGCCTTAACTGCAACCTTATAGGCCCAGTTTGTTGCATAGGCGGTATTGTTGTCGGCGTGGAAACCAAATTCTCTGTCATCGCTAGGCGTGGCAGTTGCATTCAGCGACCAGTCATTCGGATCTGAGCCACGGCCCCAAGGGATGATAATATCCGGGACTGCTGATTCTGCTGCAACAAAAGCTGCATCAAAAACAGATCCACCAAAGGTTGAACTTGTTACTGTGCAGAGTGAATGATCGAATATTGTATCGCTTGGAAGCGGAACAACGAAAATTCTTTCAGCGCCAGCGGTGACCAACTCCACAAATGCGCGGTGTGCATCTGATCCGTTGCCAAATGCGGTAATTGCATCAGCTTCGTTTGATACTCTAACTATGTCAAGGTCGGGAACTCCACCAGTGCCGTCAGCAGTGCTGCGCTTTGCAATGGTTACAATTCTCGGACCAACAGGTGCGTCTTGTCTCGACACACTGTAAAAACGATCTCTTATTAAGGTTGTTACTCCAGGTATAGCCATATTATTTTTAGACCTCCGATTAGGAATCTTTTAGAATCTTCATTTATAGTAACAGACAAGTTATAAAAACAACTTCACAAACATTTTATCTGAAGATAAATATATAGGTTTGACTAGTAATTTGGGCTGGCAGATTGTTGTAAGTCAACTATATTTATAGTGACATCTTCAAAATTTGGTGTCGCTAATGATTCAACGATACTTCTTTCATATGCCATCCAAGTTCTTGCATCCACTGCGATCTTCTGGATTCTTTCATTCTTAATTGCAAATGTTTTTTCTGTAGTTAACATATAGGTTACAGTTCTTTTATGCAGGTCTTTTCCATCTCTATTTATTTCAGAATCGGAAAGTCTTCTAGAATACACTAACTCCGAAGCGCCAGAAGCTTTGAAGACTGGAGTATATTCCAACATAAAATCTTCAAAAGCTTCTATAACTTGATCGGCCAGCACCGATGCATCGAGATCGTCTCTAGTTGTTGTAATATTATCATTTTGGAATGTTCCCACTTTTGTGAGAACTGAAAATGAAACTATATTTTGAAATTTTTGACCATATACTGTTACAGTATTTTCCAATACATTTTGTCTCATTCTAGGCTTTGGCTCTGTAGTATGAGTTTTTCTTAATTCCAAAGAATAAACAATAATTGCTGGAAATTCTTCTAAAGCTGTTAATCCAGAACTTGATGACGCTGGCGCAGAAGATATTTCACTAACTTGAGTGCTAGATGTCATTGTATCAGAATAGGTACTACTAGTCTCTCTATTGATACCACTAGGAAGAATGGGTATCGTAGGATAACTTTCTTCCCATATTTTTTTAACTAAACCTATAAATTCGAGATAACTTAGATTGCCAGAATATATTTCTTCTACGCCATTCTCATCCAGTCTTCGGTAGCCTGGAGATTGGAGTACTGAATCTTTTAGTTGACTAGCCCAAATTGGTTCAGTAAATCTACTTTTTCTTCCGTGAGAAGGAAAGCCTCTATTTATATATGCCATATTAAACTCCTGGTCCTGTTGATAAGGCAAAGTCAATTTTCTTTAACCCTAGGGCAGAAAGAACTTCTATGTAGAATATTATACTTCCAACAGTGGTACTACTTACTTCTACGTTAAAAGAATAACTAACTATAATTTTATCGCTTTTTAAAGATTCTAATAAAGATCTTACATCGTCTACTACCTTATCGTATCCTAGTTGACCGATAGCTTTGTACCCATATCCTCTGATTCTGCTTACTAGAAGAGCTACGAGTCTCATTTGTGCCGCTTTGTGCAGGGTGGATTCTGGATCAGAAAGGGTATACTCATTGGTTAAATAGACTTCAAATGGAACAGATCTTCTAGTCTTTTTTCCTCTATATATAGTATTGACTCCTATGTCATCTAATCTTTGATATTCAGATTGGGATAAGTCTGATCCATACAATGACATTGCTCCTGGTATTCTTGTTCTAATGAGACCCATATTTAGTGGTCTTGAGGCGAACATTCCCGCTAGCGATGCTGCTATGGACGAAACGTAAGATGTTTTTATTTGATCGTGCTGGTATACAGCTTCACCATATACTGGAATGACAAATCTTCCATTATCAGAAGAAATTTGACCAGTCATATTTATTGTAGTTAATTTATCAGTTAGGACAGAATTTGCCTCTAATAAATCAATATCTGGAGATGTAACGCCACCACTTCTTGATCCTATTATTCCAATTTGGACATAGCCAGTAGTGTTGTGGAAATCAGCGCAATAATCAGCTAACTGGGTTATAAAATCAACTCCACCTGTTTTAATAATGGAAGTTTCTAGTGGAACAATAATATCAATAAAATCTAAATCTTTAATTATTGAATATGTTTCTTCTAATCTTTCATAATATTTTTCATAAAAAGTATATTCACTGGGTGTGGCGGCGTTTCTGTCAAATAGAGTATTGGAAATATTTCTGTCAGAATATTTATCCACATATTCAGACATGGGAGCTGTTGCGCAAATCATAATATCCCTAGCTCCTGCAGCGTATGCATCAAATACACCTCTTAGCAGGGGGCTGGAAAGATCTGCCCCAAGAAGATCAATAGCACTTTGCATTGACCTAACATTAACGGGGTTATTAAATTCCATTCCATTTGCGTGGCCAATTAATAAAATCGTACTAGTATTATTTGAGTTTAACTGTTCATAACTTGGCTTATAGTTTACTACGGTACTTTTATTTGGGGAAATAACTATTGGACTTAAAGTCGATACTTCACCTTTAACTTGAAACTTTGCACTTATGTTTAAATTTCCAGTGGAGTTAGTTGTTTGTGCAATAACAGAATAAATTCCCTCATATAATTTATCTGGAATTTGGTAATAAAAAGTAAATTCTTTAGAATTACTTTTTTCAATATAAATAGGTCCTGAAGGATTTTCTTCTTGAATTAAATAAGAATATGGACCATCTATTACTGGACCGCTACCATACTCTCCTCTAATAACAGAAAAATATATGTCTAATGGTGTTGAATTGGCGGTTGGGTCATATATATTTCCTTCTGAAATAAATATAAATTTAAATTGTACCGACTGACCTCTGCTAACTATTAACATATTATTTCTCTCTAGTTGCGCCAACTATCCAATAATTAATCTTACCATGTCTGCCTCTTACTGCAGTGATAGCATCAATCTTGAACATTGTATAGTTTTTTGTTGCTTTGGCGGAATAATTCTCATATATTCTATCACCCTCTTTAGGGTAAACGATGTCTTCAAAATAATATACTGCATCATATTTTGTCAAAAGACCTTCATCATATTCTTGTGTTGAATTAGAATTCACGGCCCCCGATTGGCCAACCTGCCTAGTTGTGACTAACTCGAATTGATTATAATGATTTCCATTTGCAAGTATTCTTTGAATATGAACGTTATGTCCCCATTCTCTAAGAATCTTTTTGAAAGTTTTCTTGACATCAATCACGGCTTCTCAAACCTCTATTGGGCATAGGGTCATGACTCGCTGGGACAGTTCTTACTACACCATACAAATCTCTATCAGTAAGATGAGCAATTTGTCCACCAGAATAAAACGGACCAGCACTTGGTAAGCCTTTCATCTGGAATCCCATTGGACTAACTCTATTTGATAACATTTCTTTTCTAAGAGCTGTGGCAATTTGGCACCATGTGGTGGCATTGTCTCTTGTAACTTTATTCCTTGGTATAGACTTATTTGTGAGGCTGAAATCCCCAAGGCTTATAGATATTTCATCATCACTGCCATAACCGTATGTTCTACTTAGCTCACACGCTGTAGCAGCTTTAATGTATTCATATACAATAAATGACAGATCACTACCGTCGTCGGTCTCTATGAGACTATAGATGCCTTTAACCTCATTAGAGAAGTTGTGGGCAATTTCGCCTATTTCTAACATCGTTGCGTCAGGGAAATAAGAGAGTAATTGCTCAGGGTCGATGTAAAGAGGTGCCACATCTGGGGCAAAAGTAATAGTCTCATCATTTTTGAGAGTTACTGTTGGCTGATATTCTTCTACTGTGGAACTAACGTATAATCTTTGTTCTATAACTACAGTATTAGAATTAGCTAATATGCCAGTAAACTTAACTGTATATGTATCGGCTATAGTTGGAGTGTAATCAAAGTAAAATATTGAACTAGATATTTGGCTAGAAGTATCTGTGACTACAGTTGCATTGGAAGAGTTTTTTATTATTACTTGTGGATTGGCTACAGGAGATAATGCTACTTCATTTCCATTGGCGTCAATATCTTTAAATTTTACAGTTATTCTAACTGTGTCACTGACTACAACTCTATCTGTTGACATTTTTTACCTCTTGTTTTATGCGTTAGATATAATAGTAACGTTAATTGTTCCAGCTGAGTTGTCCTCTAGAATAATACTTTCTGCACTGGAAATAGCATAAGCTTCATTCTTATCTATTGATATTGCTATATAGCCAGAGCTATATATTTCTTCGCTATCCAGACTTGAGATAGCAAAGGCGTCTGCGTTTATTATATCTATCTCCGAAGACCCGTAACCGTCAAACATGGCGAATGTCATTGAGGATGAAGTTTCTGTATTTTCTAATATTCCACTTGGGGTAAGAACAGAATGACTATCAACAAAAACTAATGTGCTATTTACAGACGGTGGTGATATGACAATAACGCCTAATACTTTTAGGCCACCAAAATTAGTAGTTATTCCAAAAGACTCAGGAGAAACTACATATACACCACTATAATTAAAATGAGCTTGGTTATAGGCTATATCTCCATTGTAGAGCATCTAAATCCTTTTATTAGAATGTTCCACAATCAATGGAGAAACCACTTAATGTACTGCCATTTCCGTACAATGCGCCTGAGACTCCGATTCCACCAGTCACAACTAAAGTACCAGTTGTGTAAGATGATGACGCTGTTGCTGCAGTAAATGTTGTAGCACCGTTTGAGGTTAAGGTAGTGAAAGCTCCTGTGCCTTTAGTTGTTGCGCCTATATTGGACGAATCAATTGTCTTATTTGTAAGACTTTCAAATCCAGCTAAAGTGGCAAGAGTTCCAGATGTTGGAAGAGTTACGCCTGTTGTTCCAGTCGAGGTGAAAGTTATTGCATTAGCTCCAGATGTAACAAGGTTGCCACCAAGAGTAATGGTACTAGCTCCATTATTTACTCCGGTTCCACCATAAGTTGAACCGATTACTGTACCATTCCAGGTACCAACTGCGATAGTTCCTACAGTCGTAATACTGTCATCGCCAGAATAGGTTCCACCAGCCACTGCAGCGAGTGTAGCGTTGTATGCCTGAACATCAGTGCCAATAGCTAGGCCAAGAGCAGTTCTAGCTGCTCCAGCATCTGTAGCTCCAGTTCCACCATTAGCTATTGCTATGGTTGTGCCATTCCAAGTGCCAGTTGCAATTATTCCAACTGAAGTAAGGCTTGAGGCAGTTACTCCTGAGCCAAGAGTTGAGCCAGAAAGTACAGACGTTCCAGCAATTAACAATGACTTGCCCGTCAGAAGATTAAGATTTTCTGAAGACGTCCATGCGTCAGTTGCATCAACCCAGTTAAAAGTCTTGTCTGTATCACCCTTAAGAGTGATGCCACCACCATCGGCACCTGCGTCTGTCGGAGAGGCGCTTGAGCCAAGTTCAAGATTCTTATCGTCAACAGTTACGGTAGTTGAATTGATTGTAGTTGTTGTACCGTTAACTGTTAGATCGCCAGAAAGGACAAGAGACGTGCCAGTGGCAGCGCCAATGTTTGGCGTTACAAGAGTTGGCGTGTTAGCAAATACAAGTGCTCCAGTACCAGTTTCATCCGATATAATTCCAGCAAGTTCTGCTGAGGAAGTTGCTGCAAAATCCGAAAGCTTATTATTAGTAAGTGCAACCGTACCTGTTGCATCTGGCAGAGTGATAGTGCGGTCTGCAGTTGGATCTGTGACTGCAAGAGTTGTTTCAAAGTCATTTGCAGTTGCACCTTCAAAAACCATGCTTCCACTATTGAGTGTAAGCCCTGCAAATGTTACACTTGCAGAGGTTGCTACATCTTGACCAATAGATAATGTGTGAGTTGTTCCCTCACCTGTTGTTGCTGCAGAAGAAGTAACACCAGTTCCACCAGTTATTGTTGCTACATAACTTCCTGAGGTATTAGTTCCAAGAGCAATTTCTATAGTTGTCGAACTTGCTGCAGTTAAACGACCCTGAGCGTCAACCGTGAAGCTACCGACTGATGCAGCACCGCCGTATGAGCCAGCTGTTACTGTAGTGTTGTCAAGATCTAAAGTAAGTGTGTCAGTTGCGGAGGCAACCGATGTTAAGCCTATGCCACCAATTATAGTGAAGGTATCTCCACCAGAAATTGTTAAATTGTCACCGTTGTCTGCATCTACTGTAAATGAAGTAGAAATAGAAGCTGTCCCTGCTGCAGACAAACGGCCTTGAGCGTCAACTGTGAAAGTTGGGATTGCACTAGCTGAACCATATGAACCAGCAGTAACTGTTGTATTGTCAAGATGTAGGGTTATGGTATTTGTAGATGATGCTATTGATGAAAGCCCAGTTCCACCAGATATAGTTACGGTTTCTGCGTCATCGATTGTTTGTGAAGATCCCGAATCACCTGCTAAAGTAAAGTTATATGTAGCAGCAGTTACGGCAGAATCTACATAACCGGTTGTTGCGACTTTTGTGCTATTATCTCCTGCTGTTTGTGTTGTTGCAGTTGCAGAAGATCCTAAGGCTACTGTTCCAGAAAATGTTTTATTTCCAGAAATAGTTTGAGTACTAGTTAATGTAGTAAATGCGCCAGGGCCAGCAATAGCTATGGGAGTACCTGTTCCTCCAGCTCCTGAGGTTCCTTTTCCATAATAGAGTACGTCGTCTACTTCTGTAAAAGCTAATTCTGCGTTTTCTAAAGATCCTGGAGCTCCAGATATTCCTCCAACCGCTCTTCTTTTAATTCTGATTGTATTAGACATGATTAAAAATTTCCTCCATCGGTAAGATTTTCTTCGGGGTGGTTCACCCAAGCTGAACCGTTGTAACGCAAAATATTACCTGAGTTCACTGTGGTAATAGTAACGTCAGTCAATCCATTTAAAACTGATTGAGTAGTAATTGCAGTTTCTGCAGATATTATTCTATCTTTTACTGTTAAATGACTGCCTGCTGGATTTAATCCAATAACCGTTTGTATGGCTTCAATGGCGTCATTTGCGTTAGCGTGTTGTTGATGGTGGGGTACTGTTGCTGAATTGAGTGGGTCAGACGATGTCGGATTAATCAATATATCCAACGCTGCGGGATACTGGGTGCTCATTATTTTCCTTTACAATGAAAAAATTTTATATTGATCGTTACTCCAGCTAATTGTGATGGAGATAGGACTAGCAGTAGCAGCTACTGGCAAACCTGTGGCTGTATCTATGTAGGCCAAAAGCCTTGATGTAGATCTAACTCCAGTATCCTTATATAAAACCAGATAGGCAAAACCGCTAGTCCCGTAATCTTCTACCGTAATATTATCAGCGTCAAAGACACCAGAAGCTGTTGTTTTTCCGGCTAGTAAACTAGTAGTTGCTGCGACTGAATCTTCACTAATGCTTGACAAGAATTCATGTGTACTTAAATTTACTGTATAAGTATTTTTTACTAACGCAATTTTTATATTATTGTCAGTCAAGTCAAATAGGCCTTCCAATAAGCCTTCTTTGCCTTTTGCATATAATGAATTAGCCATTATATGCCGACTTCCGAAGAGACAATAACTCTATATTTATATCCAGTCTCGAAATAAGTCTTGCTATCTGTGTAATAAACCGGAGTTGCGTCGGTAGATGGAAAATCTATATAAACATCTGGTTTCCATGAATGCATGGACACTTGGGTAGGAAGCGTTTCCCACCTGGTTGGCGTTTTTTGCATCTTCTTACGTTGTGCTTTAAAATACTTACTGGTTAAAAAGTTTGATGCTGGGCGAGAACTAAATGAGATAATAGTTCTTCCATTATTCTCATCATTTCCTATATAAAAATCTCCATTATTTGGACTGACAGATTCTATATAGAAATTAGGATTTTTAGCTAATATTTGATAACCAGTTTCAATATCTGTTCTAATAGATTTATCTTCTACTAAAACTTCATTTAAAACAGTAGCTTTACTTTCCTGTAGGATTGACGGAGTTGCTGACTGTGTTTGACTCGTGAAACTGATTCTTTCTTCAGGGACAGTCATACCCGAGGAATCTAGTAAATTTTGAACGCGGACAACATAGTCTATATTACCGGGTAGAATGACATCCCAATATAAAGTTAAAGTTCTACTAATCTGATTATAATCAGTAATAGTGTTAATAGTCCTAAATGGGGAATTTATCTGAACAGGTGTAGCTGCGTCAGTATATACTAAAAAATTTGCATCAACTAAGGATGCTATTTTAATAGTCCTACCGAATTTAATATTAACAGTATTAACGCTTACTGTAGCGTTATCAATAAGATATAAGGCCACTCAACACACTCCAAATTCAAAACCTATTGTAATAGTAATAAATCAATTCAATAAAAAGCAGAGGGGGCAGTAGATTTCTCTACCGCCCCCAAGCTTCAGGGTAATTTGTAACTATAACGACCCTAAGGTTTCTATCAGGCTATGTCGTTAGTAACCTGTACTTCGTAGTTACGGCTGAGTCTGACGTTCTTAGCAACAGTGATACCTTCACCATCACCCAGCATCACGATGTCGTAACGCTCTTTCATCTTGAGCTGGCGAATATCGCGGCCCGGATCGTCGAACTGATCGGTACTCATCTCGTCTTTGACGAGAAGTGTTCCGACTTCATTACGGTCGATGAGGAAGAGGTCTGACTTAGCTGCTGTTGCACCACTCTTAGCTGTGAAGCTAACGAAAGGAGAAACAATAACGTTCAGTCCCATAGGGGCAGTCTGATTCAAAGCGCCATCTGCAGACTGGGGACGATAGCCCCAGCTTGTTCCAACGCCTGATGCTGCGCCACCTTGATGGAAGATGGCATCCTTGAGGAAGATCGACCACATGAGGGGGTGTAGAATAAAGTCTGTTGGAATATGGTTTTCAGCCATGAGAACGGCAGCCATGTCGATGATATCGTCCCACTTGACTGTCTTATTGGCAGCGCCATTAATGTCAAGACCGGTTGTGTCATCGTATGAACCACTATCGTTGTCAAAAACGATTGTAGCTGCATCTTTAAATCGGCTCAAAGCAATTTGCTCCTTAAGGCGAGCCATAGCACGGCCAGCTGCGCGAACATGTAGACCAACAATGTCCCAAAGTGAATCAGCGATCACTTCTTCTGTAAAAGAAAGCTTAACGCCCTTCTTTGAGACTTTGCCCTCTACCTGCTTTGCGAAAGCGAGTGCTTGTTCTGGATACTCTTGTCCTTCTGGGATCTCAGCAGCTTGAATAGCATTGACGGCCGGGAATTCCAATGAACGTCCCTTGCCGAGACGAACAGTGGAAAGCAATGGAGTCACTAAAAGCTGTGGCTCTGCTGCTTCTCTGAGCGTACGTGAGAGAACTTTCGGGAAAAGTGCTGCTGCGTCTGACGATGCAAAAGCTTCCTTAATTGTTACTCTATTGTCTGCGTCGATATACCCGTCCTCGGTCATTGCTGTCTCCCAAGCTGGGAGACCCGAGAGGAGCTCTTGGATTGTCTTAGTCATCTTAGGAATATTCCTCCTGTGTTATTGTTTCTTTTTTATTAGAGTGTCAGGTTGACGCGGAATGCACCAATGACATTAGTTACATCTAGATTCGAACGAATACCGAGCTTACCATTATTAGGACCAGCCTTGGTAAGTTCATAAACGGTCTTCAACGCACCCGGATCTGATGGAAGCTGCATGTAGCTGAGGAGGCCGTCATCAAAGTTTGTAGCAAACTTTTCGACTTCGACAACCTTACCTACTTGCAAGTAGCTGTATACGGAGCTGCTATCGAGGAAATCGGTAGCTGCAGCCAATACTGGACGTCCCATTACGTCGGAACGAACTACTGAACCAACTGTCACGTCATTGTTAATACCGCTGACCATTGGATACTCTACATAGCCGTGAGTGATAAATCCAGCACCTTGCGAGGTACCTTTATCGAAGGGTCTGTAAAGATCATACTGTGCGCAACCGATAGGAATCGAACGAGCAGGCACAGTGACTGTGTCAGTTGCTCCGGACGAGTAAGCGGGTGTTGCACCAGCTGTGGGGTCCCATGCTGTATTGCTCATGTCATCGCCCCAGACCTTACTTGAGCCTGTACCGTTAGCAGGCACAATGCGAGCGTCACCATTAGCATCGGCTATAACTGAAAGAATAGTTCCCTTTGGAATAACGATTTCAAAGCGATCATCTTCACTGTCATAGTACCAAGTAGGAAGACCGGGGTGCGGCAACAGGTATGCTGCGGGGGCTATGCCCTCGGAAACAACGAAGCGACCAGAACCGGTCTTACTGTGTACTTTGCGAAATTTTGCTAAACTCATTTTTTATCTCCTTAGTTTTAAAGTTTACGTCTACCCATAAGGGCATCAACTAGAATTTGTTCGAAAGACTCTTTGGGATCTGAAGCCTTAATGGGCTCCTCTTCCATGTCTATAGTAAGCACATTTTCTTCTTTTACCGAAACTTCGGCTTCTGAAGCAATTGTGGGCATATTCAACATCTCGCCAATTCTTTTACCAGACTTACTTGGTGTCTTAGCAAGATCTCTCAGGCTATCAGCTAAAGAAGATGCTGTTCTTGTAGAATACTCTTCGATTAGTTTTTCACGATCATCTGATAGTTCAAAACCAAGTCCGATTCTAGTATCAACAACTCTTTCAATCAATGTTCTATGTAATGCACTCTTGAGTTTTTTATTTTCTTCTTCAAGGGATTGAATTCTAGCTTTTGCAATTGCATCCTGCTCAGAGACTACATTTGTGTCAGTGAGGTCTGCTCCTGCTGTTTCTTTCCCTTGATCTTCTTCGGCCTCAGATGAATTAGCTGAATCAACTTCTTGATTACCTATTTCTTCTGCTTCTTCAGGCAAAGCCTTAGATCCATTTTCTTTCGACTCAGATTCCTCAGAAGCCACTTCTTCTACAGTGGTCTCGGAATCTGCCTCGGTGACAACGACTTCTGATTCAATCGTTTCTTCTGATTCAATCGCCTCTTCTAATTCTTCTGATTCCTTAGCTACTGAGATTGTAGAAAGATCATCACTTAATTCTTGGACTGCAGCGAGGATATCATCGCCGTTAGTGTCTTGATCCATATTGGAATTCTCCTGACAATTATCGATATTTTTATTCTGATCAGATAGTAATGAACTATCATTGTATTTGTAATTTTCGTTCTCCTGTATGGACAGGGCCGTTAGAAATGCTCCCTTTAGTTGGAGATAAATTGGCTTAGACTCTTTCTTCTTCATATCAGAAAGAATTGATCTATTCTCTTGAATTGAGAAGATATCCTCATTATCCATACTTAAAACAAATGCGTTACTTCGTGCAATCCAATTTTCTGAATCAAAAAGCTCTGCTTTACCATCAACAGCTTTTAGGGATCTAACGCCAGACTTTTGATCTGCGGGTTGATTGACGAATGAATACTCTTTAAAGCTAATGTCTTGCATATCTACATAAGCGAGTTTACCTTTATAAACTTTGCCTCTTTTGTATTTTACAACCTTCGGCCTGCCTGATGCATCTTCTGTTGCTAAATCTTCTCCTGAGACGCTACAGACTGCTTTACCAGCCCTTCCGCCAACGGAGCCAGTCAAGTATCTCTTATCAAGAACTTTTTGAGCAGCAACGGGATCAGTAATTGCTATTTGTAAACGAACGAATGAGGAACCATCTTCTTCTTTGTCCATTTTTGCAGCCATAACCCTGCCAATAGCTTCTGTATTTAAATCATGATTAAGGATGATTGGCTTTGGATATGGATCCACCCATGATTGGAGTGCTTTTTCTAATTCTTGTGCGGAATAATTATTGTAGTTAGAAGTGAGACCCTCATGGATTGCAGCGACTTCTATTATTAAACCGTGCTTTGAATTAAATGACTCTGAAAAATTGATATCCGACTTAGAGAAGTCAGGAAGTTCTAATGTAAAATTTTCTATAAAGTCAAATGACATGTAAATCACCTATTGATGTATAATTCTTTTTTATATAGTAAGTTTATTTTTATAACATTAAACAAATTTATATGAATATATCAGACTTTAGCATAGTTGTCTGATAAAGATTCATATCTATTATCTCCGTTTTGGAGAAATGACTGATAAAATACTTCTGACATAATATGTGGAGCGTAAATATACGATGCACAGTATAGCTTAAAATTTTCTTTTTTGCAAGCTAGTGACCAGCCGACATCTTCACCCTGTTGATGAACATCGTAAGAGATGTTGTTGTATACATCTTTACTCATCATTTTTGCAGCCATTATTACATCTGATTGAAAATATGTTCCAAGTTCATATTTTTCTTTTCTATAAGCTTTTGATGTATCATCCTGTCTCCAGTCCATGACGCTCGGATATAGTGTTCCAATTGGCGTCATAAACATGAGTGGATTAACTGCATCTGCTCCAGCTTTAATATGAGCTATTAATAGTTCTATTGTATTTGGATTTGTTAATAGAATATCTGAATCTAAACTAAAATAATAATCTGGTTGGATATCTCTAACTGTTTGCAATAGAGAGTTTCTCAAAGAAACCATATTTACATACTTAGATATATTCCATTGTCTTCCATTGTTTGAATGTTCAAAATGAGGAATATCTTCTCTTACCTTAATTTCAAAGTAAGGTATATTTTTATCGAATCTTTTCCAAGCTTCTAATGAAGCTATTGTTTCTTTATCATCTGGAGAAACTTCAAAAACAAAACCAATTTCCTTGAAATTAACTGATTGGTTTATCAGGCAACGTATCCAATGTGGAAGAATCCATGATCTCTTGTACATTGGAGTCCCAATTAAGAGTTTCATGAATTATTTCTTTTCTTCCTCTGATATTTCAGTGGTAGTTTCTTTTGCCTTCGTAATTGGTTTCTCTTGCGCGGGCGCGGGCGCGGGTGTAGGCGCGGGCTCAGGAGATAGATCTTCTTTAGTGGATACAATCTCTTCAAGTGTATCGATTCTATCAATTAGCTGGGTAATGATATCGAAAATTACTTCAAGAGCTAATCTAGTTTGACCATTATCTACGACCTTTTGAAGGCCCTTAACAGCGTCTTCTGTTCCTAGGTATTGGGATAATTTTTCATTATTTATTATCATTTTGTTCGACATTGATTTCATCCTTTTCATCATTTGTATAAACTATAGTATACTCTGATTCAAGCGCATTTTCAACTAGTGTCAACCAAGCGTTATCTGATCTTCTAATATTTGCTGAGCTGCTTCTTCCCTGCTGATTAGTCGGGCGAATTACATTACCCGCACCTTTTCTTTTATTAGGAAGATTTGTTTGACCTTTTTGTGCTGGCTCTTGTTTGTCGGCGTTCATAGTGGCGTCTTTAGACTTCAGTGAAGCACTTAGTTCTGTTTGTTTTTTATTCGCATTTATTTGAATTTGTGATTGAATAGCTGCATAGAAATCTTTTGGATCGTGATCGGCGTCCATGCCTAATTCCATTCTAGCTTCTGACAGTCCTATTAAATTACTTGTAAACTTTTGAATAGTATGAGTTTCTTTTTTAACTTGAGTATCAACATCTATTTCGTTGAACTTAAAGTAACAACGATCTGACGCATCACTTTCAAGTGGATTAGTCATAGGGTCAAATCCACCTTCAAGTAAAAGCTCATTAAACAAATGTACTCTTACCATTTCAGAGAAAAGCTTTTGATATTGCTTGACCTTGTCGTAAAGAGCTGTATCCAATCTATCTGTCATTGATCTGTTACCGCCGCCCATTGACATACCAAGGTGATGAGGCGCAACACCCAATCCAACAGATACTCTTTCCTTAAAATGATCAAGATACTTAGATGCATCGAGTGCGGTATTGGCAGCCCCGATAACTTCTATGTTGTGACGGAAAGGTAAAATCAATCCACCTTCTGCTCTAAGATTTTCTAATTCTTGGCCAGCGGTGCTTATCTCATGAGGTTCTGCTGGTTGATCTGCAGTTCCTATGGTGTACTTGTACAATGGGAATAGTTCTCTATGAACCAGGTTTTGAATATCCTCTTCGATTTGTCGAAGAGCGACAATGTCATCCAAGGCCGATTCTATGAATGGCGTCCCAAATGCTCTGCCAGTTTTCTTGTCGATATAGACATGAATGACTTTGTCTGCGCTCCATACAGGGTCACGATCTGATGGCATATACGTCAGCGGATCTGTGCTCTGTTCATACTTCTGTGGTCTATTGTGTCTATCTCTTAAAATCCTTACTTGCTCAGTAGGTATTAAGTAATAACCAACAACAGGCTGACTAGCATTGACTCCCTCTAAAGGACTTGGAAAGTATTCTGATATGTCTCCACGTGCCTTAACAATGAATGCGTTCCCATATTTAAAGAGATGATCTGTGACTTCTATTAGAAAATCTAAGAAAGGGCGCTTCATTGCCAATTCCATATAATCTATTCTTTGATATAAGTAGGAAATTGCTTCAGGATTTTCACCTACAATTTTCCAATTTTCTTTCCAGAATAACTCTTTATATTTATTTAAAGCCTGCTTTACATATGAATCGGTGTCAGCTGCCTGCATGATTCTATGGAAATCATACGGAGAAGGTTCGAATGTAGATCTTTTGCTATAAAAATAAGTATTACCTTGAAAACCGAGAGCTAACGATGCGACTTTCATCGATCTACTAACTGATTTGATTTCTTCGCCATCTAGTGCTTTGGCTGTAAAATTATTATTTTTATCAACTTGCCTAAACGGCAAATAGTCAAAGACTGCCATGTATCTCTCCAATATGAAAACTATATATAATAGTAGCTAAAGTGGTGTTTTTTTATAAGTTAATCAGTTAACGTCGAGATTAGCTTTATCAAAAGCGTTTTTCATAATGATATTTTTAACAGCTTCAATCCAAAAAATTGTCTCTGCTTCATTAAAATCGCTTCTGTACTGGAGATTTGCATTTGAAATCTTAATTTCAATTGAAAATTCCTTAGCTTCTACTGGCTCAGTTGTTTGAATTTCTTCAATTATTTCAGTTGTTTCTTCTGACATTTTATTTACCTCACTCAAAGTTGTCTGTTTTTGTTTGTTTAATTGTTTTTTCTGTTTTACCTGGTTGCATTGCAGCGATTAAGTTTGCGACTTTGATGTTCAGCTGCTTAATCGTTGCCTCTTTTATGACCAAATCGGTTGTTAACTGGCCAATTTTTTCGCTGAATGTTTGAACTAGAATGTTAATATCTAAATCGTCCATATTTACCTTTCGTCAAAATTCTAAACAATTATTATATCACATTGGATAGGAGTCTAGCAGAGTATTTACGTATACTTCTTGATCATTTAGTCTTTTAGAATATGTTCGATACATTTCCATAATCCAATGTTTAACGAATTCTGGCACTATCGGATCCTCTTGATCTTTAATAAGTAGTGTGGAATCATTCTTGATATACTTTTCTACCGTTTGTGCAGGTATCTCTAGTAAAGCATTTCTCACTTCTAAGGGCATTTGAATCGCTCTGAGCACCCTATCGCTAATCACTGCTATTGGTTCCCTATTGCCAAACTCCAAATACGCTAGACCCCATTCTATGATAAGTCTAAGCAATTCTTCCAAGGTAGAGCCTATACACTGCGGGTGTATGGCCCAAAGACTTTTTGAATCTTCTTTAGAAAATTGGTCTATGTAATCTTGATCAATTTCATCGTATGTGATAATTGCATGTGGTGCTAAATCTAAAACTGTTTCATGTCTAGTTACAATCTTAAATTTACCTAAGGGATTATCATCTAGTCTTTGTATTCCATGATTAGAAATTGTTTTAGACATAAAATCCATTGTTCCATGAGTTATGTCTTCAAAACTTTTAATCATATAATTATTATTAGAGCAAACATCACCATAAAAACTTTCACTATATGTTGGAACTGCTCTCCACAATAGGAAGCCTCTATATTTTCTTTCGCATGGATTTCTTAATTCAATATCCCAGTTAAGTCTATTTTGATTCCATGAATAAGTGAACTCTACTGAAAGCTTTGGTTCCTCAACTGGAGGTCTCCAACAATTCATATCTTTATTCCAGACCCAGTTATTATACGGTTGCTTTTCTTGGTCTTTATTATCCACTAAATCATCAAAAGAGGAATGTGATATTGTTAAAATATCTGAATTTTCCCCTATAGCTTTTGCTTGAATCCCGGCTTGACTATTAAGAAATGTGATTAATTGTTTTAAAGTATAAATTTTAATATTAAAAAAATTAATTGATTCCTTTTTTAAATTAGAAATCTTAAAATTGTCATCAACTTGAGACACACTTATCCCTTCATGCGTTTCGAGTATAATTTGATCAGAAGAAGGAATGTATTTTTTTAAAACGTCGTAAATATTAATCGCTTGATTTTCTTTTAAAAAAGTAATATATTTCATAAATTACACCTTAATGTTCAGTTGATTCATCAAACGGAGGGGGCGTACTTGTGTCGAATATATCCCTACGTCCATTCATAACTTCTAATGAATAATCGGAATTATTATTTACAAATTCTTTTAGTTCTTCAATTGAATGAATTTTAATATTAAAAAAGTTAATTGATTCTTCTGTCAAATTTGAAAAATCAAAATCATCATCAACTTTGGAAATAGATAATTGACCAAAATAAGAATTAAGTAAAAAAAATGCTTTATCACTAGACGGGAAAAGGGTACCTAAAGTTTCGTATATATTTATATTATTCTTATATTGACAAAACGTTACATATTTCATTTTTTTTTAATCATCCAATGTTTCATAGGTTGCTTGTAGTTGCACTTCTGTTACTGTAGCATAGTATAGATTATCGCCCGAATAAAGAGCTGAATCTATATCGAAAGATATATTATACGGTGGAGAGTTTAGCACATCTGGAGTTACTATATATGTCTGATATGCCGACAGATTATTTATATCACCATATTGTGTATAATTGATTCCATCAACAACGAGACTAGATATTCGAGGTGAACCAGTAGGGCCAACCCTAATGGAGAACTTATATAGTTTTGCATTCCTATGACCATCGGGTAATGACGGAGTAAAGTTTGCCGAGAATGATTCTGTCACTCTGGATGATACTTTGGTAGTTGTAGGAATCGTATATGTCGCAGATCCTGATGCCACACAGAGTGGAACATCAGCTCCATATTCACCATCGGTTTGTGTAAAGTAGTTATCTGCCGCTGATGTATAATTACTAGTTCCACCAAAAACGCTAACATCATTACCAGCTGTTTTGTAAACAAATAAGGTGCCACCAAAAGAGTTAGTATTGTTAGCTGGCGTTGTTCCTCTTGGTGCTAAAAATACCGTTGATCCAGAAGACGACATCACAAAGTATCGTTGATTAAAAGCGCTATTACTGCTACTTACAACGGTAACCTCATCTGCGTATTGTAGAATACATCTTGAATCTGACTCTAAAGCCAGTATGACATATGGTGAGTACGCGGTACTTCTTGCTATAGAAGAAATGCCATATCTCAAGCTAGTTACTGTCGTAGTAATTGATGGGTATGAGGATGAAATTGCGTGATTGGAGTCTAAAAAGTAAAGGTTTTGGGCATAATAGGCAGTGCGCGCAAAGGCTGTTATTACTTTAAACTCCGTAGCAGTTCCAGATACATTACGATATGGATAAGAAAACCATATAGAACCTTGATTCCCATCTGAACCCATGGAAGAAGAATATCCTGAGGCGTTAGAACTCGATGTTGTACTACTGGCTGATATCCAGCCAGTAGTTTTAGTAGTCCATGTTTTTCCTCTTATTGCTTCAGTGTACTGTCCATTATTACTCCATGGCCCATATATCCCAAGGTCAGAATAATATACTCTTGCTCTAAATCGGTATTCTCTTGTTTGAACTACGGAGAAATTTTGTCCATAATAACTTGTACTAGTTCCGGTAACAACTTCAGTTCCAAAGAATGTAGTAGTTCCCAACCAAGATAAAGTACCACGTGATCTATATTGCCATTCCCACTGAATTTTTGCATTACCGTTATTATACGCATTAATATCAGTAAGTATGGCTAAATTGGTATCCCAAGTATATAGATCAATCCTAAACGGTATGGTTGCAATATGAAGTGGATACGTGCTTGTTGCACTAGAAAAAGAACTATAAGTACTAGAAGAGTCTACTGGCGATCCATAGTAAGTTCTTGCACGACAATAGTATGGAGTGTTCGGCGTCAAGCCAGTAAATTGGACTGTTCTAGAAGCAGTTGTATTATCTAGGGGAAGAATACTACTATTAAGTACTTGTACCGGTGCACTTCCGTTTTCTGTCCATATTTCAAATCGAATATATGCTGCAACTCCGTTAGTTGAATAGTTGGAGCTAGAGCTTGATGAAAATGACAGTTTTGTGGAACTGATTGTTCCTGTATTTATTGGTGTTGTTGGAGTTGTTTTTGAATAGGATGCTGTTGAGGCATTGAGTGTTGATACCGCACTAAATCCTATGAAAGTTCCCTCTGCGTCATAGAATGCGATGTAACTAGAAAAGTTATAGGACGTTCCTGGACTTAGATCAGAAAAAGTAAATGTTTGATTTATTGCGCTGGTTGTTGGATCAACTGGGCTACTCTGAAAGTTTCCTGGGTTACTTGTTCTATACGCATAAACTTCTTTGTTATCAGAACCTGATGCTATGACTCTAACAGTAACAGAAGTCGGAGTTGCACTTACAAAGCTAAACGCTGGAGGAGTGTTATTTGTTATTCTTGAATAAAAAGTTGACCAATCATTTGGTCCCGCACCAGTTTTAATCTCTCCTTTATTAACACTTGCCCAATCATTAGCTCCAGCTCCTGTTTTAATTTGTAGATTAGTTACAGTTGTCCAATCGTTGGCTCCAGGTCCTGTTTTAATTTGTATAGTCATAATAAAGTCCTAAGAAAGATATATATCTCCAATAGCGCCATCAGTTGGCCTTCCGTTATTAGCCTGACCAGGCATACTATACTTGATATTTCTTAGAATCATAGTATTTAAAGCTCCGCCATTAGTTGTCACGCCAGTGGTAAAGCCACTGATAGTTGGTGTAACAACTCCACCACTAAACCAAGCTATTCCACTTGGAGACATAAGTGCCAAATTTCCTCCACTTTGCACAAAAATACTACCAGGAAAAGCTGCTAGTGAATCTGTTCCTGTTCCTATGCTCCAGCCACCTATTGATCCAGATGATGCAGATATTACTCCAGTAAAAGATGCTACCCCATCTGAACCTATTGAAACAGTATTCGTTCCTGCGGCATTAAATGCTTTTATTCCTGTTGAATTTATTTGCAGTCTTGCTCCACTCGATCCAGTTTGAACATTTACAGTACCTAGATTGATTGTTCCAGTAGTAATAACTCCACCACTAATCGAGGTTACGTTAGAGTTTACTTGTGCCCCAGTAATTAAACTTGTTGCTGCAGTACCGCCAATAGTTAGAGTATTTCCATTCCAACTCAATTGATCTTTTAAGGAAAATTGACCAGCGTTGTCAACATAGAATGCTGTGTTCGCATTATTAAAAGTTCCTGTTCCAAAGTATATCTTTGTAGGGGCTATAGTTAGTCCTGCAATTGTTCCACCAGTAATCGGATCTCCGTTATCAAATGTCCCAGGAGTTGTTCCATCTGCAAACTGCAAGGTTCCTCTTATAGATAGAGCTGTACCATTCCATGAAACAAAATTAGTCGCATTTCCAGTTCTGAACTGTCCGTTGGTGTACCAATAGTTGAATCCTCCAGAGCCCAGTGTCATTCCACCTGCACCAGCATTTATGGAGTCATTAATATTTAACAGGTTTCCGCCTGAACCCACACTGATACTATCTGCAGCTAAGTTTGCTTGGACCTGAACATCAGATCCAATTGTTATACTGTCATTGTCATACGTAATACCATCTGGTCCACCTAAACTAAAACTACCATCTCCTTTAATCTGCCACCCTTGTAATCCAAAAGTGTCACTATAAGTAGTGGACTGGATAATTGAATTTGCTCCAAGAAGATTAATGGTATGTGATCCAATTGTTCCAGCAGTTAATTTTGAAACGGTTAAAGATCCAATATATTGGTTATCAATTAAAGGAGTGTGTGGATCAGTTTGAACTAATGAAGTCCATGGTCCTACATTCCCGGTTGTGTCGATAGTTCTTGCTCTACCCCAAAAAGGCAAAAGCCCCTCATCTGGATCATATTCTTCCTCTAATTGAAGATTACTTACTCTGACAGTGAAAACATTGGCGTCAGCGAAGCCAGTTAATGGACCAGTTTCATCAGACATATCAGAATTTTGATATAATTCATATTCATATCTACTTATATCTAAGTCTTGGCTATAATCAAAAACAAACATAACATTTTCTAAGCCAGCAAAAAGTTGAAGACTAGTTAATGCAGAAGGTGTTGTTGTGTCGGTTGGAACTTGAAATCTAATGGTATCGGAATAATCAGAAAGAACATTTAAATCAGAGTTTTTAGCCCTGACGGTAAGAACATATTCTTTTCCAGGCTTTAAATTTTCTATTTTCTTTTTTATAATAGCCATGTTATCTGATTCCACCTATAGATACAAAAACTGCTTGATCACTAATTTCTTCTTTGCCAATAGTTAAGTATAAATTATAACTAAAAGAATAAGAAGATATTTTAACGTTATTCCCAGAGGATATAATATTTTTATCGGCAATTGTTTGAAGTTCTAAATTATAATCTCGATAATTTAAATCATTATTTTCATATAAAAGAACATTTTGTTGCGACGCTGAATTATAACAATCTACAGTTGTCCAGTCAAGCTCTAATTCCATATTGGGAAATTGTGTATTTTGTAAACCGGTTAATTTAAATTTAAATTTACCGTAATCTGGTCCTTTATTTCCATATATCTGAATACTTGGTCCCGTAAAAGTAAAGTACAATTTTGCGCCTGGATTTGAGGCAAGCCCGTTATCCCAATCGAGGTTTGAATTTATGAATGAAAAGTTATAGGATGATTCCGAGCCAGCGACTACATCATAATCAGTTACATCTACTTGAGAGAATGCTGAATTAAATTCAGCTTGTTCTGCTGAAGTAACTTGGTAATCTTCAGAGTTAAATAATTTAATGTATCGTAAGTTTCCAGTTTTGTAATATATACTATATTGACTTATTGTTTCTATATCTGCGGCATGATCTTCTGCAGCTTGAAAATACAACGTATTATTATTAATGATATTATTTACTGGAGTAAATTCAGAGTCTGACCCAATAGTTTCATAAACTACTAGATATGAAGAATGGTCGTTTAAAAGATCTAAAGAACTATTATAATATTTTTCTATTTCCAGATCAGTTACATCTATGAATAGCCATGTATCTTTTAATATTTTATCATTAGGCGTGAACTTGTTAATAGTTCTTTTGACGAGCGGATAAGAATAAGCTGTGGATTCTCCTTGTTTAAAATATTTAAACCATGTCATATTAAATTACTTCCGTATATAAAATTTCATATTCATGAGTATTCAATGTAATGTCATCTACTTCAATAGAAATAATTGTATCAAATACTGGAATTCCGCCAGGAATTATATCAGACACAAATCCATCAACTGTTACAGATAAAGGCTTGATGGCATATATTGCGTCAGTTGTATTTTGAATTCTAATATTATCATAATCGATATCTGTAGACTTAATTCGATGAGAACCATCTGATCCCGTGTGCGCGTGCTCACTTAGGTCAACTCCATCTATAGTAATTCCTTCTTCTACGAATATATCTCCAGTAATATTTCCTTTATCTTTTAATAAATACTGAGGATGATCATTATCTAATAATCCATCAAGTCGCGAATGACTAGATAGGAATGTATTATTTCTATTGGTATTAGTATAAATATTTCTAAATAATGCAGAATAAATATCATTTTCTACTGTTTTTAAAACTTGTCTTTTTTGGACAGATTTGTTTCCTAATTGAGAAATATAGTTTGCGTACTTTCTTTTTTCGTGAATTAAAGACATCATGGAATCTACGCGTGCAGACATCATTTCAAATCTCTGCATACAGTCCGCATGGATAGAGGCAAAGTTTCCTTTTATCAGATTTGTAGCGACTACTAACTCTCCGGATAACATTGGATTATCTTTAGAAAATCTGGTTGTTAAAAAATCAAATTCTAACGGATTGGATATATCCTTAGATATTCTTAATGACGGACTAATAAATCTATTATAAAATATTTCACAATTATCTACTAAATCTCTTTTTAGTGAGGCTATTTGATCATTAATTTCAGCGTCGACTGCGTTTAATCTAATCGCAAAAAAAGCTTGGAATTGAGCGGCTTGTTTTTTAGATATCTTATCCAGTTCGGCATCGGGTATTTCTGCTGGCTTTGAAACGATTGTTTTTGCAATCCGTTGCGAATAGTGTACTGCGATTTTCCCCCATGTGTCATATTGTAACGCGATTTGCTGCTGTGTTGGATTTTCATATTCATCCCCAAAATCAAGTAGTAGTGAATTTTTAATATAACTAATTTCATTTAAAAATAAGTTTAATAATTTTCTTAATTGATAAAAATATGAGAATGTTGCTTGAGTTACGGCTTGATCATATTCATTAACTAATCTTCTTCCTGCTGTAGATGCGTGTCTTTCGGCAAATAAATATTCGTCGAAACATATATATCCTGGTGGATTATCTTTTGTTGCTGTGTCTGGGTTATTAATAATCGGCATGATGCTCATCTGGTCATCTTCTATGAATTCAGTTGTGCGAAAAACAGTTTCTTCTTTTTTATCTGGGATATCCATTAGGGGCGATGCTTCGTTCCAAATTCTAAAGTGGGATTCTTCAAGATCTGGATCAAGATATGGATTAATATATATTTTTCTTAATAAATTATTTTCTATATTATTTTTAGTGCCGACTAACATATTTTCAGAATTTAATATCTGCTGCTTAACAGAACTTAACGGAATAAAATAATCAGTTCTAAAGTTATAGTCTGAAGCGTTCGGAAGAATTGCTGCTAAACCTGGTGGCCTTTCATTTGTAGCAGTTTTGTCTCTGTAAAAAGTGTCGCCAAATTTATAATCTGCATATATTTCTTTGGAGTCAGTTGAGTAATTTTGGATATTGTTTATAGACATAATAATCCTTAAAACATCTTTCTAGAGATTCGACTACTGGAATTCTTCTTGCGACTCATCCCAGTGGATAAAGCTTGAACTCTTCCAGTAATAAAACTACTGGGATTCTTCTCTTCTTCATCATCTTTAGTACCAGGTTTAGTCATAAAAAACTCATTGGAAAATGATTGAGTCTTGTCTGCATAATTGGTTCTAGCAAATTCCCCATAGTTTTGGGTGACAGCCAACAGCGACAGCATTAGGGCGTCATGGGCGTGGTCTACAGCTGATCCACCAGCTTCAAAGACTGGTCTACCACTACTGGTCATTCTAACAACTACATATGAAATTAATTGAAGATACATTTCTTCATCATCTTCTGAAAATAGTATATCTTCGCGCTCTAAATACTGACGAAGATTATCGACCATATAAGGTTTCATTTCTTTCTTAATCATTAATTTAGTATAAGGATCTCGAACTTCTATGGACTCCCCAAATCCAATGCCCTTAACTCTTTCTTTCATTTTTGAAGATGGATTTTCGACGCCGTATTTTCTTAATAGTTCTACTTGGACTTCTCCATATCCACGGTCAACATATATATGTTTGGGATTAAAAATTTGATTAAGTTCGATGATTCTATCTACCGCGCGCGTGAGCGTGTATTCAGACTTACTAATTTCTTCTCGATAGTACAGTCTTACTTTACCCCTAAATCTTGGGTCCTCATAGTTGTCAGCGCAGACCTCTAAAACGACTATATTAGTACCTGCTCCATACTTATCCCAGTCAACACCAATTACATGGAATGATCGAGCAGACATAATCTCAGCATGATACTTCCATGGTGGAGATACGAATGCCCTGTCTATAAACTTTCTTGGATATACTCCTTCTGAGTCTTCTCCCCAGTCAGCTTCTATTTCATGTCGATATCCACTAGAAGAATATTGTTCTCTAAATTCTTCTTCTTGTTCTTTACTGAAAAATGGATTACAGTATGATGGAAACCAGAACTCTTTAAATCTTGCACTATTGCACCATTCCCAAAATCTTTCTCTACGACCAGTTGGAGTAGATGCACCGATCATTACTTTGTCTGGTTGGTCTTCTGCGGTTTTCTGAAGCATAGCATATAGTGCATCGAGGTCGTCCGCATGCATATAGTCCATTTCGTCAAGGACAATTAAGTGTGCTTCCTGACCACGAGCAACATCACTCTTTCCGCCTGACTTCATACCAGAAGTGAAGAATCTAATAGTTGATCCATTAGAAAACTGAATCATAAACTGCGGGCTAGTAACTTTTCTGGTAATAGAATTAGTTACTACTTCATTTTTTGCTGATATTCTTAATATTTCTTGATAGATAAGTTCTACCTGAGTTTTCATTGGCGCGATAACCAATGATCTTCCATCTTTGTGGGTATAACTATAATGCAATAGTTGTATTGCGAGACTGAATGTTTTACCCAGACGACGACCAGCTCTAAGAACTTTTCTTAAAGATGGATCTCGCAAAATGAGAATTTGGTATACTCTCAGATCTGCTTGCAAAAATTGTTTCGCCCAAACAACCGCATCTTTTGCGACGTGCAATTGCCTTTGATGTTCTGAACTAATTCCCGCAGATAATAATTCTTTATCTAATTCGAATGGTTCATCTATAAGAAGTGATAATTCTTGATTATTTAATTGCCTATTCAATACAGGCGTTCCATCATTCCATGACAAATGATTTAGCTTATTTTCAAAGACCCATTCAATTCTATTAATTTGTTTTATTAATTCAGGATCTTGTGCTTTGATTATTTCAAGAAGATCTTCTCTTGAAAGAGCTTCTAAAGATTCTCTAAATTGTTTTGTCTTACTTGATACAGTCATAAATCATCCATAGTGGGCAGCCATCATTGCGCCCTCTGATCCTAGCATACTTCTTGCATTTAATCTAGAGTTTTGAATAGCCATAACTCCTCGTGATCTTGAAGTTGCTGCTGCTTCTGTATCCTTATACCCCATTCCAAATGATGGTTTATAAATATCTCCTTGTAAAGATTTTCCAGCGTCTTTAGCTAAGTTAATTCCGCTCTTGACAACTTCTCCTGCCATCTTACCCAAGTCATAGACTAAGGCTGCTGTAGCTATAACATTCAATCCGGGTATAGCCATTGCTGCTGCTCTAGCTCCAAGTACCTTTGCACCAGATTTTGTACCTAGTGCTTCCATGACTCCTTTACTGCCAAGTGTTTTAAAAGCGCCTTGTTCTAGAACATGATGTGCTGCCTCTAAGCCAACTTTGCCCGCAATTTGCTTTTGCCCTAAAGATTCTGCCATTTGGGCAACTGCTTTTTCTGCGCCACTCAAAGCTTTTCCTTCTAGTCCACCTTTACGAGCATACCCCTGAGCTCCTCTGAAATAACCAGCTGCATATCTAGTTGCCTCGCCAGACATGGATGATGCTATTAAGTTACCTCTAGACCCACTTTTCAGACCGTCGTCTAGAATGCTTATATTTTGTCCGAATTGAACATTAACATCTCTAAATTGATTAGAGAAAGGCACCATCATTCCTGCGCCTTTTCTTGCAGCTCTACCAGCTGGGCCTGCTCCTTTTCCATAATACATTTTGGGGCCTGCCTTACTGGTACCAGCAAAAGATTTGCCTTTTCTGACATGAAGTCTTCCAGTTTTAACATTTGGTTCCAACATAGCTCCGCCACCTGGCAAAAATTGACCACCAGTATACGTTCTTCCATTCATAACAACTCTTTGACCAGCTGGTACTCGAAGTTGCGTAGTCAGATCATGTCTAAGAACTCCTGGAAGTGTTTTTTCAGCCATCAATCCTGGATTATTCATTGCAGCTAAACTACGTATATTCCTATCTAATATATCTAATTTTTTTCGTGCCCTGGCTGCACGTCCTCCTGATCCAGCAGCTCTTCTTTCCAATAGGTCTGCTTTTCTACCTGCACTTACAAAAGAAAGTAAACCTGGACCAAATGCTGATTCTCCAGCGGCGGCAGTTGATCCTGAGCTTTGAGCAAATTTTCTACCCATTTTAGTATTACCTAAGAAACCTGATGCGCCAAATGGAGAATACATTCCACCTTGGCCCATCGTACTTATTGAATGAAGACGGCCCATAGCTCTTGGTCTTGCAGTCAAGGTGTTAACTCTAGCTCCACGGAAGAATCCAGCTTTTTGAGTTGGGTTTGCCCCCAGTAGGCCTCCTACTGCGCCAGTAGAGGCAGATTGTGTAGCAAGTCTTTCTGCTCGCCTTCCAAGGATCCCACGACCACCTGCTATCCTTCCTCCACCAACAAAATTAGCTTTATTTCTTGCCGAAAGAACTCCATCTTGATCCATGACCCTGAATTTATTGGCCATGCGTGACCCTTTTGCGTGTTTGTAGTCCATATAACCACCACGCATTATGGTGTTAGATCCTCTTGCAGAGCTAAATCCTATGGAAGTTGCTATACCTGGTAGATTTTCTGTCATACGCATTGCTAAAGGTGCCTGGACACCAGCTGTATCCATGGCTTCTTGCATTACTTGTTCTCTCATAACTGCCATTATTAATAGCCCTTTCTGGAGTTATGCATTCCTAGAACTATATTACCTGACGCACCCGTGTCATTCATTATTTGCTGTGTACCTCTACCAGAGTAAGGTGAACTGGCAAAGAACTCTGCGTTGTCGTTCATATAAGATTTAGTTGAAATTCCAGCTGCGGTTATAGGTGCAGCGCCACCGATAGTAGCTCCCATCCCTGCGCCCATAACTCCACCTACTATTCCCTTAGCAACTTTTCCAAATGTACTACCGCCAGATTTCGCTCCTAATAAAGCCCCTCCTATGCCTCCTGTTACTCCTCCAAGTCCAACTCCAGCAACCGTTTGCCCACCTATACCGTCAGCACTGAGTGTACCCATTCCTCCGCCAACTACGGCTCCTATTAGAGCTCCCGCTACTCCGCTTTTAATTCCTTTTCTTGCGCCCAACATTCCTCCTGCAGCAGCCCCGAGCGTTCCGCCCATAATGGCCCCTCCGGCTGCTGCTCCTGGTGCGCCAGGTAAAATTGAATTAGTTTTAGTAAAGTCTTTAGGGCTAGTCATTTGGATAGCTGTTCCTAAAGGACCGCCTATTCCGGCACCAACTAATGACCTGGCAGAAAATTTACTTCCCATAAAGTATCTGTCTGCATTTTCATCTCCAAGACCAACTTCCAATGCAGCATCTCTTGCTGCTGGGCCAACTTTACTTGCAAGACCAGCAGTTCCTGCAATAGCTCCAATTGCCATCAAGGATCCTCTATTCGTACCAAGACGAGACAAACTTCTCCCAGCTGCTCCTCCTGCTCCTCCTGCTACTCTCCCTAATGAGCTTAAAATTGACATTTAGCTATCCTCCAAAAAGATGATTATATTTATTTGGGCCCATTTGAGTATGCCCAATTTTTGCTCGATCTAGATTTCCAACAACTCCAGCAGTGACTAATGGATCTTTTCTAACAGAAGAGACTTGGCTGAATACTCTACTTGAAACCCTCATGTCATCAGTGGTTATATTTCTTTCAGTAGGCTGTTGTTGTAAGGTTTCTTCATAAAGCTGTTTTTCTCTACCCTTTTTATAAGCATAGTAACCAGTAGCTGCTATTCCTAAACCTAATGCTCCGTATCCCATTTTAACTTTATGAGATGCATAGAATTCTGCTACTTTATTAACCTCAAGGCCAGATTTACCACGACGAATATTTTTTCCAATTGTTGTAGCACTAGACGGATCTGCTTCTATCATCTCTGTAAGTTGATTAGCATTATGTACTGACTTAGATATCTTTCTTCCATTGCCAAGATCTACAAGTTCTTCAGCTTCTTTCACCTGACCTGATAATCCAGCAGCTTCTGCTGCTTCGCGATCAAAGTATTGACCAACAACAAAATTGTCTGCCGTATGACCCGTCCGCTGCTCTGAAGCTGTTCTAACATTTAGAAACACATCATTGTCAGTTGGAATACCTAATTGTCGGATATTAGATATAATTTCTGCGGAAGCCGTTTCGTCTGCATGAGCTACGACAATTCCTCTATCTCTAATAGATCTATTCAAATTTTCAACTTGTACCTCATCAATTTGTGGCAATCCGGTTGGTCCCATCGGCCCAACTTTTGCTGCAGCTTGCACATCACTAACTGCGGATAGTACTGAAGCATCTACCTTAGCTTCATCCCCTCCCATTAATGATATTACCCTATCCCTATCCTGCATAATCTCTAATATATTTCTAGCAAGTTGTTTTGATTCTGATTCCTTCTTCATTTGTTTTTCAACTAGCCAAACTGCGTTAACTTGGTCTGCGCCTCCAGCTTTAGCATTTTTGAAAATGGATATTCCTACATTTTTTATTGTATCGTCAGGATTTATCATTCTTAGGGCTTCGCGTGCTATTTCTGGAGGAAGACGTACTTTGTTAACTGTGTCTGTTGCTATTGCATTAATAACTTTTGTATCTCTTTGTGATTTAAAGAAGGTCATTCCGAGTTCAGATATAAGATTAGGTTTAGCTGAATGTGATATATCTTCTGCTAAATAGCCGACTGCAGGTCCAGCCCTATTCGCCGCATGCGCCGTGCTACTCGTGGCGCTAGACATAATTGTAGAATAGACTCTGTCATTCATGTCCATTACGCCTGCGTAAGGATCCCCAATGTCAGAAAACGCTTTAGCTATCTGTTCAGCTTTTCCAAGATCATAATTATTTAATCCTTGTTGGAAAACTGACTGAGCTGGAGCTCTGCCTCGAGCAACTCTCATTTGATCACTCTGAGATAAACCACTTCCCAATTCCCTATATGTAGTTCCCAAGGTATCTGTAACATCTTGTATTGTAGCGGAATTTCTACCAGCAACACTAGCAGCTTGCCTTGCACCATGTGTCGGTAGTACTGCTGTAGATATCCGTGCTAATTCATCTATCTTCGAAGCACGTCCGTAGGAAATTCCAGTGTCGAGAATGGATTCTAGAGCCCTATTCCTAGGACCAGTTAGACTGCCTACAGTAATATTAGGAAGATTCCTAGATCCTCCTAAAGCAAAATCTGTATCATTTCTAGCATCATCAAGTATCTTAGTAATTATTTTTTCAGATTCTGTTTGATCAAGAAGTTCTTTTTTACCATGTGATGTTGCAAAATAGAATCCTTCAACTGAATTACTTGTTGCCTTGTGATATGCCAATGTTCCTTGTTTGGTTTGATTGCCGACAAGACCTAATCCAGACATTTGATTTATCTGTTCTCTAGATAATGATAAAGATACTTCTTGCAAACCTTTTGGCGTATCTCTCACATGTTTGAAAACTGTTTCAGACATGTGTTGCACGTTAGCAATATTTGTCGTTGCATTAACTGCACTAGACTGAGCTATTTTTGATCTAGCAAAATTACCAAAGTCAGTTTTCCCCAATGCTTCATCAGCTATTTCCTGTGCAGTCTTACCTATAGATTGTTGATCAGCTATAGGTCGTATTTTTAATCTACCTGACTGCACATAATTACCTATGTACGTCTGAAGGTGTACGTCAGTTTCAGCTACGTGTGAACCTTTTTGGATTAAACCAAATAATTCTTCTGCCTGTCCATCTTTTTCTATTAACTCAAAAAGGTTAGTATTGAGAGCTAAGTTTGTGACTGATCCGTATGATGCGCTACCGCCAATGTGTACTTTACTTAGCGTTTCTTGCGCAAAGAGATTTTTAACATAGGCATTAGATCGTGCCTCCCCGTCCAAATAGCTTCCAAGATTAGTGGCTTGTTCAGCCTGATTCTTAATATATGCCCTAGTAGATTCAAGGGTATCCACAAAATACTCCTTATCATCCATGGCCCTTTGGGTGAATTGATCTATTGCTCTTTGTGCCCCTAAATGAGATCCAAAACCATCTTGCTTCATCGCAGTGCTTATCATGTGATCTATGTCGAAGTTAAGGTTGTGACCAGCAACTCTGTCTGCCTCAAGAAGCTTATTGAAAAACCTTTCTACTTCATCTAGATATGTAGAGCCACCTTCGCCCATTTGCTTTGAAGTGGTACCAACTTCAACATTTGCTAGATGTTCGGTCAGGGATGTTACTGCCTGATTTTGAGTCTTCGTATCAAATGTAGTTACATTTACTCCAGATAATTTATTAGATTGAAAAGAAACGTTAAAATCTTCAAGAGTTGTAGGCTTGCTTATTTGCCCAGTGTCGTCCAATATCGACTCAGCGATAGTCATAGATCTTGTATCAGAAAATATGTCTACTCCTGTTGTTTCAATATCTATAGTAGCTATTTTTAAAGTTTGACCTTGAGTCGGCGTTTGCCCAAATATTTTTTCAGGGCTACGTCCTTTTGATGAATGAAAAAGGTTCGATAATGAACGATGTGACATTTGTTCACCGCTGCCAATATTTAGTGAATCCAATCCCCTTTTATTAGGATCAAAGTTAACCGACATTCTGTTTAATAATATTTGAGCTGGATGGACAATACCTTGTTCGTTGTCAACTGAAAATTGAAATAAGTCTTTGTATAAGTTTGCATTTGGCATATCATATGCTGGTAAGCCTACCTCTTTAATGAGATCACCCATTCTCATGACATCATTCATATATGATTTATATAGTTTATCTCTAGTTTCTCTATTTAAAACTGATAAATCTGTTTTACCTTGCCTTTTCATCAATTCAACATTTACTGTTGAACCCTTAGCGTGATTCAATTTATTACTTATTGCCGCTTCGTAATCTTTTTGGAATCTTCCATATCTTTCTAAGAACTCATCTTCTGTCCCAAATACTTTATTCATCTGGCTTTCAGTAATTGGTGCTTGTTGAAAAAAGGAATCTTGAGTTATTTTTTGACCCACTCTAGCTTTGGGATCTAGATTATCCATAAGAGCTTTTACTAGATTAGACCTAGCCAGAGCGCTGTCTCTTATCCTAGCCATTTTTAAATCTCTTCCTTATCTTCTTCTACTATGATGTAGTCATCTTTATCGTAAGTGCCAAGCTTCTTCTTAATAAGCTTTTCTCTTTCGATTTCAATATGCTGAACTTTATGAATAATGTCTGAAATTGCTTGAGCTGTATCAAGTTGAGTCTGCCCAATCTTTGCTTTAGCTTCTCTCGTTGCTAATAGTTGATTGCGTAAATCTTTTCTGCGCTTGTGTAAACGATCTTCTAGTTCTACGGCTAAGTGAAGTTCTTTCTTAATGATTGGTTGACCCTGATGGTCAATGCCAATAATGTTTTCTTGAATGAAATGTTCTTTTGCAAGTAATTTAGTTTTACGAATGTACTGCACTTCTTGATCTACTAGGTCTCTTATCATGGATACTTCAACTAAGTTATCAGATTGCACATCCAGTTGTTCCATATACTCCGCTGTGAACTGTGCAACTATTGACATTTCAATAGGACATGGATTACCTTTTGGCGCAAGATTTTCTTTGAGTAACGGACATGTATCTGCGAATGTACACTTCGTTGCTTCGCAGTTCATAGGAATAGAAGAGAACATTGAAGTCCTAGTTTTTTGTGGGCGAACTAATTCAACCGCTCTTTCTTTCTCATCATCAGTCCATGTTTCAGGGAAGAAAAGATCTGGGCGTAAAGACTCGAACTGTTTCATGAAATCAGTTTTATTTGCTTTTTCTATATTAGACATTTAAATCAATCCATTCGGTACTATAGGAACTATCTGAATAGAACCTTTGTATGGTAGCACTTTTGCAATACGAACAATAATCATCACGAACTAAACAGTCACTTTTGAAATCATAATATTCACTAACTGTTTCAGTTTTCTTGTCACATCTAGGACAATTCATCCAAGGCTTTCATTAAACCTTTTTGCAGTTTTCCTGCGAGGTCTGCGTTCTGTGCCGCGTTAAAGAAAATTCCAATTTCTCTAATTTCATCAGAGTTTAAATATGAAGATAATTTATATCTTGCACCCTTGCATACTTCACAATAAGTTTCCTGAACTTCATTGTAGCAGATACATTTTTCTATGATGTCAAAGAATTCTAAAGCCTGAGCTATTTCAAACCATTTGTTTTTAAACAACTTTTTAGTTTGCTCTTTATAAGCTCTAAGTTTATGGGGATCATTTGATAGAAGTGTTCCCATATCAAGAGAATGCTTCATAAGGTCATTGATACCTTTATATAAAAAATTAGCTAACTGAAAATCACCATTAACATCTGTAAACTTTTTCCAATCATTCATGACATACTACATCTTTCTTATTAATTAAACGTATCTTCCAGATCCTTTAGCTGTTGGTTGAGGGTTTATAGGTTCAGGCTTTCTTCTTGAGGCCATACCAACTCCGCCAACTGCACCTCCGCCGAGTAATAGTCTTTGTCCTTGTTGAGATTGCCTCATTCTGATCATTTGGTTATGATCAAACCCTTTTGCAGCACCTGTTGCTTGCAATTTTTGTGCATTTTTCGCACCAGATCCGAGATATTTTACAGCTCTTTCAGAATCCATTCTTAGAGCTTTTCCTATAAGGTTCTTATAGTTCATTATGCGAATCTCCCTACGCCTCTACCTGTTTGCGTTGGTCCACGATAGGCTGTTCTAGACTGATTTGAATTGGGTCTGGCTGCGGTCATTGATCCAGCACCGAGAACTCCCATTCCTATTAAAGTTGGTTTTCTACCAACACGAACGGCAGTGGATTCTGCGGTTCTTTGGAGAGCCAAGCGTTTAGCAGTAGAACCAGCTCCTCTCATCCCAACTGGCAGAGCCGTGTGTGCTGCTACTGCCTGCGCTGCTTTTCTGCCTTCGGGCATCATTTTCCCTACTGTCCCATAGAGTGCCTTCATTGCTGACTTCATAATTATCTCCCGTACATTCCAGTAGGTCTACCACCTGCAAATTTATCTACGCCACGACCTCTTCGACCACTCAAGCCATATCCACCAACGCTAACAGCACCTAGGCCAATAGCTGCTGACTTTCCAGGATTCTTCACTATCCGTTGTGCCGTTTTACTGTTCTTAGCAAAACCTCTGACAGCGGATGAAGTACCAGTAGCTGCTCTTGAGACATTTGCAGATGTAGCTCTCCCCTTCATCGCGTTAACCCCTTGTTTCACAAGTCCTGTAGCTCTTTGTAACATTGTCAGTTTCTCCTATTAAGATAATTGAGATCGTATTCTTTTTATTGGTTTTTGCATGTCAAAAGTAAAACTTTTATTGACATAGTCGATATGGAATATAGTACCTTTAGGTACGTTACTATGCACAATTGTTTTTGCTAAAGGTGTTTCTATGACATCTCTTCTTACTTGAGCAATGCCACGAGCACCTTTAATGGTGTCAATTCCACGTTCAATGAGACCGTCAATAACGTTATCGGTATAAGAAACAGAGATACCTCTTTTGGAAAGTTTATCCGCAATCACAGACATCTCTAGCTCAGCTATCTTTTCACAATCCTGTCGATTCAAGTGATTGAAAACAACTATTTTATCTATTCTATTAATAAATTCTGGTCTGAAATATTTATCTATTGCCTGGTGAGTATTTCTTTCTACAATAGATCGAACGGGTATCTCTGAAGTTTGACGATCAAAAACGATGCTTCTGGCGAAGCCAGTTCCTGTGGAGATTAGATTATCAACTGTTTTTTCATTACCTAAGTTGGTAGTCATGATAATAATTGTATTTCTAAAATCTACTAGTTCACCTTTATTATCTGTAACTATTCCTTCATCAAATATTCTTAAAAAAGTATTCCAAATATCTTGATGCGCTTTTTCGACTTCATCTATTAAAACAACAGAATAAGGATTCTTCTTAACTTGGTTGGTTAGCTGTCCGCCTTCATCATGACCTATGTATCCTGGAGGAGAACCTAATAGTTTTTGGTTTTCATGTTTATGTTGAAACTCTCCGCAGTCCATTCTCACTATCTGAGATCCATTGCCAAACATATAATTATTAAGCATGTTTGCTAGGTGTGTTTTGCCGACTCCTGAAGATCCTGCAAATAAGAATACTCCTAACGGTCTATTTGAATCATGTAAATCTGCTTGTGATCTAAATAAAGCTGAAACTATTTCTTCTATTGCTTGATCTTGTCCTATCACATTTGACTTCAAGAATCCCTCTAAACCTAAAAACTTTTCTTTAGCGATCTTTCTATTCTTAGGAATGATCTCTTTGACTGTTTTTCTTTTAATATTCTTTTGAGCTTCTTGCAAAAACTTCTTTACTTCATTGAGATCGTAATCTTCATCTTCAGGGCTAATTTCTATAGGAGCTGTTGAGTAGGCAATGCTTATCCAGTAATCAATATCTAAACCAGGGTTAAGCATAACACATCCAGCATAGATCGCTTCTAGTGCGCGTTCTGCTGCAGTACGAGACATTGCATTTAAAGATGACGAAACATCTGTATTCAAATTAAAAACTACATACTGTAAAACTTGCTTGCGAAGATCTTTACTCTTTTTATGTTTAACAACGAATGCTTCTACATCTTCTGTCGGAATAATTTTAAATTTTACATTAGCGTGCAACTCGGGTACGAAAATCTGGTATATCTGCATTAGCGACTTCTTTCTTTTATCTTGCACATATAAGTATATAGGATAATATTATTATATATTAACATATAAGAATATATTATTATATGTAAACATATAAGTATATAGTAAAGGGGGGAAGGGGGGAAGGGGGGGTTATGGCTAGCTTATCACATGAGATCAAGTTGCGTCTAGCTTCAATCATTTTTCTTATAATCTTCTATGCTAGGATGTTCTTCTATGCAAGGGCCCGCAAAAGACCAGTACTTCAGCAAATCAATAGGTCTGTTGAATCTTTTATTTAATAAATACAATGCCAACTGGAATTCTTCTTTTTGTTGTTCTTGCGACTTGCTCATTTAATCTCCTTAAGATATAATATATATATCAATTATACCATTATTGAAAGGTTATTACCAGGTGGAATATCCCCAGCATAACGAAACAAATTCTATTCGCAACAAGACACCAAAACCCGTGGACATTAAAGAAGTGAATCGCGCATTAATGGTCTTACGCGAGAACTCAATGTCAATGCTCGATCTAATCGAAAAAGATCTTTACGATTTCTATTCAACTGACATAGAAGTCATCAAGTTTGTTGATAAAGAACTTGTCAAAAAGATTCTTCAGTTCAAGCAAGATATCAAGAACATTGTTGTATACTCTAAGAACCTGCAGATTATGCACGAAGAACAAGGAAGATTATTCTATGACTGATGAATTCGACATGGAGACTGGCGAGATTCTTATTCCCGCAGCTAAAAAAGTTATTGATAAAGAAGAATCAAAAGTATTAGAACTCGCAATCGCACAACTTCAACGTCAATACGGAGCTGGATCAGTCGTTAGACTCGGCTCAACTAATATCAAACCATGGGACTCAATCTCCACTGGGGCACTTACTTTGGATAGTGCACTTGGAATTGGTGGTTTCCCGCGCGGGCGCGTAGTAGAAATCTATGGACCTGAGTCATCAGGTAAGTCTACTCTCGCTCTAGCGACAGTAGCCAAGGCCCAGCAGATGGGCCTCACGTGCGCCTACATCGACGCTGAGCATGCTTTAGACCCAGTCTACATGCAAGCCGTAGGAATCGATCTAGACAACCTGCTACTGGCTCAACCTGATTATGGTGAGCAAGGCTTCGACATTGCTGACAGACTCCTGCGCACAGGGGAAATTGGCGTCATCGTCATTGACTCAGTTGCAGCATTAGTTCCTAAGGCTGAGCTTGATGGCGAAATGGAACAGGCTCACATGGGCTTGCAGGCGCGTATGATGGCTAAGGCTATGCGTAAGCTTACTGGACTCGCTGCCCAGCACAACACTCTTATTATATTTATTAACCAGCTCCGCAACAAAATTGGAATTATGTTCGGTAACCCAGAGACTACTCCTGGTGGAATGTCACTGAAGTTCTATGCTTCAGTCCGAATTGACGTCCGCAAGAAAGAAGATCTCAAGGACAAAGCCGGAAATCCAATTGGCGTCAAAGTCAAAGCTAAGGTTATCAAGAATAAGATGGCACCCCCAATGAAAATCGTAGAGTTTGATATCATCTATGCTCAGGGTATTGACGAGTACGGATGTATCTTCGACATCGGAATCGACAAGGGGATATTCACCCAAAAGGGCGCATGGGTCTATTACAACGGTGAGAACTTCGCCCAAGGCAGAGATAACGCTATTGAGAAGTTGAAGTCTTCTCCTGAGATTGTAAGTGTGATTAAAGGCTAATGAGTCTTAATCCAGTATCTTGCGAGGATTGCAGTTTCCCTCCAAACTTTATTGTTCTTGAATTAAAAGACAAAGAAGACATCCCGTACTACTCCATCAAATGCCGTGACTGTGGCGACAGCTGGTATGAACCGAGTGAAAATTTTTTTGAAAATACAGAGACCCCCATTAGCGACGGAAATTTTTTTGAGAACGATGACAAATAGCCTACGCCTCTATCTTGAATTCTCGCGTTTGTTCGCTGAATTAAAGTAACCAGTACTATTACAGTATCTATATCCTTATAGAAGGAATGCTGTGTTATGGAATTTATACGTAGAATACTCAAGTTCTTTTCAGGTTCAGACATGAAGCGAAATGGCGACATGATTAACTTCACCTATGACCTGGAAGATGACAACACTCAACGTGTCGTATCTATTCATGCCGATGCCAATGGGTTTATGATCTTTACCATCTTCTCTGTAGAGGAATGGCAAATGATCGAAAGTATTAGTGAATTATCAGATCGTAATGTTGAAGACATCGTACGTGAAATCTCAGAAGACGAAAGCCTGACAACAATCACCATCGATCCCACGGAGTTTGAATAGATTTCGCCCGGAACAAATAAGATATATACAAAAGAGGTGCTACCCCCTAAAGGGTAACACCTCTTTTTGTTTTTATCACAGGGTGATATTAGTAATCGTAACCGGATTCGTAGCCTAGCTCTTCCCACACTTGGTTTCCATATGAGGAACCATAGTCATTTGCAGACATAGCGAAGGATGTATTAGCCATGCCTCCGAAGGGGTTTACCCATTGGAAACAGTCAGGGCATCTTGTGTTGGCTCCTGAGAGGTCTTCATTGACGATATATTCTGTGCCACAGTGTGGGCAGTCCATATATGATTTCATGATTATTCCTTTGTGATTGTAAGCATGGGATGCTGGTTGTGTGAATCATTCCCTACTGGGAACGTCTTGAACTATATCTACTTGGCGGCGTCTTTGTCAACCTATGTTAGAAAATATTCCAAATTTTTTGGGGCGAATCTCTATATGGGAAAAATTATTAGGGAAAAATTTTTGGACTGAAATGGATGACAAGTGTTGCGGGCTTTTCTAATCTCGAGGGTCATTTGTTTCTAAACTCGAGGATGTATAAACATGTATAAACTTATTAAGGTAAAAACTAGGGAAAATTTATGGGGTGGATATAGTGAGTATATGTGTGTACTTTAATTCTTTAACGTGCCCACCCCCCCATGGGGTCATATGCTCTAGTAATAAACGACAATAAGCGGTCGTCCATACCCCTACGTATGGTGCAGGGACTCAGCATAAAAGGACAGCTTCGGTGAACCCATTACATCGTTAAAGAAATGGTTATCGCCCGACTAGAGGGCATAGAAAGGATATGATCATGAACGATCATGTTTTCAACCTGTTTATCAGGGTTATCAATGCAGCAAGTAATGGCAATTACGTCTACGGCAATGGAGCTAACTGGCACATTGTTGAAGGCGGAAAGGATGTCTTCATTGACACCCAATTGGGTACAGTAACAATGTCAAATGTTGACAGTACTGCAGTTAAAGGTACTGACATGCAAGCAGTACGTAACGTCAAGGCATACCTCATGGAGGCAGAAGCCACCATGCAGACTGTTCACCTTGATGGCTATTACAACCGTAAGATGGCAGTAGATGCTATCTTGTGGGCAGACAAGAACAATGACTTGTTATACAGTAATGGTGGACAGTACAGTGTTCGTACAGGTGGTCTTGTGACTATCTGGGACATTGGTACAGCAGGACGCGTCATTGTTACTTACAAGGGTGCACATGCATCATTCAAACATCTGACAGCTAACAGTGGACGCACTGTTAAGTTGTCAGAAGATACGAAGAACTATATCCGTATCTGATTAAAGCAGTACCTAGTAGGGTAGGTACGGAGAAGGTGGTTCCTCAGGATCTTATGATTCTGGGGAACTTCCTTTTTTGAGGATAGGTCATTGTCCTTTAGTAAGGTTCGCCATGGGCCAACGGATTCACTCGCGTTAAAGAGTAGACATGGAAGATGGTTTTACCATTCGTAATAATCACGTTCAATACGTTAAGTTGAACAAAGACATGTTTCTAGGAGGAATCATGTTTGAAGTAATCAAGAAGTACAAGTACGCACTACTCATCTTGTTATTGGTATTCACACCAACAAGTAAGGTAGTGTTCGCGTTGTTCGGATTTCTTTCCGGATTCGTCAACTGGGGTCTTTTGATCCTGGTTGGCCTTGTTGTCTTGGGCATTAAGCTCAATAACAAGTTTGACCTGAGGGCAATGCTCTCAAGTCAGTCAGATGAGGAAGACTCCTTTATCTGATTAAGTAGGATGATGACCCATCCTGCTTAGAAGAAGTTGTTTCCCCTGGGGCATTTGCCTTGGGGGAAACTTCTTTTTTTGAGGATAGGGGAAAGGCCCCTAACTCATTCCTTTGAAAGGGGATTATTATGTCAGATAACATGTTCTTTATGATTGGCAACACCATATTTGTGGTGTGCTGCATAATGGCGATTGCGCCGTTATTCTTCTATAACAAGAAGAAGTAATTTAGAAAAAGTTGTTTCCCTGGGGTCTTCGGATCCTGGGGAAACTTCTTTTTTTGAGGATAGATCAATGGGATCAGTCCAGAAGGGGGTAACCATGAAAATGGGAATCCACAAATTCAAGACAATAAAGGGTAATACCTTTGTTGTCGAAATCGGTCGCAGCATGACTTATGGTCATGTTGAGGCCCCGAATGGAGATTGGGTCGAGTTTTACGGCTCAATATCCATTCCTGAATTGGATGAGCAGGATGGTCAGACCATCATCGTGTTCACCCAGTTTGAATCGCAACGCCTTCGTGGCATTGCGATTCGTCCAGTCATTACCTTAGGGTAGTGACTGGACAAAGGGCAGCGTTTTACCTTGCATACTAGCAAAGACGCATTATAGAAGAAGTTGTTCCCGGGGATTTAGGTCCCTGGGAACTTCTTTTTTTGAGGATAGGCCAACCGCGCCAGTCCAAGGGCATGAGTCACAGCCCTGCCAACACCGGCAAAGTGACAAAGGAGGTCGAGATGAAACTCGATATCCAATGGTGGGCAACCACCAACAATTCCATTGTCGGGTTAATTCCCGTCAGTGGAAAGACTGTTGTGATCCGGGAGGGTCATGACGGTCACTTCACCGGCTACCAGGCCGATGAAGTCACCCTGCAGCACCTAACTCATCAGGACAATATCTTTGCCCTGTATGCAGTTGTGCGCGCGGGGCAAAGGGTTGAAGAGATTCGTCTCCTCAATCCTTTATTCCTCGATCTACTGGGAATTGACCCAGTTGAGATCGTGGACTCTACTACCTTTATCTGAGGTAGTGGGGGAAGAAAGTTGTTCCTCGGGATTTTCGGATTCCGGGGAACTTCTTTTTTTGAGGATAGGCAACAAGCCCGTCCATAATACCTCGGAAAGGAGGTGAAACAATGAAGGCAAAGCCAGCAAGGCGAGTCTACGTCGCAAGGCGTATTCTCGTTGCGTTGATTGTTGTTCTTCTGTTCTTTGTTGCTCGCGGAATCCACCGTGAAGCAACAGAGCCCGCTTACACATGTGATGTGTCTGCGGCGTTCGTAGAGCAGGGGGATTCAATCTGGACTTTGTTAGAAGATCACTGTGAAGGCGATCTGACTTCCGCAAGATACTTTGTTACCGGTATCTACGGAACGAAGGTTGTTCCTGGTCAGTTGATTCTTTTAACAAAGGACTGATCACAATCAACCAAACTGCCACGACACGGGTGGCCAAGAAGTAGTGACTCTTGGGAACAGAAAAATCACTAAAGAGGTTGTTTCCCTGGGATCTTCGGATCCTGGGGAAACTTCCTTTTTTTGGGATAGGCATTCGGCCTCCCTATATCACCCCAGAAAGGAGGTGAAAACATGGGTGTCTCCATCTTCCTCGGAAACGAGGATCGAGCCTCTTGGACGTATGGTCATTTTGACCATGTCCTTCGCGCACTAGGTCTTCCTAGTCCGGAGGAGTCCGATTGGGCTGGATCGATGGACCCAGAACATCTCGTTCAGAATCTCCACAAGATTGTGAATGCAGATGATCGGGAATTCATAGCGGAAATCGCTATCGAGTCCCTGAGGTCTGGATCCTCGATCTCCTGGTCATAACCAGGCGATTGGACACCGCCACTTGTAAGAGAGTGGCCGAGTTGGCGCAACTTGGGAACAGAAGCGCTAAAGAGGTTGTTTCCTCTGGGATTTTCGAATCCTGGAGGAAACTTCCTTTTTTGAGGATAGACCATTGTCCTTACTGGTAGCCAGAATGCAGGCATAAAACCAGTCCGGGTGACGCCGGTTCATCAGTCAACGTAATAATCACGTTCAGTACGTTAAGCTGAACAAAGGCATGTTTCTTGGAGGGATCATGTCACATAGTAAAACAGCAGCAGAGTTTGCTGCAAAGGTCCACGAAAGGTTGGCTCCTGCAAGGGAAGCCTACTATGAGTGGCTCAAAGGGGTGTACCAGTTATGGAATACCCAGTTCTTCAGCAAGAAGTCGGTCACCCAGGATGTCCTGGACCGTTCCGACAAGGGTGGGGATGAAGATCCCTGGATGACATTTCAGAGCACACTCTGTACTGTAATGTCAGAGAAGTACCCGCGATTTGGGCTTCTCATGAATCCCGATGAAAACGGTCAGTCCATTCTGGATGGATTCATCCTGGATTTGGATGAGCCAGGCGACTGGTACATCAAAGCCGAAACAAACCCAGAGACTGGGATCACTTGGGTGGCTTTGTTTGTAGAAGACAAGGACCCATATGACCCGTGGGCAGGACAAATGTGGAATATCCCATTCCACTTCAACGTGAAGTTCACGCAATTTGGGTACCAGGTCCTTGGGGCTTGGTCTAACGGGTATAAGAGTGATGAAGAATGGGAGGTGTGGGGTGAGCCTGAGTTTTCAGGCTACCAGTTTCCCTGAGTTAATTATTATTAGTAGTTAAGTTGTTCCCCGGGGATTGGCAGAAATGCTGGTCCTCGGGGAATCTTCTTTTTTTGACAATAGGCCCCCGAACAACCGAAGGGGTCGGAAAGGTTGTCATGTTGGTAAACTTAACTCCTCACGAGGTAACACTCGTGAATGATCAGGGTGATATTACCCTGGTCATCAAGCCGGAGGGAACTCCTGCTCGGTGCGCAGTGAAGCGAGAGATCGCATTCATTGCGGACGGTATTAGTGTCAATAAGAGTGTGTTCGGAGAGGTCGTTGGCCTTCCGGAGCCCATTGAAGGCACTTGGTATATTGTTAGCCGGATTGTAGCAGAAGCTGCACAACGTTCAGATCTTCTGGTTCCGGATGAAACAGTTCGGAACCAAGAAGGTCAGATTGTTGGTTGTAAGTCATTTGCAACAATCTGAGTTAATTATTAACAATTGAGTTGTTTCCCCTGGGGTCTTTGGGCCCTGGGGGAAACTTCTTTTTTGAGGATAGACCATTGGGGTCAGTCCACAACTCACCAACGAAAGGAGGTGAAATAATGGCTCCCACCTGGGACTCGGTTGGTGTTTGTTCGCTTTGCGGACAGGACATAACTGTAGAAGAGGTGGTGGATCACTGGTACAAGCTCCCTACAGGGGAACTTGGAACAACGGTTCACCGAACCAGGGATGAATCCATGCCGCTCGTTCACGGGCAGTGCATCGATTCTCTCTGAGACCCTCGTCCCACAAACCGCTACTTGAAAGAGAGTAGCCGGGGTGAACACTCCTACCCTGGGAACAGAATGGAGACAACTCGTCCCTACCCTGGGGATCTTCGGATCCCTGGGGTAGAGACCCTACCTTTTTTTTGAGGATAGGCCACCCAGGCCAGTCCAGGAAAGGAAACCATGGCTCTTAACAAAACCATGGTTGCTATCCACATCGCCTTGTTCTTGGCGATGTTCGGTGTAATTACAATGGCTAGCCCAGGCTGGTTCATTGTGTTTATGCTGACTGTCATAACGGGTTATTGCGTTATTGGCGGTTGGATCGCAGCAAAAAGCGAGGACTGACAAACCTCGTTGTCCATGAAACCGCTCCTTACCCTGGGGATCTTAGGATCTCTGGGGTAAGGACCCTACCCTTTTTTTGAGGATAGGCCACTGGGGCCAGTCCACGAAAGGGAAATATGAAAGTCAAGAACAAGTGGTGGGTCTCATACAAGATCCGCCAAGTTGCCAAAGCCCGTGAAAGGGCAATGGTCAACCCAGCCACCGTCAAGCAGCTATGCTTCATCGCATTCCTGCTCGAGTTCACAATCGTCAATGCCGAAGAGGCAAAGACCATTAAGACAATGGTCCACAATGGAGTGGATTTCTACTGGGCCAGCAAGACCATCAAGTACCTGCAACAGAAGCCTTACCGCTTCACATTTGCGGAGTACAAAGTCAAGAATGCCAATTGGGACTACGCTAATAAGCGTTGGTTCTGATAGTAGATAAGTAAAAAAAAAGTAAGGTGCAGATCCTCTCGTTTGGGATCTGTGCCTTCTTTTTTTGGCATAGGCGTTAGGCCTCTAGCTACAGTTAACTAAATCTGTTGGAAAATTAGTAAGAAAGGAAATCATGTCAGTTAATGGACCATGGGATGAAGATCCTATGTGGGTTCCGGATCTTGAAGATTCGGAGCTTGCTAATACATGTTTCAGGTGTCAAGAATTGGAAGCTGAATTGGAATCATGGAAGCTCACCGCTTCTATGTGGATGGCGGAGGCTGAAGCGCAAGCGGAGTCTGACTTGGCACGCTTTGAACTTCAAGAGCAGTACATGCGCCAACAAGAAAAGGAAGCTGAAAGAAAGAGAAGGGAATACGGCAAACCAAGTAACTAAGTAAGTAAGTAAGTAGAAGGATTGTTCCCGGGGATTTCGGTCCTCGGGAACTTCCTTTTTTTGAGGATAGGCCACTGGGGTCAGTCCAAGAAAGGAAATCATGTCAGTTAATAATCAATTCCGGCAAAGGCTGGATGTGATCTCGAAAGTAGAGATTGTATCTGGCTGCTTGGAGATTACTTCAAGCAACGCTGCAATATTACTTGCAGGACCACTGACGTATGGACAATACATTAGTGTGTTTTCGGGTAAGAAGTATTCGTTTGTTGGAACATCGCAAGATGGCGCTATCATCGATGCATTTATGCACGACGGTAGTGCCCGTGACAATGGTGGGTATGGCGGCGACGCTTTTGAACTCACGATGAATGATGGATCTCACCGAGTTTTGGTCGGTCCATGGTCTAGCCGACCATCAGTCCATAGCGTTAACAGTGGAATTTCTTTCACGGAAGTCCGAGTTAACGGTAGGCTGGCTTACTTTTCTCAGGCATTCATTGCGGCAATTGTTCACGAATTCAACATCAATGCAACAATGACCGTACGAGTTGATGAAGACGGTGAGATATATCTTGAGTTAGTAAGTAAATAAGTAAGTAAGTAAAGTAAGACGAGGTAGTCCCTGGGGAGAAATCCCTGGGGACTTTCCTTTTTTTGCCAATAAATCGTTGGCCCTTAAACAGGAGGTAGAAATGTAATGAATACCATTGTTAATACTCAATTGCTTAATTTAGTAATAATAGACCCTTCTCTACCCCCCGCCTAGGAGGATAGCCATGGACCTTAGGTTCCTTTTTTTGACGATAGGCCATTGGCCTTTAGTCACACGTGAGGTTCCACGTCAGGGCCAACAGTTTGTGTGTATCTGTACAAAAACACACAGAAAGGGAGGGAGAGATGCCGTATTTCCATGGCATTGTGGTCCTCGCTGGAAGGTGGCTTCGGCTGCTGACTGGTGCGGCTCACGTCCCGGGTACCAACATCAAAGAAGAGTTTCAGGGAGGACAATACGTCCCAGCGTTCCTGGAGCACTTCTGGGGTGGGAAGTACCGCGTCGAGGTGCGTAAGCTGTTCAGCCGTAAGGTTGGATCAGTGGAAAGCGCACCAGCGGTGACCAATAAGGAGCTGTTCTCTAGCGAAGTAATTCGTTGGAGCAACTCCTCGGACCAGTACATGTTGCGCATTAAGGGCAATGATGGCTGGCTTGCTAGCTTCAAGGAAATCGGTCTTCTGATCGGTAACTCAAAGAAGATGAGCAAGAGGTTAGTGGAGCTCGTGCGCATGTCGTGCATGTGGCTTCATATACCTGAAGAGGAAGCCCTTGAGGTTGACGTCATCGATCACAAAGCGTTGGGCATGCCTGATGAGTTTGTGGACGGTGCGACGTTCATCACCCGTGGTTTGGCCATCAAGTGCGTGAAGTCGAATACTTCGGCAACACGTGCTTGGAGGGCCAAGATGATCTGGGACATTCGCAATGGCAATCTTGTCGTTGTGCAGTTCCGGATGCTCTGTGCACTGGGAGAGATCAAAGGTAATGCTGTGATCACTCCTCGTCGCCAGATGCGAGGCTACGAAGTTCGGACATTTGCTCCGAATATCAAGGCTGAGATCAAGACCACAGGATGGCAATGGGTCACATTGGAGCCGTCTTACGGGACGATTCCGGTGAAGTCGGACGATCTGACACATTCCATTTACTGGGATGTTAAGGGTCTGTATGACCACGACTCACTCCTGGCATGCCTGGAATCCTCTTTGAAGCAATTCAAGGAGGACTTGGTCGCTGGCAAACGCTCTGAGTGGATGGAGAAGCTCGCTGAAAATAGCGGGAATATCCTACACGAGGAGTCAGAGGTAAAGTATGCAAAGGATCGTGGCCTAGTTGGCAGGATTCAGCATGCGGTTGCTCAACTTAGCAAGTTGGGTGTACCTCTACACGCCAGTCAAACCCTGATGTTCCTCTCGGTCAATGGTTTGCGAAAGCAGCTGTTGGGCGACAATCGTCAGGGTGAGGTATGGACAGACAAGTCTCGTCACTGGTTTCCAGTGTCGTGGGCTTATGCTGCCCATGTCTATACCAAGGAAGTCTTGGAAATCGGTGGGTTTAAGATGCCCGCTGGTAACCATGGCTTCTTCCATGAGGCTACCCACAGCTTCGTGGTACCTGGCCAGTTCTTGAAGGATAACTTCGAGAACTGGGGAGGCCCGGACCTAGATGACACAGTTAAGGTGCATGTGCGCCGTGTGTTGGATAGTAAGGGCAAGGTCAAGTTGATGGGAATTGTCATGCGCAATCCGAATGATTTCGGTGAGTATGCGATGATTCCGATTAAGGAGACCGGACCGGTATTCCACGACTATGGTGCTGAGCCCCCGCTGGTGGATCTGCAGGAACTATCTAGTAAGGTTCCGCAGTTTACTAAGCTGAAGAAGCACCTGAACATCGGATCACTTCCGGCGATCACTAATCCACGTAAGCGTGGTGACGTGTTCTCGTTGGAGGATGAGTCGGCTGTTCGGCTTGCATCACAAGCTTTTCCACCAGGAATGGGCGGAACGGTCATCCCAAAGATGATCTGGTACGCTCAGTTCGGGAAGCCCATTGAGGAGTTGGTTGCAACTAACGAAGACATCGTTGATGTTCTTCAGCAGGGGCAAGCTTCTCTGGAGGATGTGCAGTTGATCAAGCAATGGATCGACAACACATTCACCACAATGGGTGAAAGGCTCAACTGGGAAATGGACCGCTTCTGGTTCATGACCCGGATGCCAGCACCATTGGCAGAGGTGTGGGAAACCTCATCCGAGGAAGCATCGCCTTGGGTCACACTCCATAAGGAGCGTGAGAACCTTGTGCGTCAGTACATTAAGGAAATGACGGATTGGCTGAATAGTCAAGTCGTTATGCCTGAAGTGCTGGAGCAGATCAACTGGACTCCAGAAGAGCGTGCAAACGCTTGGAAGAAACTCCAGAAGATTAAAGAGGTTCATCAAGCAGCTCGAAACAGTAGTCTCACCTGGTGCGACTACTTTGTAGAGCTGATGACCAAGAGTGATGAAGAGTTTGGTGAAGAACGTACTGATCGTAAGATCTTATGTTTAGCTCACCAAGCTATCCTCGCGAAGGCTCAAACGCCAGGAGCCAACCATGACCAGTGGTTATTCTCGTTCAACGCTAAGAGCGAAATACAACCGTACATGTTCTATGTACGTGCTTTGAAGCGTGTTCAAGACGGGACTTACAACTGGTAACCAGTCACTAAAGGTGACACCAATGTAGCCTCAGGGGTGGGAGAAATCTCACCTCTGAGGTGAATTAGTAGTTGTATTG